TATCTTCAACCCCAAAAGTAGATTATTTCTTTAAAAGAAATGGTAGAGATATTCCTATTTATAAAATATATAGAATTGCTGGAACTGTTATTGGAAAAAATGATAACCGCTCATCAGTAACACTATTAACAACAACTGGAGTTGTTAATGTTAAATTTACAAAAGAATATTATGCTATGTATAATCGTCAAATTTCTGAATTGGGAGAAGATAATGTTAAGCATGTTATTGAAAAAGGATGGTTTACAAGAGGAACAAAATTATTAGTTGCTGGATATAAAAGAGATGATACATTTGTAGCAAAGACATATAAAAACAATAGTTTTCATCAATTATATCAAATTATAGATATTTATAAAAATGGAGATATAAAATTGATTCATGATAGAGCAAATATGGAAGAGTGTGGAGCATAGCATTGCGATCAATGTATGCTTCCGCTTATCAATTATAATTAATTTATTTATTTTAAATTTTATATATAATTATAAGGTAATAAATCCTTAGAAATATTTTAAATAATTAAGGAGGAAAATATGAATGTTATTAAACGTGATGGTCGCATTGTAGAATTTAATGCAACTAAAATTGAAAAAGCAATTCTTGCCGCATTTCAAGATGTAGATGGGACTATATCAGAATATGCAAGAGAAAAAGCAGCTAATATAGCTAGTTATATTGAAGGATATTATTTGGATGTTGATGAAACACCAAGTATTGAAGAAATTCAAGATTTAGTAGAAAAAGGTTTAATGTCAACAAAACGTAAAGATGTAGCTAAATCATATATTCTTTATAGAGAAGAAAGAAATAAAGTTAGAAATGCTAATAGTAAATTAATTCAATTAGTAAAAGAAAAAATTGAAGCTTCTAATGTGCAAAACCAAAATGCTAATATGGACGAACATTCTTTTGGTGGACGTATGGGAGAAGCCCGCAGTGAAGTAATGAAAGATTATGCTCTTAACTATATTGTTTCAGATATGGCTAGAGAAAATCATTTAAATAATGAAATATATATTCATGATTTAGATAGTTATGCTGTTGGTATGCATAATTGTTTAACTGTGCCTTTTGATAAGTTATTAAAAGAAGGGTTTAATACTAGACAAACAGATGTAAGACCTGCTCGTTCAGTTAATACTGCATTTCAATTAGTAGCAGTGATATTTCAATTACAATCTTTACAACAGTTTGGCGGCGTTAGTGCTAGTCATTTAGATTGGACTATGGTACCATATGTTAGACTTTCTTTTAAAAAGCATTTTAAAGATGGAATGAGATACATCGAGCATAGAGAAGATGAAATCTCAAGCGATGATAATAGAAGTGTTGAAGATGATTTATACAAAGCATTTCCAGAGGTTTATAAATACGCTATGGATATGACTAAAAAAGAATTAATGCAAGCAGTTCAAGGTATGTATCATAATTTGAATACATTACAATCGCGTTCAGGAAATCAATTACCTTTTACATCTATCAATTATGGTACTTGCACATTACCAGAAGGTAGAATGGTAATAAAAGCATTGTTAGAAGGCTCTATTGAAGGAATTGGAAAAGTTAGAAAAACTCCTATATTCCCATGTGGAATATTTCAATGCATGAAAGGAATTAATCGTAAACCAGGAGAACCTAATTATGATTTATTTAAATTAGCACTTAAATCAACAGCACAAAGATTATATCCTAATTATGTAAATGTAGATTGGTCAGTAAATGCGGGGTATGATAAAAACGACCCTAAGACTTATGTTTCAACAATGGGTTGCCGCACTTATAATGGTGCAGATATAAATGCAGATGAAGGGGTTAATCCTCAAACTAAGGATGGTAGAGGTAATATATGTCCTGTTACTATTATTATGCCTACTCTTGCTATGAAAGCAAAAGAAAAAACTGAAAAAGAAGGAAACTATGTATCTATATCAGATGGTATAAGTTCTATGTCTGATAGTGCCTATGAAGAAGAAATTATTAAAAACTTTATGGAAATATTAGATACTAAAATTCACGAGGCAAAAGATATGTTAATTGAACGATATAAATATATCATTAGTCAAAATCCTAACTCTGCAAAATTTATGTATGAGAATAGATTAATGTTGGGATATGATGGAAAAACAGTAGAAAGTGCTATGAAACATGGTACATTAGCCTTAGGACAAATAGGTTTGGCTGAGACTTTACAAATTTTAATTGGAACGGATCAAACAACAGAAAAAGGAATAAAATTGGCTAAACAAATTGAACAACTGTTTAAAGATAAATGTAATAAATTTAAAAAAGAATATAAATTAAATATTGGAGTATATTTTACTCCGGCAGAAAATTTGTCATATACATCTATGAAAAAATTCAAAAAAGCCTATGGAATTATTCCTAATGTAAGTGATAAAAATTATTTTACTAATAGTATACATGTTCCAGTATGAAAAGAAATGAGTCCGTTTGAAAAAATTGATATTGAAAGTCAATTAACTGGATATAGTAATGCTGGATGTATTACTTATATAGAGTTAGATGGTGGAGTTAAAAATAATCTAGAAGCATTAGAAACAATAGTAAACTATGCTATGGATAAAGATATTCCATATTTTGCAATTAATGTTCCAAATGATACTTGTTTAGATTGCGGTTACACTGATGAATTTAATGATAAATGTCCAATGTGCGGAAGCAAACATATACAACAACTTAGACGTGTTACAGGATATTTAACGGGAGATTATAAAACTGCATTTAATAAAGGAAAACAACAAGAGACTGAACAAAGATACAAACATTCTAAAAAATTGGAGAATTGGAATGATTAGGGTTGCAGGTATTAATGGTAATGATTTCGTCAATGGAGAAGGGGTAAGCGTTAGTTTATTCCTTCAAGGTTGTCCTTTTCATTGTCAGGGATGTCATAATCCAGAAACTTGAGATCCTAACGGCGGAAAAATTTGAGATTGCAATGATTTAATAAATCATATTATTGAATTAATTTCCGCAAATGGAATACAAAGAAATTTAAGTATTTTAGGTGGAGAACCTTTTGATACTTATGATAAAAGAAATTTTATTCGTTTATTAATTAAGGTTGTAAAACAAAAATTTCCTGACATAAAAATTTGTATATGAACAGGATACACTTACAAAGAACTAATAGAAATAACTGATATAGGATATATATTACAAAATATAAATTACTTGATTGAAGGTCCTTTTAAAATTGAAGAACGTGACATTACATTAAAATGGCGCGGCAGCCGCAATCAAAATATAATAGATATGAAAGACAACTATAAAAGAATACTATAATTTTTACTTTTATAGTTGATTTTTTTTAAAAATAATTATATAATTATTATATAAAATAAAAATATAATAAAGAAGGGAAAAATAAAATGGATAAAGAGGTAATACATACACATGGATTAGATATTTATTGTTCAACAACAGATATGAATATTATTGATAGTTATAATATTAATAATATAGATGAAATGAAAAATATATTAATGAGTTGTTTAATGTTTACAAAAATATATAAAACAGATAGAACTATGAATTCATTAATAAATGAATGAATAGCTCATAATAAATTATACAAATATAATTTATATAGAAATCATACAAAAGATTGTAATTTTGAAAGTAAAGAAAAGATACATATAAGATTTATTTATTTTATTCTAAGTAGAACTGAAAAATTTAAGTATTATATTACAGGGGGTACTAATGGAAGAAAAAGAAAAAAATAATAAAGAGATAGAATTTGGTACACTATATGATATAAATAAAAATATAGTCAAACAAAATGAAATAAAATTAAACGAAGGTGTTTTAAATAGCAAAAAAGAAATTGTTAAAAATTTTATAATGAGTAAACCAAATGACTTTTATTTTATGCTACTATGTAACGAAAGAAAAGATTACACTATATTTGATTTTAAAGATTATAAAACACCAGAAAAAAGTTTAGATTGTGCAAAATGTTTAATAGATGAATGTCTAGCTAATCGTGGTGAAATTCGTGGTATTGATTTAACAAAAGATAGAGATGCTATTGAAATATGGATGGTTATAGATAATGAAGCTTATGTATATTACTTTTTTCCATATGATAGCGGGGTAATCTTTGATTTTTAAGGAGGAAATATTATAATGAAAAAAATTGTTAGTGTTATTAAACCATTTGTAATAAATCAAAATATTTTTGTTTATGAAGATGGAAATAAAATAGATGCAGTATCAGTTCCTTTAAATAATATGCAGGATATTTTAGTTAATACAGCAAATAAATATGAAATTACAGACGTGGAATTAATTGGTTCTAAAAAATATTTGAATGGAATAATTAAAAAAATCCAAGAAGAGGAAATGACACAATATAAAGAAAACAAATTAAATATAAAAATAATTGCTGGATAAGGAGGTTAATATGAAATATTTAATAACAACAACAGAAGTTTATAGGTTTGATAGTGAAGATGAAGCTACTAATTTTATTGAAGAAGCTAAAAAAGAATCTGGATATATTTTAACAAAACACACTGTTGAATATAAAGAAAGAAAACAAAAGGGTGAAGTTATTGATTATTATTGGAAAGTAACAGTTGTTAAAGGATTTAACGATATTAAAGAACCTTCAACAGATATAGATGTAAAATATGAAAAAGGCAGTGCTTTTTAAGGAGGTAAAAATGGAAAATATTAACGAAAAAATTGATAATTTTGTAGATGGAATTTTTAATTATGTAGAATCTAAAGGAGTGCCAACTCATTATATTAAAACAAGAGAAGATGCAATAGAACCAACTAGAGGAAGCGCAGAAGCTGCTGGTTATGATTTGTATGTACCTAATACTGAAGATGAAATAACGATTCCCGCACATTCTACTATAAAGATTGATACTGGAATTGCTATTGCATTACCAGATAATACATTTGGGGCGATATTTGCTAGATCTGGTTTAGCCACAAAACAAGGTTTAAGACCAGCAAATTGTGTCGGTAGATAAAGTTTTATAAAAATTTTATGATTTCTTTGGACGAATTGATTATACCGAAATAATCTATCTTTCATATATAAATAGAAAATAGAAAAGGAGATAAAAATATGGGTAAAAAAATTAATTTTGGTCCAGATGAAGAATTTATTAAAAATTATCAAGAATTAAAGAGTTCTAGAAAAATGGCAGAATTATATGGGTGTAGTAAAAATCCAATTTTAAATCATGCAAAAGAGATTGGTTTTGATATAACTTCTGTTCAAACTTACAAATTATCTGAGAAGGATAAAAAAAGAATTATATCTTTATATAATGAAAAAACTTCTACTGAATTAGCAAAAGAATATAATGTATCTAGAGGAATGATTACTAAACTTTGATACGATGCTAATTTAAAAGGAAAAGAAATAATACGAACACCTAAATATGATTTAACTAATAAGCGTTTTGCTAGACTTATAGCTTTATATCCTACTGAAGAACGAGATGTATCTGGAAATATAAAATGAATGTGTCAATGTGATTGCGGAGTAAAAAAAGCTATTTCTGCTCATGATTTAATATCTGAAAAAATTAAAAGCTGTGGATGTTTAAGTAAAGAATGTTTAGATTTAGGCAAAAGAAAATATGAAGATTTAACAAACTATTCTTTTGGAAAATTAATTGCTTTAGAAAGATGTGAAGATAAAATCTATACCAGTGGAACAAAACGAGTTCAATGGTTATGTAAATGTGCTTGTGGACGAACAACTAAGGTTACTGCTGAAAATTTAAAGAGTGGAAATACTCAAAGTTGTGGTTTGTGTGGAGAAAATTCTCATGGAAACATTAAAATAGATGAAATTTTAACTAAAGCTAAGATTCCATTCGAGCGAGAAAAAAGATTTGATACTTGTCGAGATAAAACTACTTTACCATTTGATTTTTATGTAGATAATAAGTATTTGATTGAGTATGATGGAGATTATCATTTTGATGAAAAAAATACTTTATTTAATAAAGAAATGGCGCAAAAGCATGATATAATAAAAAACACATGGTGCTTAGTAAACAATATTCCATTAATTAGAATTCCTTATACAGAATATAATAATTTAAGTCTAGAAGATTTACTTCTTGAAACTAGTAAATTTATAATTAAAGAATAAAATAATGCCGACACATTAATAAATCGCGGAATTAAGCGGGAAAGCTAAGTCAAAAGATATGCTAATCCGAACCGAAGGCTATATTAAGTATAGTCAGGGGCAACGCATAGGTGGTGAAAAAATATAATCTACCCACGAGGCCGCGACACTTAAAAGTGAAAAGATATGCTGAACTTATAGGAAACTATAAGAATTATGAGATAAAAAGCTCATAAGATAACAATTGGTAATTGATTCAGATTATAGACGGAAATATTATAGTAGCTCTTCATAATGATACAAATGAAGATAAGATTGTAAAAGGTGGCGACCGTATTGCTCAATTAGTTGTTATACCTTATATGTCTATTAATTTAACATTGACAGATAGTTTAGATGAAACAGACCGCGGTCAAAAAGGATTTCGGAAGTACAGGAGTTTAATATGAATAAAATAGAAAAACATAAAGAGTTATTAGACAATCTTCATAATTTATATATAGCAAAAAATCATGATTATGGAGATAGTGTTCATGATACTTATGAAAAATATGGTCTAATTTCATTTTTAGTTAGAATGGAAGATAAATTAAATAGAGTAAGAACATTAAATAAAAATATTAATAATATTCAAGTACCAACAGAAAAAATTGAAGATACATTATTAGATTTGGCAAACTACGCAATTTTGGCGGTATTAGAATTAAAAGAAGAAGAGGAGAAAAATTAAATGGCTTATTATAATTTAAAAGCTAACATAACAGATTTTAACATTGATTGAAAAAAAATTAAGTCTGCTTGTATGACAACAATTTCAAAAGAAGCTGGAGATAAAGAACCATCTCACGAATGGAAAAGAAAATTACTTTTGTGCGAACATAGTCCAATAAGAAGAGGTAGCATTAGTTGGAAATGAGATGCTATTCCTTATGCTATTTCTACTCATTTTGTTAGACATCATGAAGGAGTAGAAAAATGGGTTGGAACACAAAGAGCAGATAGAACAGAAGTAAAAGATAGAAGTCAACGTAGTCAAATGGATACTATTCCAATGGAAATGGAAGCTAATATTCAAGCTTTAATTAATATCTCCGCAAAAAGACTATGCACATGCGCAGACCCAACGACTAGAGATTATTGAAGAAGTGTTTTAAAAGAGATAAAACAATATGATGAAGATATATATTGGGCTTGTGTACCTCAATGTATTCGTTGCGGTGGTTGCCCTGAATACAAGTCTTGTGGATTCTATGAAGCTTTTGCAAAAAAACTTTCATTTGAAGAACAAATAGATATGACAAAAAGATATAACAAATATAATGAAACAAGAGTTGATATTTATTAAAAAATATAATATAATAATTATATAAAATAAATAAGAAAGGGAGAAAAAATGATAAAAGAAATATTAACTTATGAAAAAAATAAAGACATATTAACTCAAAAAAGTGAAGACGTAATTGAAATTAATGAAGAAATTAAGCAATTAATTCAAGATTTAAAAGACACTTTAGCTATTCATCCTACCGGGGTAGGTATTTCCGCAATACAAATTGGAATACCAAAAAAAGTATGTATAATTAGACATAATGGTCAAATATATACTTTGATTAATCCCACTATTACAAGACAAAGAGGCAATATTGATTTTATAGAAGGATGTTTAAGTGCACCTAACAAACATAAGAAAGTATCTAGAGCTCAAAAAGTTTGGTGTGATTACATGGATGAAAATGGAAATCATAAACAGTTAGCAGAGGGAGGTTTATGTTCAGTTATAATTCAACATGAATTAGACCATTTTAATGGATGATGCGAAGTTTTTTCAGAGTATGAAGAAAAATAAAAAAAGAGAAAAAGGAGAGAAAGAGAATGAGTTTTTTAGTATTAGGTATTATATTAGTAGCAATTATTTTATTAAGTGTTTTAATTGGAGTAAGTTATGTTAAATGCCCTCCAGATATGGTTTTTCTAATTTCAGGTATTAAAAAAGAACCAAGAGTTATAACTGGAAAAGCAGCATTTAGAATTCCATTTTTTGAAAGAATTGATAAAATTCCTCTAAAACTTATTCAAATAGATGTAAGAACAAATAGAGTCCCAACGAATGATTACATCAATGTTGATGTAGACGCTGTTGCAAATGTTAGAATATCAACAAAAGCAGAGTTAATACAGATTGCAGCAAAACATTTCTTAAATCAAACAACAAATGATATTGCAGTAAATGTTCAACAAATACTTGAAGGAAATATGCGTGAAATTATAGGGCAAATGCAATTAACGGATTTAGTAAACAATAAACAACTGTTTTCACAAAAAATACAAGAAAATGCTACTGATGATATAGAAAAACTTGGTCTTGAAATCGTGAATTTAAATGTTCAAAATGTTACTGATGATAATGATGCTATTGTTAATTTAGGGGTAGATAATTTAGTTAAAATTCAAAAAGATGCTAAGATTGCTAAAGCAAAAGCTGAAAAAGAAATAAAAGTTGCGGAAGCTGCTGCTGATGAAGAAGGTGCTAAAGCAAGAGCTGAAGCAGATGCAAAAATTGCTGAACAACAAAAAGAGCTTAGATTAAAACAAGCAAGTTATAAAAAACAACAAGATGTTGCTAAAGCTGAGGCAGATGCCGCATATAAAATTCAAGAACAAGAGCAAATGAGAGTTATTAATGAAACTCAAGTTGCCGCAGAAGTTGCTAAAGCAGAAAAAATGACTGAACTAAAAGAAAAAGAAGTTGCTTTAAAAGAAAAAGAACTTGATGCACTTGTAAGAAAACAAGCTGATGCAGATAAATATGCAGCAGAAGTAAAGGCTCAAGCTAATAAAAAAGTTGCTATTGAAAATGCTGAAGCAGAAAAGGAAAAGGCTAAATTAAATGCTGAAGCTCAAGTTGCAATAGCAGAAGCTAATAAAAAGGCTGCTGAATTAGAAGCAGAGGGTATTAAAGCAAAACTTTTAGCTGAAGCAGAAGGGAAAAAAGCAATTCTATTAGCTGAGGCTGAAGGTGTAAAAGCAAAAGCTCTTGCTGAAGCAGAAGGTATAGAGAAGAAAGCTGAAGCTCAAAAGAAAATGGGAGAGGCATCTATCGTAGAAATGATTATGAATGCTTTACCTCAAGTAGCAAAAGAAGTATCTGCCCCATTAGCAAATGTAGACAATATAACAATGTATGGAGATCAATCTACAAAAATAATTGAGGGTGGTACTCAGAAAATAGATAAAATATTAAAGGTTGCAGAAGATAGCTTAGGTTTAGATTTAAAGAGCTTAATAACAGGTTTTGCCACTAATAAGCTATTAAGTAATGATAATAAACAATAATATATTTAAAAAAGAAGTGATTTTTATAAATCACTTCTTTTTATTTTTTGACAGTTCTAGAATTTTATGTTATAATTGAAATGTAAAGGAGATGTTTATATGGATAATATATTTTTTAGTGTTATTATGCCTAATTATAATAATGAAAAATATTTAGATAAAAGTATAAATTCAATATTAAAACAAGATTTTAAAAATTTTGAATTTATTTTTATAGATGATTTATCAACAGACAATAGCGTGGAAAAAGCAAAAGAAATATGTAAAAATTATTCTAATACACATATTATAATTCCAAATCATAAGGTTTGAAATGGAGGAGGAAGAAATATTGGTGCGGCAGCCGCGAAAGGTCAGTATCTTATTTTTTTAGATTCAGATGATTGATTTGCAGATACACATTTCTTTTCAGTATTATATAATCACATTATTAATAATAGCTATCCAGATTTAATTAGACTAACTTTTGATTTATTGACAAATACAAATGAAATATTACATATTCCGCTACAAGAAAAAACTATTAAAGAATTGGTGGATAGTTGTTTTGTAGCTTGCTGAACAAAGGTTTTAAAAAAAGAAAAATTTGTTCCATTTCCTGAAAATACTTTAATGGAAGATGTTGTTCAACATATAGCTATTTGTGATACAATATCTAATTTTACAATTTTAGATGATATTATTTCAGTAATTTATAATAAACAAAATGTTAATAGTTGTTCAGCTCAAGAGAACGAGCATTTGCAAAATGGAAAATGAAAATCTAGTATGTTTAGGTATTATGCAGATTTATATGATTTGCAATTAACTCATGACTATTGTGAAGACCATCGCCAAAGAAGATTAAGAGATGCAAAAGCAAATATAGATGCAGGATTAGCTATACAATAGGAGATAAATATGGAAGAAGAATATTATACAAATATATTTTATTTTGATAGAATAAATAAAATTGGCGGGGTTGAGACATTTTTTTATGAAATAGCAAAAAAATATTGCGATAATGATATTACAGTACTTTATTCTTATGGAGATATGAATCAAATAAGAAGATTAAAAAAATTAATTAGGGTAAAAAAATATACTGGACAAATAATTAAATGTAAAAATGCTTTTTTTAATTATAGTCTAAAACCAATAGATAATATACACGCAGAAAAATATTATGAAATTATTCATGCTAATTATGAACAAATACATATGAAACCTAATGTACATTCTAAAATTGATGAATATATTGGAGTCAGTCAAGATGTTTGCGATGCTTTTACAAGAATTACTAATTTACCTTGTACATTATGTTATAATCCTATAACAATAGAAAAACCTAAAAAAGTTTTATATCTTATTTCTGCAACAAGATTAACAAAAGAAAAAGGAAAAGAAAGAATATTAAAATTTGCAAAAGCTTTAGATGATGCGGGGATACCATATATTTGAACTATATTCACTAATGATACTAAAGCCATTCAGCATCCTAGAATTATATTTATGGAACCGCAATTAAACATAAGAGATTATATAGCTAAATCAGATTACACAGTACAATTAAGCGATACAGAAGCGTATTGTTACACAATGATAGAAAGTTTAATGCTAAAAGTTCCAATTATAGTAACACCATGACCTGTATTAAAAGAATTAAATATTGATGAAAAATGTGGCTTTATACTACCTTTTGATATGAGCAATATTCCTGCAAAAGAAATATATGACAAACAATTTAATATAGAATATGAGTCTCCTAAAGATATTTGAAACAAATTTATTTATCATACAAAATCTACTTATAAAGAAGAATGTGAAGCATTATATTTAGTCGAAGCCTTAGATACATATCAAAAGAAAAATTTTATAGATATAGAATTGGGCTTTAAACCAAGTCCTGGTTCTAGATGAATTGTAACAAAAGATAGATTAGATATGCTATTAGGAGAAAATGACACTCAGGAAAAATATGCAAAACTTATTAAAAAATTAGATAAAAATGAAGCAGAGGTGATTTAATGAATATATTAAGCTTAGATTTATCAACGAAAAGTGAAAAACAAATAACTGATAAAAAACAACTAGATGAATATAAAAATAAATTTGTAGTTTATTTACTTATTTTTCCCAATAATAAAATATATTGTGGATATTCTTCAAATATAAAAAAAAGATGAAGGAATGAAGAAGGGTATAAAAATCAGTTAGTTTATAGAGCTATTAAAAAATATAAATGGATAAATATTCAAAAATATATTTATAAAAGTTTTAATAATAAACTAGAAGCTTTACAACTTGAATATAATATAATTAAAAAATATAATTTACAAAATCAAAATATTGGCTATAATATAGCAGACGGCGGCGGAGACCCTCCGCATGGTAAAAAACATTTAACTGAAAAAGGTCGACAACAGTTAATACAAAATGGAAAGAAATTAGCTCAAGAAACTTGATTAAATCCAATTAGAAAACAATACGCAATTCAAAGAATGAAAGAAGAAACGCATAAAAAACGTATGTTACTATCAAAAACAGAACTAAAAGAAAAATACGGAAAACATAATATAGGTAGAATTCCTTCAAATGCTAAACAAATATTACAAATAGATTTACAAACTAATAAAGTATTAAATGAATATCCTAGCGCAAGACAGGCCGCTTTAGCATTAGGACTGGATGCAACTGCAGGAAGTAATATTCAAAGAACTGCTCGAGGGATTGGCAAAAGTGCTTATGGATATACTTGGAGGTGAAAAAATGAATGTACTTAGTCTAGATCTTTCAACCCATTCTAGTGGTTGAGCGTATTTTGAAAAAGAAGTGCTTAAAGATCATGGTTGTATTACTTCTGCTTCAACAGATTTAATTAAAAGAATATATAAAATGACAGATGGAATTGCAGAAATTCTGAATAAATATAATGTGGATAAAATAATAGTAGAAGAAGTAAGACCTGAAGGCGGATATGGAGTAGGGAATACAAAAACGCATCGAGCTTTAATGTGATTACAAGCGGCAACCGCTTTTCTAATACATGATAAATATTCCAATATAGAAATAGAATATATATATCCAAGCTCTTGACGTGCTACGCTAGGTATAAAAAATGGAAGAGGAATAAAAAGAGTTTCTCTCAAAGAACAAGACATAGAATATGTAAAAGAAAAATATAATATTATAGTTAATGATGATGAAGCAGATGCAATATGCATAGGTTTATCACAATATAAAGAAAAAGATAATAATGAAATAAATTGAGAATAAAAAAAGAGATGGTGTTATTAACCATCTCTTTATATTTCTGATACTGTTTTAACTTCGGTTAATTGTGGAAATCTAGTTGTAATTCATCTCTTTGCATTATTATCGGCAACTATAATTCTACAATTATCAGGAATCCCATTAAACATACTTGTAGATGTAGTAACATTATTAAAATTAAAATTGCGTATGTCTAAATTTAATAGAGCTCTACAATTTGCAAACATATAACTCATATCCGTAACTTTGGATGTGTTAAAATTGCTTAAATCTAAGCTTTTAAGTTGATTACAAGAGTAAAACATATATTTCATACTTGTAACATTACTTGTATTAAAATTAGATACATTTAATTCTTGTAATCCATTACAATAATAAAACATCATATCCATTATAGTTAATTTAGAAGTATCTAAAGATGTCAACTCTTCATTTAGTTCAGCCCCTTTATACTCTCTAAAAGATATAAATCTAGGAGCATATAAGGTAGAAATTGCATCTATTGCTTCACTCATATCTTCAGGTTTATATTTAGCAGTACCACCAATCTTATTACGAATACTATTTGCAATATTAGTTAAATAATCTTTTGTTACTAATACTTTCATTAAAATTCCACCTCATCTCCATTAATAATACTATCAATTGCTGCATTAATCGCACTATTCATTTCACTAGTAGTAGGATAATCTGATAAATCTACAGTTTGTGTTCCTAACTTTTCCCATTGTGTTGTATAAATATATTCATCATATAAATTACTTGTTTCACCACTATTATTAGGTACTAAGTATACAGTAGTTGTACTTATATCAGAAACAGGTAATGTTTCTACAACAGCAATAGCAAACTTAGGGATAACACTAATCATATTATCTATTTCTTCTTTTGTATATCTGTCATCAATTTCTTCTCTTAATTCAGTATCATCATATTCAACTGAGTCTCCCTTTGGACCTTTTAATACGGGAGATGTATATATATTTCCATTTGTTAAAGTTATTATTAATTCATACTCCGCATTCATAGTGATTGATGCAACACCTACACCATCTTCACCTTTAGGACCTGTAACATGCAAGTTGTTAATAGTTAAACCTTTTATTTTATTTTGTGCTTTACCTACTATATCTGCCATTTAAGATTCCTCCTTTACACTTTCAGGATACAATTTAAAAATTTTTGGTCCATTATCATCAAAACCTAATAGCATTTGAGCAATAGATGAATCTGGGTTTAATTCTATATCATATCAATAATCAGTGATTTTATTTATTACAGTTCCTATTTTTGAATCAAAGCTAGTTATAGAAATAGTTACTTCCTCAGTATCTTCTTGTACTATTGTATCAACAGACATTACTACCATATTTTCTTTATTAACTTTTGTAACATTCAATCTCACTACATCCCCAGCTAAAAAAGTATATGGATTTCCTTCTGGAGTTAAAGCACCAAAAGTAATTGAACCAGATTGTCCTCTAGTTACTTTTAGAGTTGTACCATCTTCGTCTATATCAAACATTATATCTAGCCTCCTTTAAAAACTTTCTAATATAAATAAAAAATATGAATAAAATATTTTTTATTTATGTCCAACAAAAAAAAGCTACAACTATAATTGTTGTAGCTTTTTAAACACTTTATTTGTTATATTAATTATCTCTTCTCCATATGTTGCTATGATATCAGCAATTATCTCCTCCTGCTCAAGAGAAAGATAAACATTATAAGAAAACATTGCAGCATGTACTAATTCATGGCAAAGTACTTTCTTTAGCATACTTCCTTCTAAATTTTCTGCAAGATATATGGTATTATTATTTCTATCACACATACCTAATGTAGGTGTGCCATCCTCATATCGTAATACTGTATCTAGAGGATGGACAAATTTAATTTTCCATGATATTCCATTAATTGTAATCATTATTTAACTTTTTCTGCTAAAGTCATTAATTTTTGAGAAAGAATTTGTTTTTCTTCTGGAGTTGCTTCATTAATCATTTCCATAACATCTCCACTTAATTCTTGCATATATTTTTCTAACTCTGCCATTTGCTTTTCTTTTCCTTCATGCATTTCTTTAGATTCCATATACATACGTCTTGAACTTCCGCTTCTTCCTTCGCGGTAATCTCTTAATTCTCTAGGGTATACATTATTATAGTCTCTCATTCCGCGGCTATATGCATCTCCATAGTAGTAAGGTTCTCATTCTCTCATTGGATAATAATATTTTCCGTCTGAGTATCCTCTTCCATTACCACGTGCGTTATTACCTCCAGAGTTATTTCCGTCTCCATTATAATACATAACAGGATAATACATCATTTCACGACTAGGTTCTTTTTCTTTTTCTTCCATTGCTTCAACTACTGTGCAATAATAGATTGTTTCTTCTAAATCTTTTATCATATCAACTACTTCGCCTAGTTCTTCTGCATCTGCATTGTGTAAATCATTTAATTGTCCTTCTACACAACTTATTAGTCTTTCTTTCATTGCTTTTAATCTTTCCATACTATGCCACCCTTTCTACGATTAAATTAGCATTTTCTACTAATATATCGTCCTCACTTGTATTTTCTACACTTATTTGGGTGCAGCATCCAGCAGGAACATCAATGTTAACATCTCTACTTACATTAAAAAATTCTTCTACTGCAGCAGGTGTTACAATCATTCTTGTACTAGCAACAGGCTCACCATCAATTGCAATAGCAACTGAAATTGGTCCTACTGTTCCTCCAGTAGGAACTGCAATATTTGCTCCAAAAGATACTCTAAATCTAGCACGAGGTTGGCAAGTGGTTAAGCCACGTAAAGTAACTAAACCACTTCCAGATCTATGCATTATGGAGCTATTGCCGCGAACTGCGACATTAGTAAATAAAACTACTTGATTTGGCTCTACTGTTTGTTGAGCCACAGCTGTAAATTCCGCCATCTTTTTATTACCTCCATTAATTATTTTTGACTAGAAATTTCCGCATCCGCATCCATTATATCCAGTATTGCAGCAATATGGATTTGGTACTGTGTATGCTGGAATTGGACAAGGTCTTAATTGATCAACTAGATAAGTATTTTGTGCAGCTTGAGATGCAGCAAATTTTAATGCCTGATTTTCATCTCTTAAGTCAGCCATTTTATCGCTAGTTAATCTATCTAAGATTGCTCTTGTGTTTGCATTTTGACTATCAATTATATCTCTAGTTGAATCACAAATAGCTTGTCTTGTAGCACAATCAGATGTTGCGATATTATAATTTAAATCTGAGAAACCTCTTTCTACTTGGTATCTCATATCGCAGCAACAGCTACTTAATTGATTTCCTAATGCTGTAATTTGGCTTCCAATAGCATAAGTATTTTGCATACCATTTACATTAACATCATTAATTCCTGATTGTAATTGATATCCAAGGTTATTTAAGTTAGTATTAATTCCATTACCTACACTATTAATTGTAGCATTTGTTGTAGCAAAATTATTACATAGTGTACCTTGTAAATCACATACTCCTTGTAAAATATTTGTGCTTAAATCATGATAATCACTGCTTAAGTCTTCTCTTGTGTTTCTCATAGTGTGTTGTAAATCAGAGAAACCTAACTCTTGATTTAAATCAGCTCTTGTTAAAGCGCCTTGCATTGCTGCACCATTAAATCCAGCTCCTCCATTTCCACCAAAGAATCCACCATTTCCTCATCCACCAAAAGCGAATAAGAATAAAAGAATAACTCACCAACCATCTCCTCCTCAGCCATTTCCACCAAAAAGTCCTCCGTTGTGGTTATTTCCAGTTGCGGCAGCTATATCCGCTAAGCTGTAACCATTGTTTGAGCTAAACATATAAACTCTCCTTTCCTATAAAATATATATCTTTAAAGTTTAAAGGTATCCCTAAAAGCTTTAAATTCTTTATCATAATCCAATCCACGTTCTTTAGCAACATTACGAACAATACCTTCTATTTCATCAGTTCTTCCTTCTTTAATTAAATTTGCTAAATTTTGCATAATTGGATTTCCTTGACTTGCAGCCTCATTAACCATATTAGTTACGATTGCTGATGGGTCTTGATTTTTAAAACTATTAATTATTTTAAATATATCTTGTTGATTTCTAATAAGCATTTATTTTCACTTCCTTTGCGGCATCCGACGTAGCTTGGTTTTGAACCTGCTGTTGTGGAGTAGTATTCATTAATAAATCTAATTTTTGATTAAGAGCATTAATTTTTTCTAATAATTCATTTTTTGAAGAACTTTCTTTTGCTTCTCTTGTTTCTTCTGCTGGAACTAATTTATAAGTATTTATTTGAGTAGTTCCATTATTATTTCATGATTTTATATAAACTTCAGTTAAATCTCCTTTTGGAAAAACACCAAATCCTCCGAAAGGAACTTCATTTACTCTAACCATTTCTATACTATCTACTACTTTTCCCTGTAAAACTCCTATCATTTGCTGTTGAATTTGTTGTTGAGGTTGATAGTTATAATTTGGATAATAACTATTATTATTTGGATAATAATTCATATTTATATTTTATACTCCTTTCTTTTTTTTTCTTACCCTTCCATTATTATATAAATTTTTATTAAAACTTGTTTATCAATTTTGACAAGTTTTAATAAAAATTTAATAAATTTAGCAGGTAGTAATTTTATTTTACAATTCTAATATAAAAATATTTTTAAAAAAGAAAAATGCTCAGAAAATAGAAATGAATCTAAATTCTGAGCATAAAAAAAGAGAGGATAACTTATTATTTATAAGTTATCCTCTTCATTAATAACAATAGTATAATCTATAATACTATTCTCATCTGTGTCTTGAGCAAAATATATTGAAGTAATTTCAGTATTTCCTATTTCATAAATACCGGTTTTACCAATTTCATATTCTTTGCCGTTTATATAAATATAATTTCTTACATCAGTTTGTATTCCAATATGATTAACATAATTAATTGGTTGAGCGGCAGCCGCAATTATTTTATCATAAAGTTCTTCATTTGCTTTAAAAGGTCCGATTAATTGACCTGTATAGCCATTAACACCCATTAAATACTACCTGGCTCCCCATCATCTTCAACAATTAATCAAGCACTATAAGGTGGCATTGTATTAGCAACTGAGGCTACTCCGCTATCATTTTCTTCTCCTGCAATAGCTCCAACTCCAGTACCATTTCCAATATAACCTAAATCCGCCCAATCATTTTTATTATCATAAGTGGCTGGATTAATTAAAGAATTTCTTTTTTCTGGATCAGCATAATAAACTAATAAATGGTATCTATTATCAATAGCAGTTGCTATGATATAATTTAATGGTTGACCAATTTCTTCAGTATCTCCATTAGCATATGTAATAACTACCTTTTGAGTTCCTGTCCCTTCAATAGAACCCGTATTAATGCTAACGTTACTAGGAATTCTTAATTGATAAGTATCATTATCATCATGAGTATACTCAATAGTAATCATACCTGTGGCGGAAACTGTAATATTGCTAATTTTATTATAATCTCCTACATAATAGGTTTTCATATCACCATTTTCTTTTTCATCGTAATGGTAATAATCATATACTAATATCTGCCTATGATTAGCAATATCATCTGCTTGTCCTACATAACTTTGAACAGTATTATCTGCAACCATTACTCTAAAATTTTTAAAAGCATCTCCTTTAATACCTTCAGGAATTGAGATATTTCATTTTTCATAAAATGGGTGAGTACCATCATCTATTCTTGTTGCTTCTAATGTATCTGTATAATTTCCATTTTTGTATGGCTTAACTGAAGTTGTTATATAATCAATTACTGTATAAGGAAATTTAAATCCAATATGCGCAGTTGATTCATGTGAATTTAAATCTCTTACTGAACAATAAGCTCATTTAATCTCATCATTATATTTAATAATTCCAGAACCTGCTTCAATATATTTTCCTGGAACTAAATTTTCATCTGTTTTACTATAAGAGCCACTTCCACGTCTATATGTAAAATCTTCTCTTTCTTGGATTTGCTCTACTTCATCAATAGTATGCATTTCCGTATGAGGCGCCATTCCTGCTGGTCCAACTATTTGGCCTTCATACACAGCTCCTCCCATAGAGTTATTATATTCATAACCTCTACGATATATTTTACCATTATCTTTATCATTTTTATTTTCAGTATCAATTAAAACATATTCATCATAATTGACAGTTTTATAATCTCCGCCTTGGCTAAAGGCAGCAATCATTTCCGCAATTGTTGAATATCTTTTGGCTATAACGAAGGAAGCACCTCTTCTTCCTCCATAAAAACTATTATATTCCATGTGCTATCCTCCTTAATATTGATAATCTAGAATAAAATATTTTTCATTAGCTTCAACTATAAAGCCAATAAAAGTTGTATTTATTCCATTGTTTATCTCATATAGTCCACTTCTACCAATTCTAATAGGTTCTCCATTGATGCTCATTAATAATCCTGGAGGCCCCTGAACACCAATTTGTTTTAATGTACCTTTATTTTCGATAGAAGTATTTAAATAATTTATAACATTATATATTTCATCTAGTCTATCTATTGAAATATTCATTTCTCGTCCATAGGTTCCATCTGGTTTTAAAGTATTATAATCAATTAATTCTCTATTTAATTGAAAATAGATTTGATTATAAGTGTGATTATCATTAGGGCTTAACACTAATTCAAATATATCATAATCAGTTGGATTTCCTGCTGGTATTTCAATATCTTCAATTTTTTGAACATTATCTATTATTTTTTCAGTATTAACAAGTCTTATAGTTATTTTTTGAACAGTATCTAGTTTATATATCTTAAATCTTATATAATAACTTCTTTGTTTTCCATCACTTGTTAATGCTTGTAATATATTATCTCCTTCTAAGTCAATACCTTTATCTATAAAAACTACACCTGTAGAAAGACTTGATTCAACTCTTAAATCATTAAGAGTATAGTCTAAAGGTGATAAATAATCAGAGTATTGACTCTTACGGAATTGTCCAAATTTGTAACTCATTCTAAACACTCCTTTTTATCTAAAATCTTTCTAAAGCTCTTGTAGCTGATATTGACATCGTACTACTTATATCAAGAGGAATAGAAATACTTGAAATCATATAATCTCCATAAATATCACTTTCAATATCCCTAACCCCAATTCTTGTATTCGGTTCTAAATGATAGATTGGAATACTTTGAATAGTAATACTTTCATTATAACTTGTATATTCATGCAACATCATTTTTATTTCATTAAATGCTGAATTGGATGTTCCACCAAGAGCAAGTAAGTTAAATATTCCTGTAGTTACTTGAATATAATTTTGACCTTTAGCTTCACATTCTGCACGCTTTTCATCAGTATCAGGTTGACCTAATTCTATAATAATAAAGTCAGGTATATCTGGTTCAAATACACAGTTTATATCATTTCTATTAACAACTTGACTGCGGCGACCGATATTGCGAACATTGAACTGCGATATTGCCGCAGCAGAGTCTATAAAATCTAAATAGTAATTTATATCACTAGGTGTTTTTAATACCTCATCATAAAAGCCACCTGTATAAATAGTTTCACCTTTATCATCTATGTAAAAATCCTTTTGTAGATTATACAGCTTTGGCCACTCATTCATTAATTCAGTATAATAGTAATTAGAATCTGTTCCCAATGGTTCAGCTTGAACTCCTTGTAAATATAATTCACTTCTTCAATCTGTTGTTTTAACTTTTACAAATTGAGTTGTTTCACTATCTACTTTAATATATTGTTTTAAATCTCCATCTCAATAGTAAATAGTTCCTGTGCTGGTATCTTTGTAGTATACGCCTGCTGCGCCATTAGTTTTAACTATTTCCGCATAATTACTATACAATATAGGCATTTTCGCTTTTGTTAATCCATCGTCTGGATCTTCATAGAAAAATACATCATATATATTTCCAATAGCAGGTTTAGTATCAATAGCTAAATGATATCTAATAGGAACATCATTTCCATTAGCATTTTTTCTAATACCCCAAACTACAAAATCATTTTTAATTTTATTAAATTGAGGGCTATTAGAAAATGATGTAACTAAATTACTATTATTAAATTCATATACTGTTTTACCTTTGCTAGCATCAATTAAATAATCATTTTTATTCATTGTTTCTAAATCTAATGTTGCTTTTGTTGTATTTAAATAATTTTTAATTTCTTGTCAATGGAAATTTCCTTCTGTATCATAGAAATATTCATAATTTCCAAGCATATTTTTAATTTTATCTAAAATAGTACACACACTATCTCCAGCATTGCCAATTAATTCATTAGGACAAGTAAAATCTGTAAATATATATCCAACATCTTCACCATATTCAAACATTTGATAAGTATGACCTGCGGCATCCGCATAATTAGTTGACATTTCATATGTAATTTGTTTGTTACCTTCTTCATCTTCACTAACAATAGTAATTAAATATAGTGGTGTATTTCCAATTCATTTCATTACTTTTTTTATTCTTGAAGGTACATCAGATATAATTATTTTTCCTAATTGCTCTCCTCCAAAATGGTTAACTACCTCCCTAATAATTTGTTCAAAAGTAGGTTTTGATATAACTCAATTTCCATCTTCATCAATGGTTTCATATTGATCAAATTGCGTTGATGCAGGAATTATACCTCCGCATTCTCCATTTAATAGACACATCTTATCTCGTAATGAAACTTGTAATGAAACTCCTCCAGTCGAATGACTTAATGAAGGAGCTATCATAACAAATGTTCCTTGTGGAAATCAAATCTTTTCATATTTAATATATTGGTCTGTTGTATTAACATAACCAATTTCTAAATACATTTTTTTATTTATTGAGAACAAGTTATCTAAACTTGTTATATTTGCATTTTCTTCTTTATCTATATAGCAAGATAAATTAACAGTTCTTCTTACATTTGAGTTACCATCTAAATTAAGATTGCCACCTGTTACAATTCCTTGAACTTCTTGTATAGGTCTCTCTTCTCAATCTAATATAGTAATTTTAACAAACTGCTCTTTTAAATGTTCATTATCTATTAGTTTTAAAAAATTTTTATCACTAGAATATTCATATACTTTTTTCATTACTCTGCATACCTACCTTTCATGATTTCACAATGATAATCAATCAAGGCTTCAACAGGACAAAGTAAATCATCATTATTTGTAAATAACCACCATTGGTTATTATGCCAAATAAATCTACTATTTGCTTCATCTATTAATCTTTGTAATATTAAAGCATATTGTCTATCTATTTCTTTATTTAATACTAAATGATAATAATCATCATAAGCTCTATTTAAACTAATAGTATATGTTGAACCTGATTTTGACAATTGACCTGAATTTGCGGAAGCAGTTGCTTCATCAGGTCACTGTTCACGAGATCTCATTGTATAAACTCCATTTCTATATTGTCTATCACCTGTTGGTATTAAATCTTCTTCATGATTTAAATTATTTTGAGTTTCAATTTCCTCATCTTTAATTCCATCAACATATAATGAACCTGTTCATATATCTCCACCAACTTGTTCAATTCATTCTTCATCTACTGTTAATCCACCATCATTATCAATAGGTTGTAATACTCTATCAAATAATAATGTATAGTTTGATGAAGGATGTTCTATATTATCCTGATTAACTGATGCAGTATATTGTTCTGGTCATTGTTCTTTAGATTTAATACTATACCATCCAGCAAATTGACTTTCGGCTGATTCTAAATAATCATCTGCAAGAGTATAAACACCATTCTTAACTAATTGAGATGTATCACTTACATATTTATCTAATATTATATTTGTTTCAATATATTTATTATCAGGTAGCGTTTCTCTTTCTTGTTCCGCGGCAGTAGCAGGTTCAAGATGTATACCAGCAAAGTATAGTCCTTCTATAGCAGAGTCTTCTGCATCAAGAGCTAAAGTATGAGTAGGCCCAATAACGTGTCTTTCGAAGTCTGTATCTGCAGACTCTTTAACAAATACAACTGTCCCTGGTTCAGCTTCAATTTTTACTCCATCTAAAGATAACATCATTTGTTGATAATTTGAATATTTTTCAAAATATTTATTCCATATATTTTGATATATTGAATCATTTGGTTTAAATGCTCCTCATCTTTGTCCAACTCTTCTATAAAAACTATTAGTTTGAAAAACTTTACTAGTGTCTTCCGTTTGTTGTAAATTAACATGATATTCTAAATTAATTTGAGTATCAACAGGGAAAGATAATGAAGTAATTTCCACATTCTCACCTTTTAATTCATATATACCTTCTGGATTTATTATAATAGGTTTATTATTAACATAAGCTAAATAACCTAAGATGGCGGAATCTGGATTTTCTTTATCATCACCAAAATCGTCTACTACATAAGGGCCATCTTCACCCTCTTTAATTAGGTATGGGTCACTTTCAAATTCTAATCTTAAGAAATCTAAATTTTGAACTGCAATTTTATAATTTTCTTTTGCATATTTTTCATATTTCTTTTGAATTAAACTTAAAGTTTCTGTATTTGCAGGTATTACTTCATTATATTGTCCTATATAATCACTAGCAAATTGTAATTGAGTGTCATAAGTTCCTAATGGAGAAATACCATATTTGTCATAATTTTTAATTGTTGCCGCATCTACTTCATAAGCAGTTGCTGTAAATGAATATATCCTTCTACCCAATGTTGAATTAGGTGTTAAATTAATATCCATAATTTTAACGAGTATATTTCCTTCAGTAGCTGACCTAAATAATCTAACTTTATTTGCATACAAGAAATCCATAACTTTTTCTCTAAATTCACGTTCGTAAGTTCAATCATTAAAGTCATCTATTCTTATATTCTCATTTTTATTAAATTCAGTATAATAATTTAAACTATCTTTAAACACTTCTTCTCTTGAAGTAATTAAATGATTTGGATCCATTAAATGAGTTATAGTGCCTCCAATAGGAAATTGTCTATATTCAACATACCCATTCCTTTTAATATATGGGTATTTACTTCCTATTGTATCTGTGCGGGATTCACTTACTGTGCGTTTAAATGAACTTACTGATGGATCAAACCTAATATTAAGTTGCCCATCTCCGCCAGTTAAATACATATCATCAAATAACATCATAAAGGGTTCTCCAGGTGGATGAATTGCAATTCCCCTAATCCCCATACTTGTTCTTTTTTGTGCTATATATTTGTAATATACTCCGCTCTTAATAGTATAATCATATCAAGTATAATCTAATTTACTATTTTCTTCAAAAGATTCAGTGTGAACATCTTCTCATATAGTAAAATTACTTTCACTAGACGTTCTTCTAATAGTAATATTTCCAACAAAATTTTCTTGACCCACATTATTTACAATATTTATTCCAATACATCCATTAACATTATCAAGAATTGCGGTCATTGTAGCATCTAATTTCTCTGCTCCTTCTTGAAGAACCATAAATTCATATGTATTACTTTCAATATACATATTAGCAGTTTCATATTCAAAAGTAAAATAATAATTTTCTCCTTCGTTGAATTGATATTCAAAAGTGTAATTAAATTCATTAATATTTGAATAAGTATTTGAATATAATAACCCGCTATCAGACAATAGCTGGTTATCAGCATTATAAACTTTTATTTGATAACTTTTTAAAGTATCTGTCTCTGCGGGGTCTAAAAAAATTAATTTCCCAACTATATCAACATTATTTAATGACCACAGTGTCACATCTGCATTAGAATCAAAACCTAAAATATTTAAACTAGGCACACTAATGCCTCTAATTAAACATGCTGTAGATCATTCAGAAAAGTTTGATAGATTTGAGGCAAGCCAACTATCAATCGCTTGAGGCGTGTCTAGAGATACATCAGCGGCAGGTGCCGCAGTAAATCTAATTTGAACTTTATAATATTGATTTATTTGAAAACCTTCTTCAATATCACTAGTTTTTATCTCAATATAATATTTATCATCTGATACTCTTGTTAAATCAGTTTTAATGTCAGTTAACATAATTTCACAAGGATATTTACTTTTATTTAAAACAGATAGATTAGTATTTTGATTAGCAACTGTTACTTGTGCATTTTTTATATCATTTAAACTATTATATAAAGAAATAGAGAAATATACTCTACAAGTATTTTTTTGTATATCACTACTTCCCACTAGAAACGCAGGCATATAGGTATCCACAATTGGTGGATATAAATTAATATTAACTGCCATATCATCTCTCTCCTTTTTCTCTTTATTTTATTACTTACTTTCTTCTTTTTTATGAATTACTGATACTATTGGTAATGCTCTTATATCTTTCATAAAACCATCTATAAAAGTATTCCCATCTTCTTCTTTATAGTGTTTGTATCTAGCTTCTACACATTGAAGATTATAGTCATCAATATAGCCTAAATCATAACAAAAATAATGATGTTTTTCAGTAATCCAAGCCTTAATATCGTCTTTATCTGACTCTGTTAAAATATTAATTGATTTAGCCATTTTATCAATTTGTTTATTGTGTGATTCTAATGTATCTATTATCTTTTGATGTAATTCTTCTACTGATTGTTGTTTACTTGTTGTTTTTGTTATTCTGTTTTTTGCTCAATCATAAAAATCAACAACACCTTTAATAGCAAATGCTAACATTACAATAAAAATAGCTATATCAGTTAATGAATAATTTTTAAGTAAATCTAACATTCTATATCTCTCCCCTATAATTCTCATAATTTTATCTAATAATATATAAGAGTTTAAGGAAGAAGATTAGATAAATTAGACCAAAATAAAAAAGGTCAAAGTTTTTATCTTTGACCTTTTATAAATACTATATTAAAAAGTTATATTTCTTCTAAAGTTATATATATCCAAAAATATATCATTATATTTTTGATTTGTATAAGTCCACCCTTCTGCAGGAGGCTCAATTACTAAACAATCTATCTTTCAATTACATATAGCAAAATATTTATATTAGGATCTGCATAAATAACTGGTAACATCATAAGACGTATATTAGCAAATTCGCTATTTATATCAGTTACATCAGAAAGTGTCGCAAATGGATTTAAATCACTTGTAGCACTATTTAAATAATCTAATGCATCATTACAATCTTTATCTACTACATAATTATCTTCAATTAAATAATTTTTACTATCATAAAATACATGATATGCTTTTACTTTTATTTTTGTTCTTGTATTTTCTACATTTGTTATTCTAAATGCTTGTTCTTCTTGTGATATATTAGCTACTAATATTCTATTAGAAACTAAATCTTTAATATAAGAAAGTGAAGTTTCTAAATTAAGATAGAAGTCTCCGTTATCTTCTTTATGAATTTTAGCTTTTAAAGGTAATATAATTTTATCTCCATTTGAAGAATAAATTTTATCTGTTATATCATATAACTTTATCATTTAATTACCTCCTTTTTTTACGAACTATAGCTATTATAAACTTCCCAGCTAGTACCGTTAAATATCCAACCTGCTCCTGTATTTGTACTCTTAGGTGATGAATAAACAATATCACCTTTTACTGCATCATTTGTATTTGTTGGAATAGTAGGTGTTATCATAATATCTTGGTCTTCATAACAAGATAAAAAATCTTTATATTTATATTCTTTTAGTACCATACCTGCTATTAATGAAGATGTTGTTGTACTTGGGTCATTCCAATGTATAAATGTCCATATTGCACCTATTTCTGTTGTTGGTGTTACTTCTATTCTTATCATTCTAGGCTTTGTTCTATCACTGTTAGTTCCTATTTGGAAATTATAATATGAAGTTGCAACACCTAAGTCATCAGAACGAACTGCTAAATATCCATTACTGCACCATGCATATATTTCTAATACCATTTTTTTGCCTACTAAATGTTTTGGAACTTTGTAATAGAAATATGAATAACCAGCTTGTTCTGTAGCAGTTCTCGTAAATGTAAGAACTTTACCACCAAAAGGATTAGTTAAACTGCTATCAAATTCCATATGGTCAGCAGGGCTAGATATAATATAATCATTCATAATTGGATTTTTTAACGTTCCATTAATAACATAGTTTTTAATAGGCTTTAAACTCCTTAGTGGACTATAACCTTCCAATAAAACATAAGGGAATTGATTATGATTAGTATTTGCGGTTGAAGGTACAAATTTAACATTATCTAAATAAATTTCATTTAAGTTACTATCACTATCGTAAATAGAAGATAAAGAATTTGTAATAGCATTATTAGATATAACTAATACTCCACCATTAACAAATACTTTTGAACCTTTAGTATTACTTTTTAAATTAAATATTGATATTTTATTACCTGCCTGTTCATAATTTTGTGCAATTAATCCTATTGTACAATTCTCAAAATATGTTGTACTACCATCATTAGCATCTAATATTGATACATCTTCAGTCGTTGTTTTTGTATCACCAAAATATGTATTTTTAAAATACATTGTTCCTGAATTTTCAATACATTTTACATTATTTTCAAGACTGCATTTATCAAAACAAATAGTATTTGTATCAGTTGCAACCTCTTTGATTGCTAAATTACAAGCATTAAAATGACAAGCATTGAAGTCTAATACACCTATCCAGTTGCTTGGAGATGAAGGATTTCCAATTTCAATTCCAGTTTCACCTGCTACCCATACGTCTATAAACTCTGAATAATAAGCTGTTGGTAATTTCATTCCATACTTAAAACCATTTTGTATAAATACACTTGTTAATCTTTGTCTTTGACCTGGTGATAAAATTCTTATAGCTGTTTTGTCAGAATAATTATTAGGATTTGCAATATTAATATTTTCTATTGTGCATTCATTATACATAACATCAATACAACTATCTTTATTTTCTTCTTGATTTATTGGTTTTGCACTATTTTTAGTTATTCCTGATAATTTAGTACTATAAACTTGAAAATAATTTGTAGTAGGTAGTTTTTCTCTTTGTATTCCATTGCTAATAATTAAATTTGCATATAAACCATTACTTAAAGTTTCGTAGTAAGTACTTGAAGTTGATGCAATATCATATATTGCTCCGCCGTTATCTCCTACTGTTGAATAATATTTTGTTAATACCATATCTCCAACTTTTAATTTTGTATCAGCTTTCATATCCACAACAGAGTTATAATAATAAGGTTTTTTATTTAATTTATAAGCAACACTTTCACCATCTACATCAACATTTTGAGCTTCAGCGCCAATAGGAATATAGTCAGTAAAAGTTCCATCTTGCTTTTTAATTTTAATCTTTTTTATTAAATTTGCCATAGAGCATCTCCTTTCATTCATAAATAAAATTATCTGATTTTATTTCTAATACTATATAAAAAAAAGGGTAAATTAATTATATTAATCTACCCTTCTCATTATTTTTATTCTTTATTATTATCTGTATTTGAACTAATATTTGCCAAATTAGTAATTCCTTCAATTGCTTTTTTAGCTTGTATAGTAATAGTAGAAATAACTATTCCTAATATTCCAACACTTGAAAATGTATTCAAAACTTGATTTGAAATTAATTCAGTACCAAAAGAATTTGTAATCATTATATTGATAAAAGGTAATATGGTAAATGCTATTGATACAAAAGTAGCACTAATAAAAAATATCAAAACCTTAATAATACCTTTTATCATCTTTTTTCAATCAAATTTTTCTTTATTATTTCATATATTAACTAATGTTTGTGTTGTAATATTAACAATAGCAAGGATACCTAATACTATACCTAATCAGCCCATTATTGTTAATGTATTTAAAATTGCTTCTCACATATTTATACCTCCATTGCGGTGACTCGATTACCAATTTTTAGTCCAATTCTCTATCCGGTGACCGAGCTTCCGCATTATCTAAATAAAGATTCGAATGTATTTTTTCCTACGATTCCATCTACACTTAATTTATTATCTGCTTGATAATTTTTAACTACATTCATAGTCTCATTTCCAAATATTCCATCAATTCCTAAATAATATTTTTTACAATATAGTATTGATTGAATAATTTTTGTTATATTTCCTTCTGCGCCTTGCTTAACATTTCTGCAAGCCGCTTTTGTTTGATTTCCAAATATACCATCTACTACTAGTTCAGTTCCAAATTGTATATTTAATTCAGTTTGTAAGCCTTTTACAAGTGCTTTTTTAGTTTGACTACCATACAATCCATCTTCTGCAATATTTGTATTATAATTATTATTTAATCAATTTTGTACTGATCTTATTTTATCATCTCCAGTAGATGGCTGAGGCGTAGGCTGTGGTTGAGGTGCTCCGCCATCCAAAATAGTATTAACTGTATCAGCTAGTTCGTTCATTCTACTTAATAAATATGGACCTGGACAATCTGTATTAGCAAACATATTATGTGTAGTTAAACTGCCGTTTGGTGTTCCATCATAATATAATCTGAAATTATATCTTCTACATACATCTACTGCTAAATTAACTAATGTATTCCATGCCTTATCTGAAACTCTCCACTGTCCGCCTATTTCACAATTTGATACTTCTACTGTTATAGCTTGAAAATCATTATTTCTACTTGATGACGTTCATGCCCTGTTTTCTTCTTCTACATTGCAAACTAAATCTCCTGCATTGCCTATACAATAATTAGCTGAAGCATTTCTGTTTGGATTTTGAAATTCATTAACAGCACATTGTTCACCAGACAATATCCCCGCCATCATATGTGGCGTAAATTTACATATTTTATAACCGTTTCTGCCTTTTGTATAATTATTAAAGTGTGCTAAATACACGCTATTACATAAACTAGAATACATAATTATCCTCCTTCTTTTTCTTTTAAAGCTTTTAATCTTATATATATTTTCTTTAGTTGTTGAGTAATACTTCTCTCGCTCTCTAAATTTATATTTCCTATGATATCTTGAACACTTCTAACATTTTCCATATCAATATTTCTGGCGTCTGCAGAAATGAAGAATGACTCTTCACTAAGGAAGCCATCTTGGTTTTTTATCTTTATTACTTTAATTTTATCTATAAGTTCATCCCTTTCTAAAACTTTTATCTAATAAGATATAAAAGTTTTAGAAAATAAATTAGATAATTTAGTCCAAAATAAAAAAGCTTATTCATTAAAGAATAAGCTTATACTTGAACACCAGTTGCATCAACCCACTTTGAACCAGTATACCAGATTGGTTTACCTAGGGTTGTATCAAAAAACATAATACCTTTACTCCAATTTGATAATACTGTAGGTCTTTCGCTTGTTGTTCCTAATAAAACTTGTTGTATTACTCCATAATGAACATCTCTCATATATTTAACTTTAGAACTATATATTGTATCACCTTTAGCAAAAGTACCTTGAATTGTCGTAACTGTTAGACTCGTTGATGTAATTGCTGTTATCGTTCCTGTTGCTCCATTATTGTTCGTTATTGTATCGCCTACATTGAATACAAAACCACATTTTGTAGCCTCATTATCATATAAAATACTTTCAAATATTAAATTATTATTTGAAATATTACTAACTGGATTAACTATATAAATTTGATTTTCTAAATCTCTTTGCTGAAACATCGCAATACCTGTTTTATTATTGCCCTGATTTACAAATAAATCGCCAACTTTTCCATTTTTACTATAACTGTTATCGCTGTCAATGCCACTCATTGGTGAGTTGTAAGAATTAAATCAAATATTACCTTCTTTTACATTTTTGCCATTCAATGAGTAATCAGATAAATCGTAAAAATAATCTGTAGAGTAAATTGGCGCCAGCGAGTATCTGTTTTGCGTATATGTGCCTCCTTTGTTATCATTATTGACAGTTAAAGTACACTCGCTTGAACCACTATTTTTTGTTAAGAATTTATATTTTGAAGGTCTACAGCTGTTTAATATAATATTTGAATTTGTTCCAAAAGCTATAAATTTTCCAGGAAGATCGGCGTTTGCATTTCTTCCTAAGGAAACGGCAGTTAAATTTACCTTAGAACCATTTGAAACGATTAATGTAGCATTTGAATCTGTTGTATTTGCGTATAGGTATCCACTATTTATATTAATTGTTGAATTCATAAAATATAGTATATTTAATGCTTTAGGACTCTCTGAACCCAACGAGCCAATATTGAAATTTGAACCCTCAAAATAATATGCCGTATCTGTTGCGAAATCACAAGCAAGATTTCCTATATTAGAATAAACAACACCCACAAATTTAAATCCATTTTTACAACCAAGACAATATATCTCATTAATAAATAATGTTGTAGCATTCGTTCCACATATAAAACCAATTTCTGAACAATTATATATAAGTATTTTATTGAAAGTACATACTCAAATATTATTTGTTTTTATACCATATTTACAAGTCGATATACTAACATCTTCAATAACTGTTCTAGTACCTCCCACTTCATAATAAATGCCATAATCAGTTAACGAATTTCCATATAATTTAATATTATATACTTTTATATCTTCACAATAATTAAAATTTGAATTATAAGTCTTAAAATATAAGATAGTGTTTATATTATTATATTTAGAATTATTAGTTTTTATTAGTCTTGATCGGCTGCCTTCTAACTCTAATCCATTAAATAACACGATTGGGCCTTTAATATTATATTCATCTTGCTTATAAATTTTTAGTTTTGAAATATTATTATTTAATGCATATTCTATCGCCTTGTTAAATATTGGAGTGTTATCTTCCAAATCACTAGATAATCCGATAGCATTCAAATTTATTTCATTATCAATGATTAAAGTAGCATATAATTGATTTTCAAGCTCCTCTTGATAATCGGTTTGACTTTCAATACTTACTATCTTATATTCAGCTCCGCCGCCATCATTTGGCTCATAGTATCCAAGTGTAGTTACCATATCACCATTTTTTAATCTAGTGTCTGCTTTCATTTCTGCAACAGTATTAAAAAAATAGGTTTTCTTTTTGATATCTGTATTCAGAGTAATTACCTCTTCTTTTAAATCATCTACATCGCTATATAAACTGTCATATTTTTTATATTTCTTTAATTGTTCAGCTATGTTACCATCTTCATCAATATTAATATCTCCAATTGTATCTTGTAAATCTCTACCATTTTCCATATCAACATTTATCGAATCAACAGAAATAGTATAGGTTTCTTCACTAATTGAACCATCTGGATTTTTTATCTTAACAGTTTTAATTTTATCCATAAATTAAACCTCCTTTTCTATTTTATAATTTAAAAGTAATTTGTGTCTAAGACTATTAATTGATATGCATTTCCCGAACTAATTGTGTATCTTATACACATATATAATTTATGTGCTGTTAATTCTGAGTCACCTATAATAATATTATTTTCACCATCTACAAAATTAATTGTACCACCTTTATACAAAACTCCTATGAAAAAATAAGTTAGGTAAGGTGATAAACTACCAGAAACACTAGAATCATTAGACATTATATCAGGTAGAATAACTGTTAATGTTTTATTATCATCAACACCAGCTCTAATAAATAAACCATTATAACAACTGTCTATTGTTCTGTCATTATTATACAGACTAAGTTGTGGTTGATATAAAGGTTTTATATCAAACCAACCATTTTTTTGATAAACGGCTTCTTCTGATATGATTACTCCTCCTGCTCGCATAAACCCTATAAAATGAATAAATTCATTTGTACCAATAAATTCAAATAATGTTCTAGTTAAACCAGGCCTTACACTTTCCCATTTGATAACATCTTCACAACAATTATTAAAGCTAAACCAATGCGAACCTGTAAAACTTTCTGTTGCTCTAAAATTTTTAAAAATATTACATTGTGTGTAATTTAGTTTAATACCAATACTTGAAATTCCTTCTAAACCAAAATTGAAGAATTTATTACCATTAAACCTGTCTGTTTGTTCTGTTCCCTTTTGTGTTTCGATTCCAATAGCAGATGATATTCGACCACCATAAAATTGATTTTCGTTAATCCATGGGTTGCCATTATTACCGCATTTTAATAAAATTCCATGTTCCGTTGTATACATGCTATTCCAGCTTATTTTGTTGTATTGTATACCTTTTGTATTATTTGATTCTAATATAATACCCTTTTTAGTATTTAAAATTGAACCCACGTTTAAATTCAAACTAGCTACTATATTCGTATCTGCTAATATATGAATACCATTTCCTATATTTGTAGATGTTATATGATTAATGTTAATATTAGCACCAGAAATATTATCAATTTTAAAAGCATCAATATCATTTAATAATATAATATCTCCACAACTTTCAAAATTACATAGTGAGGTTCCAAACACCAAAGTAGAAGATATTGCATGGTTACCGTTACAAATTACTTTATATTTATTACTAGCTAAATTAATAGCTTTTTGAATAAAAGTACTATCATTAGTAATTCCATCTGCTTTAGCCCCCAACTGTTTTGGATTTATTGTTTCATTAAGCAAAAGAGTAGCATAAAAGCCATTATTTAATAATTCTTGATGTTTAGATGTGTCCTGTGTGCTAACAATTACATACTCTCCTGAACCACTATCATTTGGCTCATAGTACCCTTCTGTAATTGCCATGTCTCCAGCTTTCAACTTTGTATCTGCTTTCATATCTGCAACACTATTATAATAATATGGTTTTTTATTTATTTTATTAACCAAAGTTTCTCCATCTTCCATATCTATATGTTCAGCATCAACAGATAATGGAATAGAAGCGCTATATGAACCATCTTGCTGTTCTAATTTTATATATTTTAATTTATCCATTTTTTTCCTCCTTTATTTCAAAATTTTTCATTCAATTCTAATACTATATAAAAAGAGGGACAAATTGTTTATCCTAATTTGTCCCTTCTTCGTTATCATTTGCGGCAGCCGGTTCTTCATCCTCAGAGTTAGATTTTTGTGCGGTTGTCGCATCTTCTATTCTACAATATTCAAAATATTTTTCTTCAATCTCTTGCATAATACTTTTCATAATAAAATATACTGCATCAATTGACATTCCACTTTCATTAATTGTTTTTACAATTTTTTGTTCAAAATCTCTAAAAATCATATCCTTTTGTCTCCTTTAACTCTCTTTATAGTCTACTAATATACCTCTACTAAAATATAAACTTATATTTTTCCCATTTCTATCAGTCCAAGAAAAAGATATATTAGTTAACCCGCTATCTTTATTAGGTTTTCCTGTATATAATAAGTCTCCTGTGCTAGTAAGAATTTTTAAATCCCCTTTAAATTCCATAGAAGCTTGATTAACTATTCCGCCATCTCCAACATTCAAGCCAGAAACTGCAGGATGTTTTGGGTACCTCTCTCATTGTGAGCCCGCTCCCATCTGCAAATATCCACCATTCGCGGAAACATCTATCGTACTACCAGTAATAGCAGAACTGCTTATACTACCAGAAAAATTTCCTCCACTAGCATGCAAAGTACCATTATTTTCTACTCTAAAATTATTTCCATAATCTATTAAATCCCCTCTACCGCTATTATATCCAGTACTAGTAATTTTAATGTTACTAAAAGTTGCATTTCCATTAGCATCAATCTCTCAGTTTGGACCTTTTAAACGACCTGTCGCATAAATATGTGTATTTCCATTACTACTTTTTAATTCTTCAGAAGTAATAGTTCAACCACCTATTTTTCCACTCTCTGCAGTTAAAGCTCCAGCATTAGTTACCTTAAAATCCTCACCTATTTGTAGAGAACCACCTGTAATAGATACATTACTTGCGGTTAAAGCTCCATTTTTAGTAACTTTAAATGTAGAATTTGCTCCAAGAGATATTCCATTAGTTCCAATATAAACTCCGGCATTTTCTGAATCTATAGTATCTTTATTATTGTAAATAGCTGAACTACCAATGGTAAATCCACCAATTTTTCCGCTATCAGCAGTAATTTCACCTTTTATAATAGCATCTTTTGCATATAATTTACCATCTTTATCAACAGCAAATCTATTATTTATTGCTAAATTTAAATTTTCTCTACTAGTTCCATTAATAGTTCTAGTAAATACACCATCACTACTTGAAAATCTAACATTAGTAGTACTACTTTTAGTTCCTGTAAAAATTGAATCGTCATCTATGTTAAAACCAGCTATTGTACCTCCGCCTTTTGCAGTAATATGACCATTAACATCAACTTTAAAATTTCCATTTCCTCATTCGATTAAAGGAGTTGTTAAATCAATAAGCATACCACTATTATTTTTATTAGCAGAACCATAGCTAGTAGGCTTTCCATCATCTTTATAATTTTTTCAATAACCATTACTATATAACATAGCTTTACTTGCGGAAGGGTCTATAATAATCTGTCCTGGGCCGCTTTTCCCAAATATCGCAGAACCATCTTTAGAATTTAAAAATAAACTTCTTTCTCCAGCGCTATATCCGAATATTCCAATATCAATTGTATTTTTACCAGCTTCTTTAACGCTTCCCATTAATACACCGGTAAAACTATTATCACTTTCTTTCTGACCAGCACCTATCTGAGGAGCTAATATAACTCCATTCCCATTTTTATCTATACTAACACTATTGCCATCTCATCCATTAATTGCAGCATGCCCATATTTATTTAATAATAAATGAATTGGAATGTGTATTCGCGCAACTTCAGTATTACTATTATTTTTTATAATACATTCAAGACCATTAGTTACACACTCTCCATTAAAATTATCTAATGGCTTGTAAGAGGCTTGATTACGTGCTAATATCATATCTTGTCTATTATATAATCCTAAATGTAAACTATTTACTCAACTTGAATTTACTGAATCATATATTCTTCCTCTAATATTTCAGTTATAAGTAACCGCATTAGACTGAGTCAATGTACTTATATCTTCAGTCACATTATTTATAATTTTTGTAACCTTTAACTCAAAAGGATTAGAATTATCATATTGCGGTTTGCGACCGTCTGCACTATAAGTTGCATATCTAAAACCAGTCCCTTCATTTAAAGAGACTCCATATCCATTTGAAGCCGTCGCAGTAATAACTGGTATTGTGCAATAATACTGCACATTATCATACGTAACTGTTGCTTTTACTATATTTGCAGGTGAGTTTACACCTTCATAATTTAAATAAGTAAATACTCCTGCAGTAGTAACACTTAAGCTTGTAGTATCATAAAGATTAGTTGTATATTTATTTTTTAAAATACTTCATTGAACAACTGCACTTTTATTTTCGCTAGTATTTCCAGTCGTACTGCCTTCAAAAATTTTAGTTCCATTATGCCATAATTGAACATTAAATCATCTACCACTTTGTCTAGGTGTATAATTAATATTTCCATTTAATATCATTGGATATCCAAAATCAGTATTTTGAGTATTAGGAACTATTCTACAAACAAATTCAGTACCATTAGTTCCAGGTTCTCCCTCTTTTACAAAAGTAAAATCAGTTTCTGTAACTAAATTCATACCTTTATAATTTACAGTTAATTGAATTGTATTATTTGTTTTTCTTACATCATATTTATCGTTAATATTATAATAAATTACCTTCTTATCTTTAATCATTAAAGAATTATTATATGGTAGTCATGGATAATCTTGATTTTGTGTTACTTTTATTAATGTATTCTCAGAAGGCGCTATTCATTTTATCTCACAGTTAGAAATTATATCATCATCAAGAGCATTTCCTAAATTATCATATACTGTAAAACTCAATGGTAATATAATTTGTGGATTATCTAAACTATTACTTGCTGGTGAAACTCCTGATTCATTATATTTAAAAGTTTGTGAACCATTGTTTAAAACTAAACTATAAGCATCTTTTTTATCTAAACTATTTTTAATAACAATAGAAGAAGTGCCAATATAGACACCATTATGATAGACAGAACATTTATAAGTTGCAAAATTTGTTATTGTATTTATTTGTAAATGATGTATTTTTCTTCCTTCTATTCTCATGATTTTATCATAACTATTAATCGTTGTCAAATACGTATTTAATTGATCTTGACTAGCTGCAGCCATTGCTGTTTCTGCGGCAATTTTTGCTTTAAGGCTTGTATAACCAGCAACCGCATTATTATAAGTATTATTATCTACTGTTGTTTCAGCTAAAGAATAAAAATTATTATTATTATCTATCTCCGCCCATTGATAAGTATAACTATTACTAGTTGATTCTTGTCCATTTATTAAACAAGTTAATGTAGGGTTACCAATATCATAATAAAATTGTTCTCCTTTGTCAGAAATAATAGAAATTTCATAAGTAGATGAATAGTTAGTTATAGTAAAAGTTTTACTTAATATAATATCATTATAAATAACTACACATTTATACTTGGTTTCTTTTGCTGCGCTATCACTTTTTCTTACTGTATATTTATAATTTGCGGGAATTCATTCTACTACTGGAGCAATTCCATTACCACCACTTTTAACTACATTTTTTGAATTTAAACACTTTCAGCCTTGCCCGCCATAAGCATTAAAATTTTCGCTTAAACTTGTAATTCCATTATTTTCAACAAATCAATAATATGGTAATTTTTGTGTATCTGGATTTATATATTTTCCTTTAACTCTAACCTGTGCTTGAATAGCTCTAGTAGCACTAGCTAAATCATTTTCATCAAAATAAACACCTTGAGGTGTTATAAAACTTAAGCTACATGATTCTAAATCAGATTCGCTTAAGGCTTGACTTCCACATATTTCAAAATTTTTAATAAAAATATCATTTGGTTTAGCAGAGTCTTGATTAGGAAAATCATAACAAAATAAAGATATTTTATTTATATATTGAAAATTAATACCATCTATATCAAATATTCCAACTTGTCTTTTAAAATTAGGCATTTTATAAGGATTGCCTTCAAATTGATTTACATCTAATACATAATTTCTAGTAACTAATTCTTCACTACCATTATCTTTAAAAACCATTTCATATAAAATTCCATAGTTTCCTCTAAATTGTTGCTCAGTAGGTAAGCTAGTTTTTATTGTAGCTGCTAAGATAATAGAAGTTGATGATTTTATATATTCATAAATACTTTTTAAATTAAGTCTTAAATGATTAGCAGAACTGCTATTTTTATTATATATTATATATTCATTTGTTGTTTTATAACTACATAAATTATAACTTTTATTGCTTTCAACACAATTATTCCCAATTACTTCAAAAGCCTCTTCACCTTCTGCGGAAACTGCATAATTCTTACCCAGTTTACTCACAGAACCTAAAATAGTTTTATCTCTACTCATATCATTACTAGGAACTAAAATATAGACTTCAGAACCATTATTGTAAGTAACTTCAGAACTTCCTGAGTAGGCATAGAATACGCTATCTTGATACTGAACTTTATATTTTCCAATAGTTTGATCTTCGCAGTTAATAATTTTTGCTTGAATTGTTTTATCATATCCAGCTTTCTTAACTGCACTATTTACAATAGTTTCAATAGCATCAAGTATTTGATTTTCATACTTCACTCCTTGTCATCTCCTTTTTTCTCAAACTCTCTTATTTTTTCTCAAAGTCTTATTAAAAATATTATATATATTTACCCAAAATAAAAAAGGCGATTAATTTAATCGCCTTATTATCTATTTTCTTTTATTTGCTCTCATACTCGCCATATTTACTAAATTATTGAGAGCTTCTTCTATCTCTCTTGAATCTTTTACATTAGGGAATTGTGCATCTATATGAACATTTTGTTCTAATACATCATTTCCAACATTAGCTCCAAAATTACCTGCGGTTACCGTAGCTAATTTTCCTAACATTGAGCTTCCTAATAATCCAGTAATATTTCTTATAATATTTACTGCATTTAACATATTTGAGGTATCTTCTTTATTTAACACTAATTCTTTTTCATCAAGTAGTGCTAAACGACCTTCGCTACCTCACATTCCAGTATAACCACCAGTATCATATCTAGACAATTGAGATTTTTTAATCCAACCTAAATCTCTATATTTACCATCTGCACTATGAATATGAATTCCATATGGGTTTCCATTAATTGTATCAACAACAATTCCATTTGCAACTCCAGAATATAGACTTCCTGCAGGAGTTGTTCCATAAGAATCATAATAATATCTTCCATTATAAGTAGCTGTTTCTCCCAGTACAAGATTTCCATCACCACTTCCAGAACCAGCGCCACCGCCTCTATTATTTCCTGATCCAGAGCTAGAACCGCTACTTGAATTTGTATTTTGATTTCCTGTACCAGATTTTGCATTTTCTTTACTTGCGGCTGCAGCAGCTTGTCTTTGTTGTCCTGACCAATATTCATAAGCAGCTTTAGTTGCAGCTATTGCCGCATTTCTAGCAGAATTATATTTCTCAACTAATTCATCTAATTGATTTATTACATTTCCAATAGCAGTTAATTCATCTTCATAAGCATTAATTAATTCTTCATTATTACGTGTTAACTCTTGAGTTTTATCTATATTCGAATCAATACCTTCTCCAAGACTTTCAAAATTAACTCTACCAGTTTCTTCTAATTCACTTAATCCATCTTCATAATCTTTAGTTGCTTCATGCAATTGTTCAAAAGATTGTTGACATACTTCTAAGAATCCACCTTCTCCAGCAAATACATCTGTCATATGTTGAACTCCAGATTCCCAATATGGTAATAAATCTCCCATAATTATTTCTTTTTCTTGGTCTGACATATTTTGGAAATTAGATGCATCTGTTTCATATAGTATAGCTAAATCATCAAATGCAGATTCAGTTAGATTGTTTCTAATTGTAGCATTTTGCTCTACTAATCCATTAATTAATTCTCCATATTGTGTTTGTAATAATAATTCTTTTTCTGCTCTTAGTTCTGGATCATTAATTTGCGCAGCTTCCGCCATTTTTTCTTGGAATTCAACTCAAACTTCATACATTTGATTTAAATTATCTTGATATCTAGCTTTATCAAAATTATATAATGAATTATACATATCATTTAATTCATCTTGTAATTGACCAATCTGATCTTCATCTGCAGTGTATTCATATCTATAATTACCTTGGCTATCTCTTCTTAATCTCATTTTTGTTTTATTTTGTTGAGCTTCTTGAAGAGCAATTTGTTTTAGAGCAATTTCATATTTTTTATTAGCTCTTTCAATATCATATTCAGTAAGTTTATCACGTTCACGTAAATCCGCAAGCTCTTCGTCCATAATCTTTTTAAGTTGTCTTTGTGCGGAAATACTATCTGTATTATCAAGAGCATCTAGATATTTATTTTCAAGCTTTTGAACCTCGTATAATGAATTAATTGTATCTAAATATTGGTCTGCATTTTTATTAATTAAGGTCCATTCTTCTTCTATATAATCAAGTCCTAAACCATCAGTAACTTTATTATTCAAATTTTGGAATATTAAATTAATTGCATTTAAATATTTATCTTGCAAGTTCTCAATAGAACTTTCAATTAAATCATTAAGTTCTCCAACAGCATCTTGTCATTTTTCTTTTGCATTTTCTCATGCATCAGAACCTTCATCAAGAGCATCTAATTGAGCTCTCCAAAAATCTACTTGTTGTCTTTGGAAATCTAATTGATTATTAAAATTTTGTTGTTGTTTATCATAGTATTTAGCTAATTGTCCATAAGATTCTTCTCCATAAACTAATGAAACAACTTGCATATCATGGTCTATTAAATCACTAATCATTTCGTAAGACTTAATTTGTTCATCGAATTTTTCTTGAGCTTCATCCATCATGTCTAAATAAGATTCATGGATTTCTTTTTGTAATTCTAATACATCTTCAAGGTTACTCATTAACTCTTCATAATATTTCTTTAAATCATCTAATGCAGCAGTTCTGTTGTCTCCATATACACTAGACCATCCGCTATTATCCATTTGATTTAATTCAGCTAATGTATTATCTACTTGTTTTCTTAATGCTTGGACTATACCAGTATTATCATCTTTATAGTAAGAAGAAAAGTCTACTAATCTAGCCATTGCATTTCCAAGTATATCATCATCTTCAATTTCATCAATAATTTTCTTTTTGAAATCATTTCAATCTCTTTCAGCTTCAGCAAGATCTAATCTAATTTCAATTTCCATATCAAATTTTTCAATTTGAAGATCTATTTTTTCATCAATAGCATCTTGGATATCTTTTTCGAGTCCTGGAATTAAATCAGTTACAACTTCGTCATATCTATCTAAGTCTTTTGTAAATTTATCAAAATCTTTTTTTGCTTGTTCAATAGTGTCTTTATAACTTTCTTGAGCTTCTGCGCTCATATGATTATATTCATTTATTAAACCGTTTACATAATTTAATTGTGAAGCATATACTTGAGCATAATTAGCAATAGTTCCATCAGCATTAAAAGACACTCCTTTTCCAGACAACTTGTTTTTTAATTCAACTGCTTCCTCTTTAGCTATACCAATTTTTGTTGATGTTGTTCCAATTTGTTTATTTAATAAATCAAGGCGTTTATTTAAATTAGAAATTAAATCTTTACCAAAAAGTTTCTTTTTCTGCTTATCTATTTTATCTAATTCAGTTTCAATACCTTTTAATTGAATATCAACGTCATGATAACGATTAATTTCTTTTTCTAGCGGATCCATTTTATTTGGTTTTTTGGCGCTTCCGCCTCCACCGCCGCCCTTTTTTCCGCCTCCACCGCCACTAGACTTTCCTGGAGCTTTTCCACCTGAATTTTTTGAAGAATAGTTGTTAAAAGATCCACCAGGAGCTTTTTTAATTCCACTAATTTTAGGTTGTTTTCCATTGGTAGCTAAAGCCATAACAGGAACAGTAACATCTGTCTCTACTGGAGCTAAAGGTGTAACTGTATCTATTGCAGTATACTCAGGAACTTCAGTAACAGTTCCATCACTAGATGTGAATTTTTTAGTTGATGCTGCAATTACTTCATGTTTTGTTTGAGTAGGAGTAATTGATTGTTTTTGTTGTATAGTATCTGTCTCATAAGTAGGTTCAATTCCTAAAGCACTAAATACTGCATTAGCTTGTTCAACTGTCATTTGACAATCTGTAATTAATTTATTTAATGCTTCTATAAAATGAGTATCATCAACAACAATATCTTGACCTATTACAAAGCCATTCATAGCCTCTTGAGCTTGTTCTCTTAAAGATATAAAATCAGCTAATAAACTCTCTTTTTGTTCACCTAGCTTATTATTTATAATGATATTAGTTATTATATCTTCACTTAAAGCATCTCTTAATCCTTCAATAGCATCTTCACTACCATTAGCTATCTCTTGAATATCACTCAAATGCTCTTTAATAAAGCTATGAGAAATATAATCTGCTTCAGTGTCATAAACATCAGCTAATGCATTTTTCATATTATACATCGCTTCTGCATATTCTTGACTAGCTACAGAACTTTCTTGAATTATATCAGTTCAATCTTCCATGTTATCAGCTAATGTTTCAATAGCTTTATTCATTTTAATAACTCTAAAGGCAAACTCTACCGCTGTATCTGAATCATATTTTAAATTGTCTCCAACAGACTGTTCAGACTCTGCAATTTCCATTAGATTTTTTGCATAAACTCTAATATCATCTTCGTATTCTGCAAATTTTTTCTTACTTAAATCACTACCATATTCTTCAATATCAGATTTTTTTAATTCCATAGAACTAGCGATAGCATCATTAATATCTCATTTATAACTAGATAATGCATTTTGAAAATTTTCTGCAAACTGAGTTCCAGAATCAAAACCTAATTCTACAATTGCTTTATCATCTAACCCAAATAAATTTTTAATACCTTCTTCATCTAAATTTTGTAACTCTTTTGCTTCATCTGGATTTAATCTACTAAATAAGCTTGATAAATCAAATTCTTTAGTTTTACTTGATATTGCATTTGTAAGAGCTTGTGAAAAATCTGTTCCATATTTAGCTCCTGCTTTTGCAGCGTCTATTCTTGCCTGATTAAAAGTATCTAAAAAGCTTTGAGTATCAGTCTCCGCCTCAGCCTGAATTCTTGAATTTTCATAATCTCTTGCTAAATCTGAATATATTTGAGCACGCATTTTTGCTCTAGCATCTTTATTAGATGCATCTAAAACTGCTTCTCCAGAATCATCTAAGAATTTATCACCTTTTCAAGTCTTTCCAGTAACATCAATACCCATTAATTGTGCATAAGCTTCTGCTAAATCCTTATTGCTATCTAGATTAGAACGACCTAAACGTTTATTTAGCTCTTCATCAGAAAGACCCTTTCTCTTTAAAGCATCTGTAACCTCTTTATTTAAATTCTTATTAACTCCAGCAATCGCACCCATTAAACTTGAACCAGCAGCCCATTGACTGAACTCGTGGCTTCAAGCTTCTTGAGAAGTCAACTTATCTCCTTTTAGATTTGCAGATTGATTATTTCTTCTTTCCTCAGCTTCTCTTTCTTTTCTAGTTATTTCTTCTTGAACTTTAGAACTATTTACTATATCTAATATTTGTTGATATAAACCTTGATCTATCTGACCTGTTTTTGCATTAGTAGCCATACGCGCAATCTGACTACCATATTTCTCTTCTACAAAAATTTTATTTATTTCTGAATAATACCTTTTATTAGCTTCTGCTGCTTGTGTAGTACTTTCTGCTAAATCAATAAAAGCATTTCTATTCTCTGCAATTTGTTTGGCAAGAATTTCTAAACCATGATTACCTTCATAAGTTTTTTTAACTCATTCTTCCATAGCTTCATTGCTATTTCTTACTTTATCGTATTGAATTTCATCTTCTTCTTTTAATTTTTGTAAAGATGATGTAATATCTGTAACTTGACTATTTGTAACACCAATATTTGCATTTAATACGGCTATTGGATCTTGAAGAGATTTAATATTTCTTATTAAATCTATTGGAGTAGCTTTTCCAACTTCTCGTCCAGTATCTGTTGTTTCAGATCTAATATTTGCTTCATTAGATTGTATTTTTGCAGCATACATTCTTTTTGCAGCTTCTTGTGCGTCAGCATTAATTTGACCTTGTAATTCTTCTAATGTACCTTTTTGAAAAGTTAATAAACCATTTTTATATTCAGCCTTGTCATATAAATTATATGTCTCCATTAATTCTTTTGCGGTTGCATTAGCTTTTTCTAAAGCCTCATTATATTCTTCTGTGCCTTGTTTCAAATCTTTTAATTCATTTTTTGCATCATTATAGTCACTAATAGTTTTCTTTAATTCTTCAGCTTTATTTTTTAATTCCTCATATTGTTTAGTTAACTCTGCGGCATTTTTAGCAGCTTCTTTTGCGGCGTCTGCATCTTTATTATAAGCTTTATATAATGATATTCCAACTGCTACAACTGCAGCTATTGCTGCGGCTATTGCTAATAAAACTAACCATAATGGGCCTAATGCAGTTTTGAAAGTTAATACTGAAATAGTAGCTTGTTTAAAGCTTAAGTCTGCTGCAGTTGTACCTGCTGTAACCGCACCCATGCCAACAGCTAAACTAGGCATTAAAGTTTTTATCGCTCCAAAACTTGTAATTAATATTGGTAATGTTGCTACTAATGTTGTTAATATTCTTTTAAACTTTTCTCAACCAGTAAGATTATCATCAAAAATAGTAGAAACAATACCTGATAAAGAAGTAAATAAACTAACTAAAGCTGTTACTCCTCGAACTACATCAGAAATCGCTTTTTGTCTTTCAGCTTGAGCTTGCATTGTTTGTAGATTTTTTTCTCTTAAAGCTTGTTCATTTTGCAAATCTACTAATAAACCTGCTTCTTCATCTGCTGCTCCTTTAGCAGCAATTTTTAAATTATTTACTTTATTATTTATTTCATCTCTAGTATTCTTTTGATTGTCTAAAATGAATTGTATTTCTTCTTCAGTAAGTTTTTCACCTTCTGCTACTTTTTCTGTTATCTCAGACAACTGAGCCATTTTTTCTTTACTCAATGTCATACCTTCTATGGCATCTATTAAGTCGATTTGAACTTGTAATTGTTGCTCATCTGTTTCAAAGGCATGCTCAGTTCCTTCTACATAGTCATCAATACCATTTTTAAGATTTTTATATCTTAGTGTTTCTTGAGTTTGTAATTCAGACTGCTTTGCTATTTCTTTTTCCAAAGCTTCTTGAGTATCTGCAGCAGTTTCTTTTACTTCTATTCCATATTGTTTTGCTATATCTTTGTATTGTAAAATACCTTGAATACGTTGTTCTAATAGTCCAATTTCTGCAGTTTCATTCGTAAATTGTTTAGCTTGTTCTTCTGTTAAATATTTTTGTAATTCTAAAGTTTTTTCAGCATAAGGAATTTCTTTTTCTAGTGCCGCTGCATTTGTAACGCCTTCTCCAGCAACTCCTCCTTGAGCAATAATTTGTTTTTGGAGTTCCTCTCTACTTATATTAGCTCTCATTGCTTCTAAGTTTTCTATTTGTCTTTCAATAGAAGCGCCTATTTGTTTATTAAAAATATTTGCAATTGTAGAACCAAAAAATGCAAAATCTTTTAGTCCTCCTCCAAGACCGGCTAACAAATCATTAAAAATACTTAATAATCCTGTTACAGCATCTGTCATACCATTAACTGCTTTTTGATCAAATAATATATCATAAGTTCTTTCTGCTTCAGTACTTAATTGCTCTAAATGAGCTTTGGTACTCTCCATATATATATCTTGTTGTTTTTGTAATGTTCCTGCAGCATTAGCAGACATTTTTAAAGATTCTGTATACATATCTCAATTATCAAATAACGATAATAAATTATTATACTGTCTAGTACCAGCCATTGTTTGAGATAAAGCAATTTGTTGTTCTCTAGACATAGTTGTTCATTTTGCACCTATCTCTTCAATAACATCACCCATGTCACGAAGTTGATTATTTGCATCAAGAACATTTACTCCATATTGAGCCATTTTTTCAGTATAGTTTCCAAGAGTAGTTTCATCATCTAATCCAGATTTAATATCTGACATACGAGCATAAATTGTTTTTAATGCAACACCAACTGATTCTGGTGCCTGTCTAGTTACAGATACAATAGTAGCTAACTGCGCATTTAATTGATCAACATCTACTCCCATTAAATTAGCGGCAGATGCAACTTTACTCATACCAGTAGATAGTTCTTCTAGATCTGCGGCTGTTCCTGCAGCTACCGCTGCTAATTTATCTACATATAATTCTGCTTCATCAGCAGTAACCTTATAACCATTTCATACAGCAGTTAATTGTTCAGAAACTTCTCGTCCAGATTGACCAGTAACATTTGCTGCTTTCATAGTAACTTCAGCTCTAGCTTGAGCTTCTTCATCCCCTAAACCTTGTTGATAGTAAATTAAAGAAGCTTCAGTAAAATCTTTTGTTGAACGACCTAAATCTTTTGCAACTCTATTTGCTCTAGTTGCAAATTTATCCATTTCATCAGCTGATTTTTCTGTTACTATTCTAATATCATTTAAAGAAGTATCTAATTTAACTGTATAATCATAAGCTTTTTGAATATTGTTAGTCAAGTTATTAAAAACACTTGAAGAAATTCCATATCTAACAGTATTTTTAAAAGTAGTTGCCATTTTATCTAATGTTGAGCTTGCTTGTTTTAACTGAACATTAGTATTTAAAACTTGCATAGCAAAATTATTATAAGCAGTTGCTCCAGAACTTCCACTTTTTACTAATGCTTGTTGTAAATTTTGAACATTTCCATATGTATTTTTAATTCCTGTATTAACTTTACTTAAATCTAATTGATTAAGTTTATTATTTCAAGCACTATTTAATATATCTTCTAATTGGTCCGCTGCTTTACTAGCTTCCTTTAAATCTTCCGTAAGATGTCCAGACATTTTTGCTTGTGCAGCTTCTAATCTTATATCTGTTAATTGACGTTTTATTTCATTTAAACTAGCTTTATCAATAGTATAACCAACTTTAATATTAACATTAGCCATAATTCCTTTTTCCTCCTTTTTTGTTTAACAAAAAAAATCCTTTATTTACTATCTTTGTAAATAAAGGATTTTATATTAATTTATTTTGGCCTACTCTATTTCTCTTCCGCCATTTGCAGCTTTAGCAAAATTAATTACTTCTTGATATTTTTCAGGATTAAAATTATCCATAATATCTTTCATAGCTTCTGCTTGTTTAGGTAAATCATTTATAAAGCTTTGAATTAATGAAGATACTGAACGTTTGTAAGATATAATTTCTTCCTTAACTTCTGTCATCCAATAATATAATTCATTATATTCATCTTCACTAAATTGTTCAATAAAAGCATCAATTAAACCATTACTTTTTAAACTATCATAAAGTTTATTTTCATCTTCTCTTTGTTTATCTGTGAAATTAATATTAGTATACATATAAATTAAATGTAAATGGAAAAATTGATCAATTTTAATTGGATTATAATATCCATCTTCTAATGATTTTTGTAAAGTAATCATAATTAAATCATATTTATCTTCAATAGGTAAATAATCTAATACTTCTATTTCATTTCCTTCTCATTTCATTGTATGAGTAGAAGTTTTAGGTTTTAATTTCATATTTGCATAACTTATCATAATACTTTTTCTCTCCTTTTTCTCTCTTTTCTATATTATAAAACTTTTTTTAATTTTTGTCAAGTTTTATTCATGAACATATTGAATTTGTGTAACTAATTCATTTAAAGTTTTAAAAGTTTGTCTAGAGCGTACTCAAGCTACTAAACTTTTTGACTCTGGGGTTAAATCAGTATATCCCTCTGTTTTTAATAATTCATTTAATTTATCTCCTCGTCTAGTTACAAAATCATTGCTTGTTTTTATTTTATTAGCTCCAATAACACTTAAAACAGGTAATTGATTTTTTGAAGCTCCAGCTAATGATTCAAAAAACTCATCTAATTTAACTAAGCTATCTAAATATTGTAAAAATAATACATTCTCTCCTTGATTAGAACCTGTAATTGCATCTAACAAAGCCATTGCTGCATATTTTCTTCTTAAATATTGCATTTCTGCAGTACTTGTTAATCCATGATATAAATTATTATAAAAAATATATTTTTCAAAATTATCCGCTTGAATATATTTATCAAAAAATGTTTTTAATTTTGTTGTTTCAAAAGTTGTTGTAACTTTTCTTCCTTTATTGATAGCTTGGGCTTTAGCACTTATTCCAAATGATAAATTAATACTTCCATTTTCATTATCAACAGAAATTGTATAATCAGCTTTCTTTGTGCTTCCGCCTTCTATTTTTTCAGTACCAGTTCCTTCAATATCAACAGTCATATCTTCATTTTCTAACGTCTGTAAAAATTCATTTAAAGATTTAATTGCAAAACTTGCGCCTAATCCTTCTCCTAGTCCACCTAATATATTTGAAAACAAATAATGCATTGGGTATATTAAAGAATCATAGCTAAAAGTTTTATTTTTATATTGCACCCTTTCTGGTTTTGAACCTGCTTTTAATGAATTTTTTGCTGCTTCTAATTGACTAACCCTCTCTTTTAATGTTTGAAAAGAGGTTATTGCTGTTTTATTTATTGCTAATAAATTTAATTTATTCCCCATTGAAAATAAACTATTTATGTTTGCTAATGCTTTTGCATCTCCTTGATATTGATCTAAAATATATTTCATATAATCCTCATTTCCCTTTTCAAAAGTAGAAATTACTTCATGAATATATTTTATATAATTATCCAATATTCCTATTTGCTGCTGTGCGGTTGCCGCTTGTTTTAAAGCATAACTCGTTGATGTACTCTCACCGATTCCCTTTCTAATTAATTCTGTCACATCTATTGCAACTTTCTTTTCTATTTCATTTAATGCACTAGAATTTCCATTTAAATCATTAATAGTTCCAAGCGCTTCAACTAAAGATTTACCATCTTTATTAGTAATATTTTCAATTGCTCCCATACGTTTTCTAAGTATTGCAGCATCTTGTCCATATATACTAGAAATTAAACCTCAATTCATGTCTATCTTGATGTTTTTATTTTTATAATCTAAATAACTTTGTTTATGGTAATGAATATATAATTCTTGTGCCAAATTAATTTCTTTTTGATTTACTTCTTGTACTGTTTTTGCCATAATTCTTCAACTCCCTAAACTAAAAAAAGAGAGGGATAATCCCTCTCTTAATTATTATTTCCTAGAAAGAACCAGCTTCTCCGCTATCAACATTAGAATCATCTTCAGATTCTGGAATATCGAATCCTGCTGGGTGACCCATTACAGATCCTCTAGTTTCAGCACCAGCTTTTGCATCTTCAACAATTTGAATTACACATAATACTTTTTTAGTTCTATCGAACATTGTGTATCCTGGGAAAGCATCCATAGTAAATGAGAATGTACTTGGATCTCCAGTAGCAGCCATATTAAATGTAAAGTTAGATTGAATTTTAACATTTGGTAATGTAATTTCAGCTGGCATATCAACACCGTCAGATTCTCTTCTGAATAATGTACTAGCTTCAACATAATAATTTCCAGCAAAATGATCTGCGTCAATTTGTAATTCAGATACATCTTTAGAATTTTTTACTACATAGAAATCAACAAAAACTGTTTTTCCATGATATTTACTATCAGCACCTGTTAAAGTTTTTCCTGAAGTAGTTAATCCAGTAATTAAATCTCCTGTGATTGAACCATCTGACTCAGTAACCATAACAAATACTGGAGCATGAGCATCAATCTCTTCTTCTGTTTCTAAAGCATCTGTTAAATCAATTACACCTGTATCACTTACATAAGCTTGAGATGTAACATGAACATGAACTTGTTTTTGTTCATCTTTAAATAAACCAGCACCAGATAAGATTGAGAAACCAATTGGAGATAATAATGCATCTTCAACTGTGAAAGTTAATGTTTTTTCACCTTCCCAAGCAATTAATCTTGTATTTCCTCTACCACCTTGTGCATAAACAGTTGTTGCTGCACCTTCAATAGTAGAAGTTGTTGCTGTATCAATATATAATACTGGTTGACCTTTTTTGAAAGTAGATGTACCGATTGTAGTATCAGCTTTTGCTTTAAATACTACGTTAGCAATTTCTCTTACACCGAACTTCATATCTTCATATCCTCCTTATTTTATTTATGTTCTATGACGAATGAATGTCTTTCATTCAGTCTTCAATTTCCTTTAAATCCTTTGCTCCAGCCATTTTAGCTTGAATATAATTGTCATAACTCATTTTTAATTTAAATCTCTCAAATTCATCAAATAATTGATAAACAGTTAAATTTAGCAATGAATTCATATCTTTATATTCTCCAACAGCTAAAATAGAAACATAACGGCTTAATATGTCAATTTTTTTCTTTTCTTGTTTTAACTCTGCTAATTTTTGATGTCTTTTTTTCAGTTTTTCAGCAATCTTTTTTGCAAGATCTCCACTAGGATTATAATCTCTAGTTTCTTCTCTACTAAAAGAAAACATTTGATTAAAAATTAACTTGAAAGATTCAAAATTGTCATTATTAATTGAATGGCTTTCTTCATCTTTTTCTAATATAATACTATCGTTAGAAATTTCTATTGTATAATATGGAAAAATAAGGGCTAGAACCATTTCAACGCAATTCCTATTTTTTTGCATTACCGCATTACGCTCTTTTAGTATTGCTATTAATATATCAAAATTTGTTTTGTTCTCTAAATTCACTTTGTCCTCTTCTGGTAAAATGTTTTTAGAAAAATTAATTAATTCACATCCTGTAAAAAATATTTCCTCCCCAATATATGCAATTTCTTTAATAGTAGGCTGATGTATAGTAATTTGAGCTTCCATAAATGGAATATCATTACCAGATAATAATAATAAATCATTATCCATTATTTATTATCTTGCGGAGGTAATCGGTCATCATTACCATGAATTGCTCTATAAGATAAACTGTATCCAGCTAAATCTTCATTTAAAATTAATTCATTGCAACCTAAAAAATTTAATTCACCTATTCCGCTTAATTTTGCATTGTTCAATAAACCATCAATAAATCCAGCTATCTTTAATGGTCTCAATCTATAATCACCAATATCCCAATAGTCTAAATGACATATTATATCAAAAGTAATTGTACAATCTCTATAATATGGATTTTCTTTATTTGAAGTAAAGTTATCGCATGACATAATTATATAAGATTTAATCTCTTCATGTTCTGGCATTCTAATTTTAGGGTTTAATTTAATATATCCTTCTTTAATTAATTTAGGTAAAGTCATTTCTTCAAGTTTGTCTTTATAAACTTGACTTGTTTCATTATCTAAACAATCTTTAGTTCCTAACACAAGTAATCTTTTTAATCCATCGCTATGTGGATAACTTTGTACAAACAAAGCTTTTAATATTGTTTCTATATCTTTTTCAAAAGATAAGAATGATGATTTTAGCGGAATCGTACTTCTAGTATCTCTTTTCATAATCCGCACTCCTTTTTTCTATAATGATTGAATTGTAATATTTAATACAATATCTTCTTCATTTTGTCTTATATATCTTAACTCAAAATTACCACTTCTACCAGTTATAATTTCTATATACACTGTAGAATCATCTTGTTCCAAAATTTTTGCTTTTGAACTACCTATAACCCAGCTTCCGCCATCAGCATTTTTAATTGTATAAGTCTTTTTATCATATGGATAAACCATAGAAGGTCCTTCTATTATAGGTTCATCTTTATTTACAACACTTACTACTTCAGCGGCAGCATCTTCTTTAACTTTTGCATCTGCAATACTATTTTGATACCATTCTTTTAAATATAATATAATAATACCATCAGAACTCATATTATCTATGGCTTGAACTTCTCAAGGTTTTCCATTAATTTTTAATACAGAAAATCTATGGAAAAAAGCTTCAGTATTTTCATCTTTTGTAATATACATTTGTAATGTATAATCAATATCATTTCAAAGTTTTTCTTCTTGATGACGCCAATCTATTTCATTTACAGAAGTTCTAGCTACATAACATTTATAATCAGTGTCATTAATTGTAACAGTATATTTACATCTGCGGATTTCCGCCCTAAAATAAGCTGTTTCTTCTAATCTTCTCAAATATACTAATCAATCAGTATTATTTTCCACTCATGTAAATACGTCTCCAGGTTTCATACCAATTTCTTGTAATCCTTCTGAAGTTTTTTTATCATACTCTCTTTTATTTAAACATATATCCTTAAAAGGTATAGATATAAATTTATTATCAAAAGTATTTTTTATATGATCTGGATTAATTAAACATTTAAACTCTCTTCCATCATTTAAACGAGCAGTTGCACTTTGATAAGAATATAAAAGTGCCTTTCTCAAACTTCTTAATTTATCATCATTCATTCGATCAACTTGTTTATTTCCGCCATAATATTGAAGTCTTGTTGCTAAAGAATCTAATCCTGACATGATAAAACACCTTCTTTCAAAGAAGATAATAAATTTAAACATTCAAAAATAGTTCTTCTATATGAAAAAAAATCTTCTTCTTTTGTTAAAGTATACAATCCTTCTAATTTACATAATAAAGGAAATAATATTTCATGATAATTATTTAAAAGCTTATCCATTCCAGATATTTCCTCTATAATAGTATTTAAAGGTGTTTGTCAATCAATATTTTCTTCTCTATTAGGTAATAATTTATATATTTGATTAATTAATTTTTTTAAATTTTCTGCAATAGCATTATTATTAATATTTGCACCAGTACTTAAAACCATCTACTATTCTCCTTTCTACTATCAGGGGATTTTTGCATAATAGTATCAAAAGTAGAACGCATAATACCATCTTCATCTTTTAATCTTCTTTTATACAATCTTTGAAGATGAAAACCTTCTCTTTCATAATCTTTTTTAAGAGTAAGTAATTTAGACATATGATTAGCTTGTGAAGTAAACTTAAAATCGCTACCACTATATTTCATTCTTGTATTTTCTACACTTGCTAATTGTTGTCCAAGTCACTCTACTATCATATACGTTGAAAGAATATTTATTTCTTCTAAAGTTAATACGCTATTAAAATAGCCTCCGCCATATATTGTAGCAATAACTTCCTCATCATTACTTTCAACACCTTCATAAGTATCTACATCATCTATATAATTTTCCTCAAAATCTGTAATATCAAAACGCGGAAACTCAAATTTATGCATTGCCGCTTTTAATAATTCTTCTAACATCCTAAAAGTATCTAATTCAGTAAGTTCCATATACATATCATCTGTGATTTTGCTAAGAAAATTATCATAAATAATAGAAAAAGGTGTAGTAGTTATATTATTTTCCATATTACACCTCCCAAAATTATTATTTTACAATCTTATATTTATCAGGATCAATAAAACTATTTACCGCAGTTCTTCTTCCTGCAGGTTTAGTATTTTCATTTTTAGTCTCACTAACTCTTCTTACCATAGTTTCATTTTTATTATTATCTTCTTTTGTTTCTTCATTAACCATGATAGCACTATCCACATTAAAACCAGTCATATCTAAAATAGCTTTTCTTTTAGCTACATCATTTAAAGGTAACTCTACAGCAACTTTTTTAACTAAATCTATAGTTCCAACTGGTGCATAATCTAAACAATCTTTTAATGCATCTAATGAACCAATTGTTAATAAATTTTTTACATCTTCTTCAGTATAAAAATATTCTGGTTCTACTCCATTTAATAACTCTTCAATGGCATCTTTATTATCAAGAACTAAATAATCTCTTAATATCATTTTTCCTCCTGGAATATAAGATAACTTTCTTAATTCTATCATAGGAATTTCTTTTGTTTCATTTGCAGTAAATGTACGTGTTAAATTATTTAAATCTGGGATTGTATATCCAACATGTCCATTATCTCTATTTGTAACCTTAATCATAGTATTATTATCTATCATAACTTTTATCTCCTTTTTCTCCTTAATAAAAAAAAGGAAGGTTAATAAATCTCTTGTTTCCAAGAAACTTCTTTAACCTTCCTCAAATAATTTTGTTATTAGTTTTAAATATTATAAACTAAATTAAATTAGAATGATCCGCCTTCAGCAACATCTTTTGTTAAAGAAGTGTTTCTGTAAACACAGATGTTGTTTGTAATTAACGCACCAACACCAAGTTTTCTATAAACTTGAATCTCTTTTGACCAATCATCATTTTTTCTATCGTCAACTAATGTTTGACCTTCAAAAGCAATTTTAACTGGTTTTTCATTTGATCCTGCTGGAATAATTCAAGCATAAGCTGGATCAATAACTTTCTCAGCATTAGTCTCATCAACTAATGATTGATTTAATACGATTACATTATGTCCTTTGTAGTTTGCTAAGTAACCATTATTCCATTTTTGGTCTTTCATTGCATCTGAAATCCATCCTTCTGATGGAACCATAGTTGCAGCAAATTCATAAGTACAATAAATAGTTGCTTTTCCATAGCTATCTGCTACTGAAATTAATCTATCCATAGCTGTTTCATTAAATCCTGCACCAGCATATTTATTGTTTGTTCCTAAACTATCAACAGCACCAATTAATGCTTTTTCAATTTCTAGGTAGATAGCTTCATCTAATCCTTCCATAACAATATCAACTAATGTATTGAAATCTACTCTTCCATCTAAGAACTCTTCAATAGAAACTTGAGCAGCTCCACCAAAAGCTGTTGTTGGAACTTCATAACTTCTTCCATCTAGTTTAAACACTTCATAAACACCTGCTAAACCTACTTTAGTAATAAATTGTTTAGCTCTTCTTCTTGAAGCTGCGCTTACTTTTTGTCTGAATATAGCCTTATCACCTTGAGCAACAGTAGTTATTTCAGCAAACATACCATATTCTTCTAATACTCTTTGTGGAAGAATATCATCAATTGTTTCTTCTACTAAAGAGAAAATTATATGTTTATTTTGTTCATACTTGTGATAATTAATATTTCCTTTATTATCACAAATCATATTTTTAAATTCATTTCTTAATGTTTCATTAATTTCTTTACCTGTAAAACTCTCTCCTCCTTCAAAAGAATAAGATGTAGAAGGTTTTGCAGTACTAGCAATTTTAGCTAATTTTAATAAATCTTTTAATTCCATAGTCTTTTTTCCTCCTAAATTAATTTATTCTTTGAAGTTTAACACCTGGTTGACCATCTGGCATAGTGTATTCTTTTACTACTTTCCAGATCATTCCTGTGTTAACTGTATTATCTTTTACTAGATATCCTGTTGCAGTATCAACTTTTAATTTATCTCCAACAGCTAAAGCGATTCCTGCATATTCTGCATCTTTAGATGAATTTGCAGCACCTACACAATTTGTTGTATAAATATCTCCAACATTTGTTTTAAATAATCTTGGATAAATTTCTCCACCAACATAATTTTTCTTAATCATAGCGAAGTCTTTATATGAATCTCTTTCATCATAAATTTTTACTTCGTTAAGAACTAACATATATTCTCCATCACCAGTTAAATTAACTTCGTTGTTAGCATAGTCATATTTCATAAATTGACCATTTTCAAGAATATTAATATTACTTTTTAATGGTAATTGAGCATATATTTGTCTATTTCCTTGAGCTGATAAATGATTAGGCTCTACTTGTCCAAAACCAACTCTTTTAATAGTTGTAGCCATATTTTGTATCCTCCTTATTAAAATTATTCTTTACTATCTCTAGTATGTCTTAAAGCTTTTACTAAATCTGAAGTTGTAGCTGTTTCTATTGCTTTATTTAAATTGTATGTAACAGCAGTTTCTTTTTTTTCTACATTAACTTCATTTTTATTTAAATCGCTTTCATCAAAATTAACCTTTTTTCTAAAACAAATTACAGATAATTTTGCTTCTATTTCATCTAAAGAATAGTTTGATTTATTTTCAATAACATCCTTTTTATCTTCATCAGATAACATATAGAAACTATTGATTAAAGCGTCTTTCTTTTCGTTATCTACAGCTTCCTTAAATGTTACTAATTCTTGATATTTCTTCTCCATATCTGCATATTGAACTTTTAATTCTTCCAATTCTTTTTCTAATAAAGTATAATCTTTTTCTGTTTCTACTTCTACTTGAGTTTCTACATTTGTAGACTCTTCTAATTGTTCTTCATTAGATTGTTCAGCGTCAATGGAATCAATAGTGCTTTCTGTTGAAATAGATTCTTCAGTAGTAACTTCTGTTTCTTCATTAACAACTGTTTCTTCAACAGTCTCAGGAGTTTCTACAGTTTCTTCTACAGGAGCTACTTCTGTAATAACTTCAGTTTCAACATTTTTATTCTCTAGTTCCATTTTGTATCCTCCTTCTAATGTATGTTTTAATTCATCCATCATTGAAAACAATGTTTTTACAAAACCATTATCCATTTTTGTGAATGTTGTACTTACTTCTGGTGCGGTAATGCTTGAGCCTTCAAAGCAAGGTTCAACATCTTCACCTAAAATGCAAAGCTTAGAAAAAATTGCATCATTTATAATGAAAAAATCCATACCTGTATTACTATTTGTTGACCAGCGTCCGTCTAAAGTTTCTTCATCTAGTTCCATAGATTGAGGTCTTCCTTCATCTATAGCTAGTTTAGCTTCTTCATATTGACCTGTCCAAAGATACCCAGTTGTCATAAGATACTCTCTAGTAACCTTATTTCCAAAATCATCAGTATCTTCAAATTTTTGAAACCATACTTTGGCATCAGGAGCAACAAACCCATAAGGTTTAGTTAAGCACTCAAATTTAACGCCTTCATCATCAAAGATAATCTTTTCACCGTGGTCTCTAAAATCTTCTTTTTCATCTTTATAATATCCAACAATAGGCGCTCCACGTAGAGTTTTTGCCATTTCTGTCGCAACTTCTTTAGTTATATAACTGTGGTTTCTATTTTCACCTAGATATAAAACTTTTATTTCACAGCTGCTCATTAGTGGGTTAATCTCTAAAGGTTGTAGATTAATAAACTCTGGAGAGTCTATGGTTGCAATTGATTGATGCATCATAATTATCTATTCCTTTCTTATATTATTCTCCACTTAATTATATATAAATAAAGTAGATAATATTTTTTCTTTTTTTGTCCTAAAAATTTTTATGATTGACTTTCTTTATTCATAATCGTTTTTTCAGACTTCTCATCATCTGATTTCTCAGGTCTTCCACCTTTGCTACCAGTATCTGAACTTTCATCTCCGCCATTTTTATTTTGTTGATTAATTCTATTTAATACATCACTATTCATTGTGCTAGACATCATAGGAGGTATAAATACATTTATTAAATCTAATAATTCATTTTCAAAATATGCATTTGCAAGTATTGTACTTTGAGCTTGACCCATAGCAATTTGTGGTAACATTTTACTGAAACCAAGTTGCATTTGTTCTTTATATAATTTAGCCATATCTTGATAATTATAAATTGTAGTTGTAAGAATTTGAGCTCTATAATAATATTTCTTAGGTTTTTTATTATATTTATCAATTAAATCATTTATAAAACTCTCAAACTGTAATATTAGATTATATAATGATGCAGCATCGTTTAAAATTGATTTCTCAAGAGCTATATTTCCATCTGTATTAAATTGCATTTGAGAAACACCGGCTTCATTATAGACTGAACGCTCTACTCTTTCTAAATCGTCTGTTGTTGCGGTACTGCGATTATCTCCCATATCCGCAACCTCTACATCCGCAAATGTAGTCAATACGTCAATTCCAATTGCTTTTTTAAGCATAGCAACCGCATTATTATGTAATTGTTGAGCTTCATCAACATCAAACACTAAATCTCCATTTTTGTCAACTGGCATTTTTTGAATAATAATTTTTAATAATTCTTGAGCCATTTTCTTTTTATCTAGATCTTTAGCTTCATCTAAATCAATTAATGCAGGAATAACAGACATAAACATCGGTGTATCATCACCATTTATATTAAATTTAATAGAATTTGTAGTATCTAATAAATATCAGCCTTCTTTGTCCCCCGCAAATTGAGGCGGTAATTTTCCTTCTTTATATAAAATATAACCTTTTTTAAATTCTGAAGGAAATAAATTAAGTATTTTAACCCTTTGAGTAGTGTCTTTAAATGCTAAATCAAAATATCTCATATTAAATTCTATTGCTGGTCTGCCATTTACTATAAATCTAGAACGACAATAATTTACAGGTAATTCTTGAACAGTAATTCTTTTTGTAGTGGGTATTAAATACCCATAATAACATCCATTCTTAACAACTTTTAATGCTATTTCTCCAAAAAGTTTTTTTAGTTCAGAATTATCTAAATATAACAAAACTTTATAGAATTCTGCTAATACATTATCTTGATCTTTATCAGTTGCATTTTCTTTATTAATATACGGCGTAACCATTCAATCATATCTATACATATATGCCATATATTTACATAATCTTGAATAGATACCACTAGTTTCAAAATAAAAATTTGAAATTTCACGCATTTCGTCATAATCATTATTATAAAGAGATTTTAGAATTGCTTCTTTTTTAGCTAGTCTTCTATCAACTTGTTGATAGCTACCCAAGTCTAAAATAGCATCTTCTAATGTTTTTGCTCCAACTTTTATTTTCGAAAAATCAACTGGTGTAAAAACATTTTGAGATTCAGAATTACTGGTGCTATCAATAAAAGACATTTTGAAGCCTTTCTTTTTTATTTCTTCTTTTCTATTTATCAAGATAGACACCTCACTTTTTATTTTCTATTTTAGTATATCATATTTTTTAACGAATGTCAAAATTTTTAATATCCACCTTTTGAATAATATAAATTCATAATGTAATCATAATCTATTCTTCCTTCAACAGTATATGGTATTTCAATTAAAATAATATTATGCTTTTGACAATATTCTTTTTTCTTCATATCATTATATTGTTGCTTTCTAAGGCCTGTATATCCACCAAATTTACTTTTTGGAGCGTAATGTTGAATACCTTGATATTCAATTAAAAATTCTAGATTATTTTCGTCATCAAATATAGCAAAATCAAATCTAAGCGGACGTCCACTTGTACTTATTAAATCAGGAAAAGAATATTCTTCTTGAAAAACAACTCCAGCATTTTGTAATACTTCTTCAATTTTAATTTCTCCCCTACTTGCTCTCATATATAACCTCCATTTTATTGTAAAACTGATTAATATACTAAAATATTTCTACAATAATATCAATATTTCAATATCTTAATCAGTTAAAATTGCCCAATCTTTTATCCATTTGTATAAAAAACCATATCTGCAATATTTTTCTTTTTTCTTCTTCTTCTCTTATCTTCTTCTTGTTTTACGTAATACATTCCATATTCAAAAGCAGAAAATTTATCTTTCTTTATTCCTCTATTACTTTGTTTCAAAATAATATTAGTGCCTTCATTTTCTTCTACTAAATTAAGCATTTGATCTTTAAGAATTGTAGTTTGTGTAAAAGGCATTAATTCTTCAGCTCTTTTATCTGGGGTCATATTTTGTCCAACTTTTGTAGACATTAATTTTGTTTTTGCTTGATTTTCATCAATTAAAAATTTAACTTTCCCATTAAACATCTGAGTTTGAACATAAGTATGAGCTTCTGTATTAATAGGTGCATTAGCCTTAATTAAATACATAGCATCATTTTCCACTCCTGGACCTTTAATTTTTTTATATGAATCTATTATATCTTCAGTTGTTCCTCCTGAAACTCCAAAGGCGGGTAAAGCATCTCCGCTTTCTGGATCTATCTGTGTTTTTGTCATAAAATCTACTAAGCCAACTCCTAAACCATTTGCATCTATAACCGCTTGACGCGCTTTATATTTATAAAATAATTTTTTAATATTTATTGCTTGCACCTCAAAATCCTCAGCCTCAAAAGAATAGATATTAACCACTGATTTCAACGCAGAGCCTTGAATTTGCGGAGTTACTTTTATAACAACAATTTCTGTAGTACATTTTAAACGTCCAACGTCAATTCCAAGTACATAATACTGTGCTTTACTATTACGTCCACTAGCCTCTCTCTCTGGTTGTAATAATACACGATGTTGATCAAATTTTTCAGCAGAAAAGAAGGCATTCTCCGCATCGCCGCTTCATTCAGATTCATATTCTCTTGAGAAGGAAGCGTCATTATAAGTTCCATCCATTTTTAAACCTTGAATAAAATTCTTAGGTTGTAAACCTTCCATAACTGGAATTCTTCAAGTTCCGCCTAACATGATAGCTTCGCCAGGATTAATTATTTGTTGTATTAGTATCTGAATTAGTTTATCATATGAAAATGAATTTTTTCACCCAGCAGTGGTAACATAAATTTGAGATTTATTTGCAACTTCTTCTTCATGTCTAGAACCATCTGATAAACGTCTATCTACAACCATTGTAGGAATAATAACTTCATTTAATTGTTGTTGATCAATTAAGATAACCTCTTCCATTAAGCCACCTGTTGCTCTCTTACCACGAGAACTTTGTTGAGCAGCCATAATATCTAATTTACTACCATTTTTAAAAATATAAGTTACTTCATTTTTTGATGCTTTTGAAGCACCTCTAGACCAATCTATTTCATTTTTTAATCCAGGAATTAATTTTACTAATTCATCTGCTTTTTCTCTAGCTATTCCCGCAGCTTGCTCTTTTCCACCAGTTGTAACAAAAAAATGTGCTCCAGGATATAGTACACAGCGTAACATTAAAACCAACACAGCTAAAAATGATTTAGAATAACCACGAGGGAATGTTGCATAAGAATATTTATGACGCATAACAGCTCTTAAAAATATTCTTTGATAAAAATATAATTGAAAATTTTCAGGATTGTTTCCGCATAAAAATTCAACGAACATATCTGGATATTCACGTCAATAAGCAACATACTGTCTAACAATAGGTATTTGCGCTTTTATACGTTCTTCAGATAGTCCTATTTTGTTTGCTGATCTAGAAGAAGATAATTCTAATAGTTGTGCTAAAGCCATTATTCATCACCCAACTTTTCTTCATCTAATTTTTTCTGTTCTTCAATAGCATTATGATATTCTTCAAAGTCATTATCGTCTAACTCAACAACTTCTTGATCAAAGCTCTCTTCCATCTCTTTTTGAATTTGAATTTTCTTTAATGCATCTTCAATTTGTTGACCAAAACCTAAATCTTGAGTAACTAATTTTTTAACATAGTCGTTCATGTCTTTTAAAGTTGCATCAACTTTATCTTGTGGTATATCTGTTACAAATCTAGGTATAAACCCTTCTCTTTCACATAAAGATATTAATTCTCCAATAGAATCAATATATTCATCTTTATCGTCTTTATTTTGCGCCGCAGTAAATTTTGCTGTCTTTCTTAAAGATTCACTTACTTTTGAAATTTTCTGAAAACCCTCAATATCTCCGCTATCTAAATATTGATTCATTTTTAAATTTGTCTTACAAATTAAAATTAATGTATTAATTGTATCTGCGTCTTGAATATCAAAAGAAGCTTCCATATCTTTATATGTTTTTTCTAATTCAACTCATTCTGATGGTTTGTATAATCTACCTCATTTCATAGCTAAATAGATTTTATCATCGTCAGTAAGTTCTTCCCCTAAATCAACTAAATCATCTTCTGACATAAAATTACTGCCATCGCCATAAGGATTTTCTGCAGCATCTATTACATTAGGTTGAGCATATAATTGTTCTTGATTTTGTGTTGGTGTACTAACTAAAGTTTTATATTGAGCTTCTGTTATTTCTCCATTTTTTAATTGTTCTTTTAAATGCTCTTCATATTTTTCTCGTTCAACTGCAATAACTTTCTTTTTTTCTTCATTTAATGCTTGTAATTTTTCTGAATCTTCTCAACCATATGTTTTGAATTGTTTTAATTTCATTTTAGATAGATATTTCCCAAAAACAGACATTCCTGTTAAATTAGGATTCTTTGCAAAAGCTCTATCTCTTAAAACATTTCATTCTTCTGGAATATAAGGCAAATCCATATCTTTTAAAATTCATAAAAAAGTTTCTGGATTAAAATTATCTATATGCATTGTTAAACACTTTTTACATAAGTCCATGCGGGTTCCATCTTTTCTTAAGTAAAACTGAGTCTCTTCATCCATGACCTTTCCGCATTTTTGACATGCTTTTAATTCACCCATTTAATTAACTCCTTTCTTTTGTTTTCTTATTTCGACATTCTTTACATATACTATAATATCCGATCTTTCGATGTATTATTTTTTGAAAAGAATCTATTATGAGCTAATTTTATCTGTCCGCATCTAGAACATCTTTTTCATTTTCCATATTCTTTATAAGTATAATACCATATTAAATAATCTTCTTTAGCTTTTTCTGCTAAAAGCTTAGGAATTTTATTTCTTCACAAAGAAGATAAATATTCAACAGTATAAGTTAAATCAAATTCTTGTGCTAAAAGGGCTTGAATATCCGCATTGCTTTTTCCATCAATCTTATAAATTAACAATTTATAATATAGCGGGTAATCATCTCTTAACGTTTTTTCTATTAAGTTATCTAAATCTTGCATTAAATACCAGAAATCTCAAGTGAATTTATCATAACAATCTTCTTTTAAAGCAGAATAATTACATAATAATGCTGAAACATGCTCTGGGTTAAATAAAGTAATAATACAGTTACTAATTGGTTCTCCGCTATTTTCATCTATTTTTATTTTTTCACTTAATTCTACCCTAGTTAAACTTTTTACTGAATTTTTTAGTCCATTTAAAGTAGGTTTATAAGCATCTTTTATTACATATTGCTCTTGGTGCATTTCTATTAACGCTTTTTTTATTTGATATTTTTTCTTACCAACCGCACGTTTTTCATTTTCTTCTAATATCTCTATTGCTTCTCTTAAATCTCTTAATGGTTTTATTTCCTCTAAATCTTTTTTTGTTATTTCTTTTTTATGTGTTAATAATACATTTTTATCATTTTCAATAGTCATATGTCAAAGACCATCTTCTCCATTCTCTAGTGAGTCAACAATGCGTTGCATAGATGTTTCTCTTTTATTTACTGTAACCATTCTATTATCAGTTAAAATTATTTTTTCTTTTTTTTCTTCTGGAGTCATTGCGGAAACTATATAATTAGCTAATATTTCTATATAACTTTCACTACTTAATTGCTTTTGTGTTAATGTTGGTAATAATTCTTGAACAAAAGTAGCACGTTCTGCCGCACTTTTTAGTGAATAATCTAATTTTTTATGTTCTTGCTCTATTTCCGTAAAATCATCTCCTTTCTTACTTTTTTCTCCTTATATTTATATTGTAACACAAAATTTTCTTTTTGTCAAGAGCTAAGTTAAATAAGATTATTTGAATTTAACCAAAATTTTTTATATAATATAAATATAAAAGAAAAATAAATAAAAAGAAAGGAATGAAAAATATGAAGAAAATTATTTTAGGAATTGCAGTTGCCGCATTGTTATTATTTACTTTAAGTGGGTGTAATAAACAGATTATAGATACTACTTATACTTATAATAAAGCTATAACATATATAGGAAATGAAAGAATAGAGATTGATATTAAACAATGGAATGATTATGAAGGAGAACAAATACAGATAGTCGCAAAAGATGGAACTGTCTATTTACTAAGTATGAATAATACTATATTAATAAAAGAAAAATAATGTAAGGATAGTGGCTCCATGAGCGACCACTTCCGCAAGGAGGTATATATGAGAAGAAGAGTTAGAATGCCAAAAAATTTATTGCCAAAACCAAGTAAAATTATAAAAAGAGGAATTTATGAGATAGTTAGTGCGGCAACTGGAGGAAATACCAAACCGCGTGATTATGGAAAAAGATTGAGAGAGGGGAAATATTAAAAACAATGGAAAATTTTAAAGAATTAAATAGAAAAGATGTTTATGATAAAACTGTGAAAATCCGCAAAGAAAAAGCTAAAAAAGATTTAGAAGTAATAAAAAATAAAATTGATAAAGCTGTTGAAGAAGGAGAAATGGGAGTTTATCTTCATGATATTACAATTGATAACATCTCAGTTGAAGAGCTCCGAAGCCGTGGTTTCCGCGTTCATCTTTTTTCAGGAGATATAGATGATTATGGTAATTTTTATCAAGGTTTTATAAAAATTAGTTGGAAACCAACTTTATGGGATAAAATTGTAAAAATATTTTTTAAAGGGAGTAGATAAAAAATAATTTTTTCGATTAGAAGAAAAAGAAAAAAATAGTTGGAGGATGAGATAGTCATGATGGGCTGGTTGGAGGTGAAGGATTAGATGAATAAAAAAGATAAAGAATTGATAATAGATTTGTTATTTGATAAATATAAAGAAACTAGAGACTTGAAAATATTAGATTTAATGAAAAAAGTAGGAGAGCTTAATTTTACAATAAATCATCTCATTATGAGAAATACTAATATAATAACTGATGAAACTATAAATTTTGATGACCTGTCTTATGAAGAACTTGACTTATCAGATACGTGTATAGAAATAAAAAATAGGAAAATAAAAGTTACAGAAAAAGAAAAATAGAGAATTATTTTTTATATATTTTTTCGTAATAAAAAATGGAAAAAATTTTTGGAGGATGAGATGTCGTGGGAAAGCCGATTTGCTCTTCCCTCCCTCAGATTTCCCGAAACTATACCCCCGTTAGTGGATTATTTTTTGCAATAGTTGCACGTGAAACATTTTCAACACACCTCTCTACTTTTTATCCATGGTGGTTAATTTACATAATAATTTGACAACTATTGTAACACAATTGTAATAATTTTGTAATGAAAATGTAATAAAAAACTATTGACAAACTTTTTCTTTGGGTGTATAATGTATTTAATAAATAAAGAAAAGGAGTTGATTTTTATGATATTAAAAGTTGAGGAGAAAAAAATTGATTTAGGAGTTGGACTAATTGAAGGAGAGCACACAGTAAGAGAAAAAGCAGAATGGGTTAATATAGTAGATAGTTGCTTGGAGAGAGTAATAACTGAAATACCAGCAACTTGGATATGCGAAAAAAATGACACTACACAAGAAATAGAGTTCCACACGATATTGCATTTTGAAAATAACATTGATATTGAGTTTGTACCATTTGGCAACACCGCAGACAATGACAAGCTAATTGATTATCTACTTACTTTATAAAGTAAGTAGATATTATTATTATTATTATTATAAATAGAATATATTTTTATTTTATTATTGATTTTTATTTATTTATATGATATAATCTTTAATAGATAAAGAGAAAGGAAAGTGATTTTATATGAAATTACAATTTACATTATTTGCAACAAATGGATTATATAGACCAATTAGCACAATTATTGATGTTGATAATATGCAAGACTACAAGGAACATAAAGCTATATACCAAAAGAAAGCAATAGAGAATATATGTCATAATAGAAGAACAGATTGGGAAACTTTGAAAAGACAAACGTATATTTCTGTTAAGGTTAGAGAATATGACATTGAAAAAATAGATAAGCAAAGTAAAATTAACCTAATCAAAAAAATTGCGGAGAGCTATAAAAGTAAGGTTGATTAGTTCAACCTTACTATATGACAAGAAAAGAGGGAAAAACTTATATGAAAATAGATAAAAGAAAATCTTACTACTTAATTTTAGATGTAGAAACAACTAACAATCAAATGAATAGTAAATATAATGATGGACTTGTATATGACATAGGTTTTGTTATATGTGATAAAAATGGAAATATATATGCAAAGAGAAGTTTTGCAATTAAAGACATATTCGATTGGAAAGAACTTATGTCAACGGCATACTATAAGAATAAACTACCAAAGTATTATGAAAAATTAGCAAAAAATCAAATGGAAAAAATTACAATTTGGGAAGCTAGAAAAAGAATACACAAAGCTATGGAATATTTTAATATAACAGAAGTGTATGCTTATAATGCAAACTTTGATTATACTACATTAAATAATACAGTTAGATATTTAAGCGGAAGTGCTTGTCGTTGGTTCTTTCCATATGGAACAATAATTTGTGATATTTGGCATATTGCTTGTCAAGTGTTAGGAACTCAAAAGACTTTTCAATGGGAAAATATAAGAAATGCAAATCATAATTTAATAACAAATGCAGAAAGAATGTTCAGCTATTGTGAACAAATAGACTTTGAAGAAGAACACACAGGACTAGCAGACGCAATAGTTGAAAGTCAAATTTTAGCAAGATGTTTTAAAAGTCATAAATCTATTGATAAAAAAATAAATAAGGCTTGTTGGAGAATATGTCAACAAGCCATAGCCTAAGGCTATTAAAGGGAGGTTTACATAATGCCAAAAATGACTCAAGATGATCTAGTTGTAGAGTTATGGGAAAGTTTATATAATCCTACTTATAAAGAAGGGAAAAATTTTTTAGAAATTTTAGAAAAAGTATTGACAAATAATAAATAAAATATTATAATATTATTAGAATAAAGAAAGGGGAAATATAAAATGAATATTTTACAAGTTATTAAAGTTGTTGAGTTATTAGAATTAGAATATAGAACAGAAGAACTAGAAACAAATATTTCTTATTTAGAAGTAGTTTTGGGTTATGGTAACTATGATGAAGAAATTACAAAAACTATTTATTTTAATCCAAAAACTGGTTTGATCATTCCTAAGTATGAAGAAAAATTGAAAATTAAGAAGCAAATAAAGGAACTACAAGAAGAATTAAAAAAACTTGAAGAAATTTAATAAAAGGGCTTGACAAAAGCCCTAGTCTATGTTATGATAATTATTTAAAGGTTCACAGGTGCTGACGAAAGCTCCGCTTGTGGGCTTTTCTTTTTTGCATAATTCAATAGTAAAGTTATTATGTAAACAGGCGGCGGGCTTCGGTCAAAGCTCCTAAAACCCCGCAAAATATTTGACTGTCTATAAAAATTTTGATATAATATAAATATACAAAAAGAGAAATATTAAAGAAAGGAAAATGAAACGTTATGACAATCTATGTTTTAATCGCTAGTGATAAAACAATAGGCGGTGTTTATTCTAACAAAAGCAAGCTAATACAAGACCTTACAACTGTTCTTGCGGCTACCGCAATTGACCATGTTGAAACATGGGACGTTGATTCAGGTTTTATAGATTATTTAAAAGTTAGTAAAACAACAACAGTCACTATTGAAAACTAGTGAACACCAATACGCATTGACTACCGAAAATGGTCATGCGGGTGTCGTTTCAATTTTATCCAGATCCTCTCAAGATTTTGCCGCGCAAAAATTCAAATTTGCGTGGCTCTATTTTTTGCCTGAAATTGCTCGGCGGCTCGCTTGCGTCTGTGGCGAGCCGAGTTTACATAATAAGTTGACCTTTGGTGTTATGTAAACCGAACAAGCGTTCATTACGCTCTATGACCAACTCCTGAAACCCGCTTCTCTCTAAGGTTACAGCGTGAAACACCTGGATGCGTTGAAGCATCGCCGCAAGTTTACATAATCTATTTGCAAGAATGTTTCACGTGAAACAAATTAGATTAGAAATGTTTCATGTGAAACCTGGTAAGGTTTACATAATCTCTTAACTTTGACATTACAATACATCTTGTAAATCAAATGTATTTACTTGTCAAAGTTTACATAATCTCTTACAAATAATGTAATATAAATGTAATATTTTTATTATTGACTTGTAATATTTTAAATGATATAATAATACTAGAAATAAAGAAAAGGAGTTGATACAAATGAATATTATTAGAAATTTAAAAATAAAAAGAATAATAAAAAAGATTGATAAAAATATAAAAGTAAAATTTGGTAAAAGACTAGAGTGTTCTCCTGAAGATAATACAATTTACATAGCTTATAAAACAAATGAAATTGATAAAAAAACTTTTATGGACTTTGTAAAAGAATTAAATCCACAATGTAATTATGATGATATTACACTTGGAATATTACACGAAATAGGTCATTGCATGACTTACGATGAAGAAATGGAGGAGGATTATACAACTTGTGTAAATGTATTAAGTGAACTATACAAAAATAAAAAGATAAATGAAACACAATTCAACGAATTTTATATAAGATTAGATTTAGAAAAAAATGCTACTGAATGGGCTGTTGACTTTGCAAGAAATAATCCAAAAATTACCAATAAGCTAGCGATGGCAGTGGGGGTTATGTAAATTCCCTTGCTAAAATAAAAAATATTAAAAAAACTATTGACAAGTAAAAACAAATAGTGTATAATGTATTTAGAAATAAGAAAAAAGGAGTTGAAAAAAATGAAAAAAAAGTTTTTATATATATTAAAATCAATACTTGAAATATTACTTTTTACAATAATATTATTTAATTGTATAGTTTTTATAGGCTTAATGGCTGAATGGGCTAGTCAATGTGTATTTACTATGATAACGTTTTTTATTATGATTTTATTTTTAGCTTATTTAATTTTTGTAAATTTTTAATAAAAAACTATTGACAACAAAAAACTTATAGTGTATAATAGCAAATGTAGGGAGGTGAAAAAATGCAAACATTATACATTTTACAAAATGGAAATACAAATCAATACAAAATTGGAATAACGAATAATCTAAATAGAAGATTGCAACAATTACAAACAGGTTGCCCATTTGAATTAAAAATTGTAAAAATCTGGACGCATTACAATAGAAAAATAATTGAAAAGTATGAAAGAGTTTTACATAGATATTTTACCAAATGCGGTTGTAGAATAAGAGAGAATGGCGAATGGTTTATTTTAAGAGTTCCAGATATAAACTATTTATGTAAACCACAAAGTATAGCTCAACAAAATGAACTTATAGAAAATTTATTAAAAATGTTATAATAAGTATAGAAAAAGAAGAAAAGAAAGGAATTGATAAATTATGAGAATATTAATAACAAAAGCTAGTGATGATGATTTTCAAGAAATAAGAGAAAATCAAAGTGCTCAAGATATGCTTAATTTAATGAATGAATTTAATAAAAGAATTATAATTAGAAAAGGCGGATTTGTTTTTACTAATGAAGTTAAAAACGAAAATAGAATAATAGATAAAAATTTTGACTATACAGTTACAATTTATGATAGCTATATAGAATAAGTAAATTAGGAAGAGATAAAAACCACACTAGAAACTCTTGGAAGGTGGTCATAAAAAATAATAAAAAGAAAGGTTAAAAGGTGATGACTATGGCAAACAAAAAAGTTAAAAGAGATTATTTCATGGAGATTAGAGAAATTGTAAAAGATAATACTGAATTGGTAGCATTCATAGACCACGAATTAGAATTAATAGCCCGTAAAAACACAGGAAATACACAAACAAAAGTACAGAAGGAAAATGCAACAGTAGCTGAAATGCTATTAGAAGAGTTAGCAAAAGCTGGAAAAACTACTATAACAGATTTAATGAACACAAGCGAAGTAATTCAAAACTACATACTAGAAAATGGAAACAAGCTAACAAACCAAAAAATTAGTGCAATTTTCAAACAACAAGTTGACGCAGGAAACATTACAAAAATAGTTGAAAAGAAAAAAAGCTATTTTGCGATAGCTGAATAGTTAAAGACTTGACATTATGTCAAGTCTTTTTTATTATGTAAAATTGTTTCACGTGAAACAATATTATCAAGATATTATGTAAACCAGCCGCCAAAACCTGGAAAGCCTAGAAAGAGTAAGTATTCCTGGATTTCATTTTCAAAAGCTAAAATGTATTATGTAAAGTGCGGCAATGGGTTACATAATCAGCAGTTACCGCAATTATGTTAACCAAACACTTGGTCGGCTCGCGGTGGCGCGTCGCGAGCCGAGTTTACATAATAAGTTTACATAAGCAATTTTTGTTCGCCAAACACCTGTTTAGTTTACATAATCTTTATTCCCATAACCGCACCAATGTTTCACATGAAACCTTTAGGTTTACATAATCTCTTGACAATCTGAGCCTCAAAAATTTTTTAAAAAAACTATTGACAATTATTTTATCATATGATATAATATTTATAAATCAGGAGGGAACACAAAACAAATTCTAAAAATAAAACTAAAAAAGACTCTTGACAAACATTTTAATAAATGTTATAATATAAATATAGAAAGGGAAGTGATTAAAAAATGAATATTAAAAAACAATACAAAAAATTAAAAATGATAATAAAACAAAATGATAGAATGATAAAAAGGGGTAAAAAAGCCTTAGAAAAATGGCAACACCCTTACACAATAGAAGAGTATCAAAATGCTGTTGCTTGGAGTTATAATTTAAAAATAAATGATTTAGAAATTTTTTTATAAAAGCTATTGACAATTAAATAACAAAATGTTATAATAAATATAACAAAAGGGAAAGGTAAAAACTTGATAATAACTTTCGGAAGCAAGTCATATAAAAAATAAAATTTTGAAAGGTGGAATGTATTATGGAAAACAAAAAAATAACAAAAAGAGATTATTTCGAAATGATTAAAGGTATATGCGGAGATAATCAAGACATTGTAAACTTCTGCAACCACGAAATCGAATTATTAGAAAAGAAAAGCTCAAAAAGCGGAAGTGCAAAAAATCAAGCACAATTAGAAGAAATTACTAAAATGTTAGTTGAAGAATTAGCAAAATGCGAAAAACCAAAAACAATATCTGATTTAATGGCATCAAGCGAAGTTATAAGAAATTATACCTATGTTGACGGAAAAGAGACCAAAAGCTTAACAAACCAAAAAATTAGTGCAATATTCAAACAATTAGTTGACAATAAGGAACTTATCAAAGTGACAGAAAAGAAAAAATCATATTTTTCAATAGCTGAATAGCTAAAGGGCGGTTGTAAATAAACCGCAACCGCCCAAATTAAATAGTCTACTTTATGTAGCCTTTAACCTTTGAGCCACTTGCTAGGTGTGGGGCTACGGTTGAAGGTAGCAATAGACCTAAGCACTTATAAAAAGGGATAGACAAGTCCCATAGGAACGCACGAGGAATTAAGGCAAATTCTAGATAATGCCGAAATAAAGGTTACATAAAGTAGATTATTTAATTAAAAAAATTTTTCAAAAAACTATTGACAATTAAAATTTAATCTGATATAATTATTATAACAAAAGGAAAGAGAGTTGATAATTATGGAGAATTATAAAGTTAATGGAAAATATTATGAAATAACTTTATCTACTGGTAAAATTGTAAAATGTGAAAAAGAGTGGGCTGAAAAGTCAATGAAATCGCTAGATACAGACCTTGAAGATGTGCTTTTAATGTGGCTAGAAGATGAAGGTTACATAATCAACGAAGAGCAAGAGGAATTAGACAAGAAAGCCAAAGGAGTTGTTAAGCCAAAAGCTGGAGATAAAACACAACGCAAAACAAGAGAAAAAGTCCAAAAAGAAAATCCTACAAAAGAGCTAATCATCGCGGAAATAGCCAAAACCCTCCAGAATCTAGGTGTTAATAACTTAAAAATAGAAAATAAAGCAAAATTAATTACTTTTGATTATGTAAATGAGAGTTTTAAGGTTGATTTAATACAAAAGAGAAAGCCTAAAGCATAATTTTAGGCTTTTTTCACATTTTTTTGCTAATATTTTTAAATTGAGAGCCATTTTAACGCAAAGTTTACATAAAAAGCGTAAAAGTCATCAGAAATGATGACTTTTTTCGTCATTTTGTCAATTTATTATGTAAACTGCAACAAAAGCAAGTTATTATGTCAACTCTTGTGCGGGTTTACATAATAATTTTACTTTATATGGCGAAAAGCCGAAAACCTTTGTGGCTCTAGGACTTTAAAGGTTTACATAATTCGCCGGCGTGACAATGGCCGCAACCACGCCGAATTTTCATTTTGTCAACCCCTTTCCGCAAATTTTTTCAACTTTTTTAGTTTACATAATAACTTAACAATTCCCATAACCGCAGTGTAACCTTTAGGTTTACATAATATATTAACAATAGGTAAACATAATAACTTACTTTTGACTTATGTATACATCTTATATATAATATGTATATAATTGTCAAACAGAGATAGCCAAATAGAAGCGGATATACCGAAAGCTTTCCTATATGGCCGCCATTGACCCGTAAATCGCCCGGGACCCACTATATGCAAAATTTTCGTGGATTTATTTGACTATTGAGAAGCGGATAATTTTCCCATAATAGGTCGAGGCTATTCACACTGCGTGTGAATTAGCACTCGGTTCGTTCATTCGCTACGCTCATTCACTCACGCAAGAGCATAATAGTAAACATATGATTTATTATTGATAATTTATATTATTTATTATATAATATAATGGGAGAGTATTATTATTATATATATTTATATTTCCCCTTTAATTATGCTTTTGCACTGCGTACAACGCAAGTGCATCATATTTTTATAAGACAATCAAATAAAATAAAAAAGAAGCGGCAATCCGCTTCTTAAACGAGATATAATAACGATGAGGATAAGTAAAGGAAGATAATTCTGGTCCCGATGCCACCACACTACCTCTATTTGCTACCTCTATTTACAATATTTATAATCTCTATTTATAATTATTTATTATTTTGTTTATTTTTGTTTGAAATTGATACTTTTACTTAACATAGTGATTATTTTATTGCTCTTCCCCATATAATCTTCTATCTTCTTCTTCTCATTCTTTCTCTTTCATCATTATATAACTCATAATTTCTTCAGGCGTATATAATCTCAATTCATTAGTATTATATTTTGGATGAAAAATATTAATCCATTTTAATACTTTATCATATAGCTCTTTATCTATCTTACTTCCATTAACTCTTTCTAATACAACTATATCTTTATCTCATTCCATATCAACTAATAATCCACCCAACTCTTTATTTCCATCCATATCCGCTCTTCACATTCCATCTTCTCCTATACCCACATCAAGCAACTCACTCATTTGATAGATATTTATTCATATTATTTCTCTATCTTCATTCATTGCTCCATATATCTCTATATTATCCATATTATATCTCTCCTTTATATTCTTCTTAGACAAAATAAGCAAAAGTAATTGAATTTAGACAAAATCTATATTTTGACATCAGCAGTAATATAATATATATACTGGTGATGTCAAGTGCTAAAAATTGTCTAAATTCAATTAAATTGCAAACCCATTAATATCTGCGGAAGACCCTACACAATATACATCTTCTCCATCACATACATTCTCTTTATGATAAATAACTAAATTATTTTCTTGTAACAATTTTTTACTTTCTCTTATATTATATTCAGTTAATCCAGTTAATTGTTTAATATCTTCAACAGTATAAGGCTCTTTGTTTTTTAAATACATTGCGGCAGCTATTATTTTTGTTAATGGAACTCAATCTTTTTTATGATTAATTTCCGCAATTTCATGACACTTCTTAATAACATCTAATTGCAAATCAACTATTTTTTTCTCAGCTTGTCTGCGGAGACCAATAATAAAATAATCATCCGTATCTTGTGCAAATAAAATGTGCCCCTTATTTTTCAAATTCTCAATAGCCTGTCTAATAGCCCCTAAATTTGCGGCAGTAGCCCTCTTATCAAGATACCCCGCCAACATTTTATAAGTACCCCTAAATACTAATTCAGGTTTAGCTAATAAAACTATTAAAATCATAAACTCTCATAATTCTAACCCTATCATTTCTGAATCTACATAAAATAATGTATTTCCTTCTTCTTTATATAAAGTCATAGCCCTAGTATTATTATCAAGAGACTCTAAATATTCTGCGGAACTGCCTCTACCAACTTTAATTATATTAACCCCGTATTTTTTTAAAATTGTTTCTTGTGTTCTTTTAAATTTAGTTAAAACACTAGATTGTGCTATATTATATTTACTACATAACTCTTCTAATGACATATTAATTACCTCCATTATTATATTAAAATTTAGACATCTTTTTTGTCTAGATTTACCCACAAATTTTGTTTATTTTTGTTTGAAATCAATACTTTTACTTAAAATCATGAATAAAATTTTTTGTCTAAATTTATAAAATAAAGAACTTCGATTTTTTAAGATTTCATCGTACTTACAACAAAAAAGAGCGTCTTTAAAAAACGCCCATTTTTTAACAATATAAAAAATCTATTCCTCTAGCCCCATATCTTTTCTAATATTCGGAATTATTTTCTCAATTTCCGCGATGTCTACTTCATTATTTCATCAATTTTAATCTTCATTATCATACCCCGCTGTTTTTATAAAGATTTTAGCAATAGTATTTCTATCATAAAATCTTACTTTTCCCTTTATATCAGTGAAACAAATAGCATTTCCATTTAAACTGTCATTTATTTGATCACTAACATCTTTTATACGAAACGAAGATGAGATTGTAAAAATTTCTGGAATAAGATGCAACACTTTAAAAATAATAATCCTATATCTATTCACCCTTCTTTTTCCTCCTTTGAATTAAATCTATTTTAAAACTCTCCCCGTTTAAATCAAAAGTAACAATCTTTGTTTTATTCTCGATGCGGCAATTGCTTACACCCTCTAATGCGGAAACGCAATTAAATAGCTCTAATATTATACCCTCTTTTGTTGGATTTTCTTTTGGAGCTCTTTCTATTTTCTTTCTCTCTCTTGTTTTATCTTCAGCTTTATGAATGGTTGCGGTGATGCGATTTTCTTTTGCCTTTTGAGTTAATTCTTCTTGTTCGTCATTTATTTCATATTCTTCGTCTTCTAGATAAGTTAATACAGCTTCGTCCATATCAATATCTAATGCGGAAATCATGCTGTCTAAATAACTTTTCTCAACTCTAACAATTTTATCATTATCTAAAGTAATATTAACATATCTACCATTAACTTCATAATTTTTCATACACATACCCCTCCCTAATAATTTTTATTTATTTTTTATTTATATATATTATAACATTTTTTTTAAATTTTGTCAATAGTTTTTCTAAAAAAAATTTTTAAAAATTTAAGTGCGGCAGCCAGGTATCATGCAACATTAGTCTAGATCAAAAATCATATACCGACCTCCCGCATAAAAAAAGATAGGATAACCTTTTTCAGATTACCCTGTCCGCACTCTGCGCCACTCATTTTTTATAGTTGTTAGAGTCAACTGTTTGCTATTCTGCTATTGCTACACTAAAGTATGCTTTTTTCTTTATTTCTTCACGTGATATTTTTTCTGCGTCAACTAGTTTCTTTACAAGAGCAGATACTTTTTGTGGAGAAGTAATTTTATCGTTTTTTACTACTTCATAAATTTCAGTTACAGTTATTGGTTTTTCAGCCTCAGCAATTGCGTTGTATATAATTTCAACTAATTCTTCGTTAGCTTTTTGTACTTTTGTTTGTCCGTTTCTTTTCTTTGAAACTAATTCAATTTCGTGATTTAAGAATTCTACTATTGTTTCTGCATCTTGAATGTTAGCTCCTTCTACAATCTCAATTAATCTTCCAAACATTTCTTTTTTTGTTACTTTTTTTGCATTTTCCATAATCAATCACCATTACCTTTCTTTTATATTTTGAGTTATTATTTATAGTTGTTAACTCTTTACCAACTTTATTTTTATTATATCTCTTCTCTTTTGTTAATATAATTATAACAAAATTTTTATTAAAAATCAATAAGATTCTTTAATGCTTCTGCTGACATTTTTACATCATTTGTGCAAACAGGACAAGTAATATATGCAGTTTGAAATAATCCAAATAAACTTGATTTAAGAAATAAATTTTGACGTGCTATTTTTAAAGTGGTATCACATATTGGGCATTCACCAATTATTTCTTTATCAGAACCCTTACTCAAAATCTCCATTTTATACCCTCCCTACTTATAATAATTTGATGCATATTAGCCATCCTTCTGAATGTTTCCCGGCGGCAACCACGTGGAGGTTTGCATCATATACTACCGCCATTTGAAGTTGTTTGAGGAGTCATTTCTAAAACCTCACTCAGTCTTCTCCTGAGTTGATAGTCCGATAACGCAGATACTATTTACCACGATACTTATACTACTCTAAGCATGGAGCTCTGGTCTACCTTTCCAGAAAGGGAAACTACTCTTTTATTAATCGCTCAAGTTCTCCCATTGCGATAGAAATTTTTCCCGCGGGTTTGCTAGGTTTTATGTTTTTGTCCTAGCTATAACGAGTTTATGTACACTCCCCGTCAGTTTTTTGATTGAGTTCTTTTATATCCTGTCGTTCAATCAACCAACAGCGAAGGTTTATCATTGTTCTTAGTACAAACACTAGCCTACAAAAGCTTAAACTAATCCCTATTCAGCCTTGTTTTGGGACAAGGTCGAAATCAGTTTTTGAAGCCTTAACCCTTGCGGTGGTTACAAGCGTTGCCGCAATCGCCGCCATCTTATATTTAACGACCTAGATGAATCAGTCAAGATTTTTTATTTCTTCTTTTCTTTTTCTATATATATTATATTATAATTTTTTATAATAATCAATTTTTATCTCTTTACTAGAGTAGAACCTTTAAGAACTCTAGAAACTCTTTTTTCCAACTAACTGGAAGGCTTAGTATTTTTTATCTTTCTATATGTATATTATAACATTATTTTTTAATAAAATCAATTAAGTTTTTATTCTTATTGTAGATAATCTATTCCTCTATAAAGAGAGATCATATCATTTATTGTATAACAAACTTCTCCATATTTCATTTCATCGCCCCAATTTTCTTCTCTTTCTATATCATCCCATTCTTCACCAATTCTAAGAAATTTATATGGTTTATCTTCATCAGATAACTTTCCTAAAAATTCTTCAATAGCTTGAACTTCTGAAAAACTGTCATACCATTTTAACCAATCCCAATATAAAGATATAGCATCTTCTTTCTCTCTTACTGTAGCTACTTTTAATAAATCTAACAAATCTTGATTACTTTCATCAAATTTTTTTAATAATTCATAATCCTCTTTTCTCATTGCTATTGCAACTTCACTTCTATAACTCATATTTATCACTTTCCCTTCTTTTCTTTTTCTATAATAATTATATAATAATTTTATTTAATAATCAATTTACATCTTTTTCCTATTTTATAAGGAAAGGGGGCTGTTTATGATTTTTTAAATCAACCGTAGCCAACGGATAGAAAATATTTATATGTTTAACTCTTTTCTATACTTATATTATATTATAAATTTTATTAAAAATCAATATGTGTTATTTCATCATTATTTTCTTCTAATATTTCTGTAACAATCTCTTCACCTTCGCTAAGTTCATCAACATTAATACACTCAATATAAAATTCACTATTTTTGTTTTGTAAATCTGATATAAGCTCAGTTAATGCCTCCGCAACTTCATAAGCATATTCACAATATTCATAATCTTTTCCATCTAAGAAAATCATACTATATGGATCGCTATTTAAGTTCTCTATTCTAATACAATGTTTCATAATTAATATTCCTCCCTATTTTCAAATATATTTTCAATAGCATCTAGGAAATTCTGTTTTGTTGCACTATATCCTGCAAATTTCGTTAATCTTACAACAGCTTCTATTATATCAGTTAAACTTGCATCTTCATTCATTTCTATTGTAGTATCAATATCATATGCTTGACCGCCTACATCTTCAAAATAATAAGGCTCACTTTTAAATATAAATTTAATCATATTATATATACCTTCCTTTCTTATTTTCTATATATATTATATAATATATTTAATAAAAAATCAATAGATATATTAGACTTTATAACTATAATCTTTTTCTACTTTATATAATATTGCTTCAGCTTTTGTTTTTTCTCTTGAAGTAAAACCAATGCGGGAATCAGTTAAAACTAATTTATCTGAGAAATATTCTTTTATATCAAAACTTTCATCATCTAAAATGACGAAATCTACTGGATGATCTATTTTATCTAAATATTGTTTTATTTGTTCACCTCTTTCAAGATATGTATCTTTAATAGCTATATCTTTTATTTGAATATTATATTCTTCAAGGCGTGCAGCCGCAACTTCTCTATCTACATCATGCAATCTCCAAGAGCTAGTTAAAACCACATAAGGTTCATCATCTTTTGACCTAATATAATTACATAAATATGCTAATTGTATTAGTGAAGATGGATCAAAAGGCACATTATTACAAAAGAAGGGATGCTTCCTATGGAATTTTTTATAGCATAATTTAGTATATTTTTCATTATTTAAAACACCATCTATATCTAAAAATATATATTTTTTCATACAATCCTCCTATTAACAAGCCCATTTTTTAATTATATTGTATATTTTTTTTACCTCTTCTACATCTTCATGTTGTGTTATATAATCCAATACTTCTTGTGTCATATCTTGATACCTGTTTAATTCAGCATTAATAATATTTAAAAATTCTTCTTTACTTATTTTATCATAATTCATATTTTTAATACCAGTCCTTTCTTATTTTTTATCAAGAGCATCTCTATCAATATCTATCAAACCAAATTTTTTATCTGTTGAGCCCCAAATAAAATCTACATATTTTTCTTCTCTTAAATAATTCATGTCTATTATATGAGTAGTTTCTAAATGTATATTTAACAGCGGCAACCCCTCTAGATAAGGAAAACTATATTTAGTATCTAATGGATTTCTTACACACCTATCATAATTATAATTATATTCATCTGGAAAATATTTTTCTCTTGGCTTTTCTAAATATTTTTCTACTTCTTCTCTTGATATCATCCAATCTTTTAAAACTTCTTTTAATGAACAGTTGTTATAAAGATTAACACCAGTTTCAAAACTATATCTTTCGTGACATATACCTATTACTAACCAATCACTAACTCTTTCTAATTCTTTATCTAAATTTAGCATATTATCCTATCCTCCACACATTCTTCATTTTTCTTGCAAATATTCTATCTTTTATTTTGTCAAAAGCATAATCAATCTGACCTTCTAAAATAATATCCTGTTCCTCTTCTGTAAAATGAAAATTATCATATAAGTAAAAATCTCCTCTTTCTTTTTCATTCAAATAGCTATCTAAATTAATTTCTTCTATAATTGCTTCTACATTTAATGCTATTAAAATCTTTTCTAATATATAAGTGTCTTTATCAATAGCTCCAATATATTGTTTATTTATAAATAACTCTGCTCCATCAAAATCTTTACTGTGTAGAATTATTATTATATTTGACATATAACCTTCCTCCTTTTTCTTTATATATTTATTATATAATAATTTTAATAAAAAATCAAAAAAGACCATTTTTAATAGTCTTTTTATTAATGCGGGAAGCCGATTACCGAACTTATATCCAGATATGAGGAGGAAATATCGACTCCCGTCGCAATTACATTATATTATACATTTTATATATTTCTACTCTATCTTTCGCAGGAATATCTTTAACTAAAGCTTCTACTTCTCTATATTTATCTACAATTTTTTCTTCTTTTTCATAAAATTCTTTTTTTAATTCTTCTATTTTTTTATGATTTTCTTCTGTTGAGTTCCAATTGTCACACAAAACAATTTTACGCATTTGTCCTTCTGCTTTATATATCTCATTAATTTCATTTTCAGTATCTTTTAATATTTTTTGAATTTTATCACCTTTTAAAATTATTTCTTTCTTTAATTCATACTCTTCCTTATTTTTTCTAAGTTCTTGTTCTTTTTTAATTTTTAAAAATTCATTCATTTTTTTCTCTTCCTTTCTTTCATTCCATGATTTTGGTGATTGACATACACAACTACAAATATCAGTAGCAATGCCTAAAGTAGCCGCTTGATATGGCGTTTCATTAATTGTTAATGTGCAATCATTATTTAATTTAAATTCTTCCATACTAACTTTTATTATCCTCCTTATCTTTTTTATGCATATCATAATACATACAATCTTCACAATGTTCACCGCATTTTACTACATTACTCCATGTTGGATCAAAATATTCTTCATCTATATTTTCTCCTATTGCTTTTGTACATGTAATGTCATTATCTAATTCACACACTGGATTATCTCTTCTCCAATAATAACATTCACTGCAATAGCTTTCACAATCTCTACAGTAGTCATCTATGTATTCACAATATTCCCCTTTATAAGCTTCCTCAAAATTTTCGGCTATAAAACCGTTGCCATTATATTCTCATCCTGTTTCTTCATCATCATCATATTCATCAGAGCCGTGCATGTATTCTCCGCATCCGCATGGACATAATATTTTTTCATTATATACTTTCCACCTTTCATCTTCAGCCTCTTTTATTTTATAAATATTTTCATAATCAAACTCATTATATCCATATAAATTTTCTCTTTCACAATAAGTATAATCTTCCATATTACTACGTGTCCATATAGCTTCTTTATTAACTAAATTTTCAACGATTAATCTTAATTTTTTTTCAAATTCGTCACTATAAACTTTTCCAGGATAAATAGCATTAAAATGAATGGCAGTCTCTTTTGGTGAAATAGAAATCCATTGCCTCATTTTATAATATCTTATATTTTTAAAATCATATTGATTATATAAAGAAAATTTACCTTCTCTATTCCAAACATAAGTAATTAAAGAGCTATCATCAAGAATTGCGGCAAGGCATCCATCTGCATGACTGCTCTCTAGTTTATAACAAGAAACCCAATCATAAGGATTTTCACTAGCTAACATCATATCCACTGGGTCAATAGAAATGGTATACTTACCTTCAATCATTTCATGTTCCCATATTCCGCCAATTCTAGTTACTAATTCATCTGGAGCTTTTAAATATTTTTTAAAAAAATGTGTCATTAAACAGCCATCAATTTTACAGTCAGGAAAAATTCTGTTAATTACATTTTTGGTATCTAATGTAATGTCTCCACTATCAAATTTATTTGTTTTTATCCATCTGAAACCTTCAAGCCATAGTGCAAAAGCGGGAAAATCTTTACCTAATTCTTTTAATTTTGTATATACTTCTATATCTTCATCTTTATATTGGATTCTATTATCTACTTTTAATTTATTGCCAAGCATTTTATAAAATCTATATTTATTTTTAGCCCAAGTTAAAAGATACTCTTTTATGACATCTTCTTTTACTTCATTTATACGCAATCCGCTAAATTGAGCAATACATTTTGTAAAATCTGGTATATTAACCTCTTTTAACATTGGTATATATTTTTCATCAACATTTTCTAATAATATATTCTTATTTAACATAATATCATCATTCCCCTTCCTATAATTTTATTATCTTAAATTTTCTAAATGTTTAAATCCTTCTTTTACTAATTTTCCATAGGCATTCCAATCTTTTATATCTACTAAATAATCAGAACCAACTAAATTATATAAGTCATTATTTTCATCATACTGAAAACTTGCAATAGTCCATCTATGAGTAAAATCTTCGTCCCACATACAAATTTCAATTTCATCTGCTTTTGCTTTTCTAGTTATAAAAGTTTGATAACCTAAAGCTAATCTTCCAATTCGCTTTATTTCATACTCTTTCTTTTCTGTCTTATCATTTTTAACTTTACTTAAAGTATTTTCTAATCTTAATATATCTTTTCTTTGTTTCTCAATAATTTTATATAATTCTCCCTCATGTTCCTTCTCTTCTTTTTTTCTGCACCAGTTGCATAAACCATATTCATATTCTTTTAATAGACTATAACATTTTTCACAATGCGTTACGCCCATCATAGCAAAACTCATATTTATCATCTCCTTTTATAAATATATTATATTATAATTTTAATAAAAAATCAATAAATTATAATTCAACAAAATCATTTAAAAAACATTTATGTTTTTCATCTAATTGAATGTCTACATGATAATGTCCGAAAAACCACTTATTATATTTTACATTATTCTTTATTTGATTTAACATTATTTCTGATGTATGCTCTACATTGTCCTGATTTATATTTAATAAAGTAATTAAATATACCGAATATTCTTTAAATATATCATATGGACAACAGTGAGTAATTATATAATCAACTTCATCATATTTTAAACACTTGTCTATATCTTCTTGTGTAATTGTTTCATCCTTCCACCAAGATAGATGCGGAATTCTACGAATTTTATCTACACTATCGGCTCCGCCACAGCACAATATAGTTTTTATACCATTTTCTGTTTCGACAGTCATCTTAGTTCCTCTTGTTATATAATGAATATTTGAACTAACGTCTATTATTTTTTTATTAGGCTGATATTCTTTTAACTCTTTTAATATATCGAAATTTTCATGGTTTCCATCTATAAACCATATATGAAAATAATAATTTTTATGATTTTCAATAATTTTTTTCATATCTACCCTATCTTTTCTCCAACATATTCCTGCATCTCCGGCAATAATAATATTAACATCTGATTGATCTAAACCGAACTCTGTTTACCCAATCATATATTCTTTCAAAATCCCCGATGAGTATCTCCAGTTACAAACCATCTCATTTTTCTTATCTCCTTTTTATTTTATATATTTATTATATCATATTTTTAATAAAAAATAAAATAGATTGCTTAAATAGCAATCTATTTTATTAATGTGCTATATCGCGTTCTACCGATCTTCCGCTATTTTATATTAGCATATCTTTCACTATTAAGTTTATCCAGCATAATATCTTTACCACTTTTTCCAGTGATAACGCTTGAGAAAATTATTGGTGAGCAACCGCTAACGAATGTTATATCTGGGTTATCAGCATCGTCTAATATAATATTATTTCGTGCATCTACATTCCAATACACTAATTTTGGCATTTTTACTCCAGCATTCTCCCATTGGTTTCTAATTTTTTGCATTTCTGTTGTTCTTTCTTCATCGCTAGTCCAATAACTTCCACAATTGATTTCCATATCGCTAATTACAATTAATTGTTCAGGTATATCTTCTACTTTAACTGCCCCATTTTTATACATTTTTAATAGCATATCAAATACAGCAGTTAAATCAGTATCTTCGCATAGATTTTGTTTATATATTCTTGTAACTTTATCGCAAAAGTCAATACCTTCAATTTTTATTAATTGTGGTCTACTAGAAAAACTAATGAAATAATTTTTAAATGGATCTCCTATTCTTTCTCCACAATACATACCAAGAGAAATAGCAACATCAATAGGTGTAACAGTTGAATTACCATATCTTGATGTCATTGAACCAGACGTATCTACTACGCACATTATTTTACAAGGCTCTCCATTTAAGTAGTCCTTTTGATTGCCCCAATATTTATTTAATACTTCTCTCTCAGTATCTTCGATGTTTATATTTCCGTACCAATCTAATTTATTAGTTACTTTTTGAACTATGTCATATGGATAAAGTGTTCCCGCATTTACTTTTATTTCTTTATTGTTTATAAATTCATTATATCTTTCTGCATCTCTTCTAGCAAAAGCATTTCTATAAATTAATCCTGCCTTACTTGGTAATTTTGCATATTGTATTTCCTCCCATTTACCTTCTGACATAAGTTTTTCAACAATATTTATTCTTGAACGTAATGCAGATAAAATTTTACGATATTCTTTATTAGATAAATGAAATTCTTTTCTTGTTATTTTTGCTAATTCTTTTGTTTCCTCTGAGCTAGCATTTTCAGATTTCAACCATTTAGCTAATAAGGATACTCCTTCATTACTTCCTCTTTCAAGAGATTCTCTATCTAATTCTAATTGATTTTTCATAATTTTAAATGCCTCTGCGGCAACATCTGCATTTACATAAGTAACAGAATATAGATCGTCCCATCTACCATATTCAGAAACATTAATTAAATTTCTTAATGCTATTTCTGGGTATTCTTTTGCTAACCATTTAAAACATACACGGAAAAATCTTCTTTCTCCTTGACCGCCTCTAATATCTCTTAAATAGAATAAGCATTTTAAAGCAAGCTCTTGATTTTCTTCAAAAGCATTCTTAAATAATAATATACAATCTTCATCCGTGCGGCTGCGGTATGCTCCACCTAATGCGAACATATCATAAACTGCGTCTAGCGTTGATTTGTGTGCAACACCACCATTTTCTGTTAAAGTATAATTTGTTTCTCTTTTTAAACTATCTAAAAAAGTATTTTTTTCCATAAAATTCATTTCCTCCTTTAATCTTTTTCAAGATTTTTATTTTATATATTTATTATAACATTATTTTTTAAAAAGGTCAAAATAATTTAAAAGTATTTTTTTATTTTTTATATAGTTTTAGAAAAGATAAAGGAGGTAATTTTATGTTTTTAGTAAAACAAGGTGGAAAAGTAGATTATAATTATAAGGAATATTATTTAGATAATGAAAGTGAATTATCAAGTATTCCTGTTGGCGCATGTTGTCCAGGAAGTATTGCTTATGTTATATCTAACTCAAAGGTTTATATGTTAAATAATAATAAGGAATGAAAGGAGCAATAGAATATGGATCTAGTAACGCTTGCTCTTGCTAAAAAGAGCGCAAAACAATATACAGATGATGTTGTTGAAGGTTTAGGTAAAGGTATTGTATACAAAGGTGCGGTAAACTATTATAATGATTTACCTAACAATGCTTCGGCAGGAGACTGCTATAGTGTATTATATAAGGGAACAAGCGGAAGCGTTTCTTCAGGTGTTGAATATGTATGAGGGAAAGTAAGTGGACAAAGCTCTTTTTCTTGAATTCAATTAGGAGCAGATATTAATGATTTTGAAGATAGTTCTAATAAAGTAATTACAATAAATGAAAATTCTACTGATACACAATATCCAAGCGCGAAATGCGTTTATGATTTAATTGGCAATGTAGAAGCATTATTGACTACATTAGATATTGGAAATGGGGTGGAATAATGAGCATCGCCACAAGAATAGAAAATATAAATAATAATTTAAAAAATGCTTATGATAGCTTAGAAGATTTAGGAGTAGATTTAGAAAATACTAATAGAAATTTACAAAATTTATCTATGAAAATAGATACCCTATATAATGAATTACCTAAAGTAACTAGTGAAGGCACAGAAATAACTTTAACACCAACTAGAAAAGGTAGAATGCAATTAGATTTAAAAGGTAATACAAGTCAAGATAGTACAACAGGAAAAAATTTAGCAAATTTAAGTATTTTAAATCAAGTACCATCTACAACTAATGGAGAATTAGTTATTTTTGGCGCAGGTGTGTGTACAGAATTAATTGAGATAGATAATACTAAAGATATTGTTTTTTCATTTAGTCAAACAGAAGATAGACAAAAATATATTATGTTTTATGGCGAAAATCAAAATTATTTAGGATATTCTATAGGAATGCAAACAGATTGGCTTTTATCAGAAAACCAAAATTATAGTAATTCTAAATATGTAAGAATAAGATTTGATAGTAAAGCAACTACAAATTGGTGTCAATTAGAATACAACTCAACTGCAACCGATTATGAACCATACACAGGAGGTCAGCCATCACCTAACCCAGATTATCCTCAAGATATTGAAGCCGTTACGGGAAATAATCAAATTATAATAGAAGGGAAGAATATAAATAATAGTATTTTAGAATTAGGTGGATTAAATCAATGAGGGAAATATGATTTAAATAATACTATAAGAAGTAAAGATTATGTTTCTGTAAAAAATTCAACAACTTATGCATTTTCATCTAATAAAACAATTGATTTAAATTCAGTAGGAGTTGTATTTTATACAAAAACTAAGACATATATTAGTACTCAATATTTATATACTAATCATCCTGAATTTACTACCCCTAAGACATGTGAATATATAATGTATAAAATTGTAAATAATACAGATATAACTCAATATATACAAATTGAATTAGGCTCAGCTGTAACTACATTTGAATCTTATCAAGAACCACAAATATATCCTATAGTATTAGGAGAATTAAAATTATATAAAATTGGAGAATATCAAGATTATTTATATAAAGAAAATAGTAATTGGTATAAGTATAATGCGATAGGCAAAAAAGTATTAAATGGAACTGAAACCTGGAGTAAAGCAGATTCTGTAATGAGTGGCAGTACAAGATTTTACGTTAATTTCAATGACATAATTAATAATTCAAACGATGTTGATAGTGAAATTATATATGTAACTTCAAACAAATTCCAAAGTACATATTGGCTAGATATGTACCAATTAAATGTAACTAATAAATTTTTAATATCTAATATAAACAATTCTGCTCCAAGTGTTAAAAGAATAGTTATAAGAATAGACAGCAATTTAGCAAATGATAGTGCAACACTAAAAACATGGCTATCAACTAATAATGTAATAGTTTATTATGTTAAATCAACAGGAACTACTACTCAAATAACAGACACTACTTTAATATCTCAACTAGATGCAATTGAAAAAGCTAAATCAGATGAGAATCAGACAAATATAACACAAACAAATGCGGATTTACCTTTTATTATAAGTGCTACTGCATTATTAAAAAATGATTAATATTAGCTATTTATATAATAAAAAAGAACCCTTATTTTAAATAGATAAGGGTTCTTTTTTATTGTCCTAAAGAAAATTAGACCCCGATAAAGGAGTCTAATTTTTTGAAAGGGAATGAATGAAAAATCTAGACAAGAAGAATGTTTAAATTGCTTTCGTTAGAGCTATATTCTAACATTACCATAATAAATATAGCCTTCTACGCTTTCTTTAAAAGATAAGATTTTCATTTACTTTCTAAAATTCATCATAACTGTATATTTGTTGTTAATAATAATAATTGCTGTTATCTTGTCTATTATTTATATATTTATTATATCAAAAAATTTATTTTTTGTCAAATATCTTTTATGTAATCATATTTCTCTATCTAATAACTTTAAAGATAATTCAATGGGTTCACAAATTGATCGTTAATCTTAATTTCGAAGTGGAGATGTGGTCCTGTACTATTTCCTGTATTTCCAGAATATGCAATTAGTTCATGACAATTTACATAATCTCCAACAGAACAAGTATATTGACTTAAATGACCATAACAACTTATAGTTCCATCATCATGTTGGATCTTAATGTAATTTCCATATCCACCAGTTCATGAAGCACAAATTACTTTACCAGCTTTCCAAGCGTGAACCTCTGTTCCGATAGGTGTTGCAAAATCAACTCCAGTATGAGTTCTACCCCACCTTGGACCAAATTCAGAACTAATACAAGTATAGCTATCTAATGGATGTTGAGAAGAACCAGAACTTTCTATTCTACTATATCCGCCGCTTCTAGATGTAACTTGTCTTTGTTTTTCTGCGGCTTGTCTTGCTTCTTCGTCTCTTTTTTCTTTATCTATTCGATATGCTTCTATTTTTTCTTGAAGAGCTTGTTCTTCTGTAATTTCTGTCAGTTCTATAATTTCACTATTATTTTCTATTGTTATATCTTCATTGTATTTCTTTAGTTCATTTACAAAATCATTACATTCATTCTCAGTTTTAAAATAATAAATCTCATCATCTATTAATAATTTTGTTGAGAAAATGAAAACTTTAGTATTGTTCTTTATAAACTTTTTCAATTCTTCTGTATTTATATCGCTCTTATTTATAACTGTTTGTTTATAAATAATATTATTTTTCATCTCTGTTGAATAAATGTAATATCCATTTTCTCCTAACTCATCTATATAATCATTTATAGTTTGATCTAATAGATTCTCTTGTTGAGTCACTCCAATTTGAATTGTATTATTTTCGTAGTATTTATATCCTAAGCCGTAAGGTTTTAAAATAAACATACAAACGCTTACAAATAATAATACTACGCAAGTAAAAAAAGTTATTAATTTAATTATTTTATTTTTTACTCGTCCCCCTTCTGGGGCGACGGGCTTTGTTTTTTTCTCCATATAATTCTCCTTATTCTAATTATATTTTTTGAATATTAAGAGATAGAGAAATATGTTTTAAACTGTTCTTACAAAAGCAGAATTAGTCTTTTGTAAGTATTTCTTTAATTGTTTATATGATTTCAACGATAATCTAAATAGGCGTTTCCCAATACCTATATATCTATATTTTTTATTAAAAGAAAAAGCATTAACATCATTTGATGGATCAATTTCCATTTCTTCAAAACCTCTTTTATTTACTGGGATTTCTTCTTCTTTAATAATTTCACTAATTATTTGAATTTTCATCTTTCATCTTTCCTTTCTTCAAAAAAAGTTTTGGTGGGTAATTAAGGACTCGAACCTCCTAATTTTATGATAGCAAATTTATAGTCTGCCGCGACTCACCACCTTCGCCGATTACCCATATGTAAGCGGAATCCCATTTTTCCTTTTTTATTTATATTCAGCAGGTGATAAGATTCCATGATAACCTACTTAGTTTAGTTAAGATTTTAATTCTCCTCTCCTAAAAGATAATCTTCAACTTTTAGTTTGGATTAAAGCAGTGCTAAACCACTGGTAACCTTTATGGAGTCGATACTGAGAATTGAACTCAGAACTCTATGCTTAGACATTTTTTCACTCTTCTTCGGTATACTGTTTAATATCTTTTTTCTTACTTGGTAGATTATAACTAATACACCATTTTCTTATAGCACTATCTGAGACTCCAAATTTTTTACCAAGAGCTACAAAACTTTCTTGCCTTATCATCTCTTTAAGTTCTTCTCTAATAGGTCTTTCACATCTTTGCTGTAATTTATGAGCACATTTTACACAATATGTAGAATGTTTATCTTTTAATATAGTACCGCACATCTTACATAGTTTTGGAAAACTACGTTTTTTCTGTCCTCCTACCATAATATTATAACCATTTGGAGTAATACAATTATATCTTTGAATGTATTCTTGTTCTAATTGATCGATTTCTTCAACACTACACTCTTGTAATACTTCTCAAGTAAAATGCTCCTTACCATATTTTCTAATCGCTTGATGTAAAATAGAATTAAAAGTCCCGCTCTTTTCAGAAAAAGATTTTCAAAAATGTTCTTTTACTCTTTTTTCAATATCAATAGATTGTCCAATATAAACTTTGTTATTTATATCATTTTTAATTATATAAATCCCAATCATTATTTTATCCTCCTTATAATATATAAAAAGTAAAATAAAATAATTTCAAACTCTTACCACATCTATTTACTTTTTTGCACAGAATTTTACCATTAAACTATACCGACATTAATTATATCTATTCCCATACAGCTTTTGGGTAGGCGCTAATTATGATGACATCTAGCTTTCTAATAAACCTCTCATCTTTTAAATTAAGCTCAAGCTGTTGTGCCTATATAGATATTTATTAATATTTGAAGGTGGGACGGCGTACCCCACATCTCATTATAGAACTAGGTCTTATAAGCTTTGTTTCAATATTACACTCTGCCTAGCCGCGTTAGCTGCCTTTCTAACCTCTTCAAATAATTATATTTTTATAAACTAAAATATTGTACTGAAACAGCTTCTGTATCTTTATATTCTTCTTTTAGTTCTTTTTCTCTTATTTTTGCAGTTTCTCTATCAGATACAACCTCTGTATATAACACTTTATATTCTATTGGATCTCCAATTAAAACTCTACCTTGTGATACTACTAATTTTTGTTTAGTAGGTCTTTTTTTAATTACTTCTTTTTTTACATCATTTTTCATTTTTTCATTCTCCCTTCTTTTTTTAAACTGCGGGAAGCCGACTAACCGAGCATCAAAGTTCTCTTTAAAACTCTATAATCAGACTCCCGCTGGAGCGGGTGGCGGTAATCGAAACCGCATCCTCTGGTTGGAAGCCAGACATAATAGCCATTATACTACACCCGCATATTAAGCCTTGATTTAAAACTCCTAAACTTTCAAGGATTAGTTTTTTTACAGATTATTCCGATATAGAATGCCTCATCGGAAGAGTGGTGTTATTAAATCCTACTCTGTGTAAGACTATTTCACCGAACCATTCTATTATTCTGAGAGAAATTAATTACTTTCAATAAATATTCAATTTTCATTAAATTTATTAACAGAAGAATAAGGAATTACATTCATTTCTTGTTTATCATTTATAACATAAATAATAAAATAATTATTCTTTATTCCAAATTGTAATATTTGATAAATTTTATCTTTACAAAATCTATTCGATTCAGAATTATTTCCAATAAATTTAAATTTCATTCTATTATTCTCCTTTTATTTTGTTATGGCTGGGAAGTGGAGGCTCGAACTCCAGACATCTTGATTAACAGTCAAGCGCTCTACCAACTGAGCTACATCCCAATATATTTAGAGTGCTGGAATTTCATTACTCCTCAGAAATTCTAACGTACAGAGTCGATGTTTAGGCATTAACTCTTAATGCCATTGATTAGGCACTCTCTCTAATCAGCTCTTAAACTTAAGAACTAAAAGGGTCACAAAACATATATATTGAATCACCGGGGTGGACCCTCTTCCCTATTTCTAGATATATGGTGATAAATATGTATAAGTTTTGTCTGCCGCATGGACATAGTGTCGCTCTAGCTTTTGTCCTTATACCACCGCGATAATTATTACCGCTACTTTTCTTTTTCTATAAATATTATATCAAAATTTTTATTAAAAATCAATTTTAATCTTTATAAAGTGGATATTTTTTACAAATTTCTTGTACCTGTAATACTAATTCATTTTTTATTAAATTAAATTCTTCATCATTGACCTTAATACATTTACATATTAAATATGCTATTTTACGCATATCTTCAATAACCAATCCTCTTGATGTAACTGCAGCGGCACCTAGTCTTAAACCAGATGTTACCATTTTACTTTCAGTATCAAAAGGAATTGCATTTTTATTAGAAATAATACCTATTTCTTCTAATCTTGACTCTAATTTTTGTCCATTTATTTCAGTTTTTCTTAAATCTAATAATAGTAAATGATTATCAGTTCCTTTAGTTAAGATATCACAGCCTAAATGAATTAATTCCGCAGATAATGTTTTTGTATTTTCTACTACTCTTTTCATATATTCTTTAAATTCTGGTTTTAAGGCTTCTCCAAAACATACTGCTTTTGCGGCAATAATGTTTTCTAGCGGACCTCCTTGAGTTCCTGGAAAGACAGCGCTATTAATTTTTTTAGCTATTTCCACACTATTAGTTAAAATTATTCCTCCTCTAGGTCCTCTTAGTGTTTTATGTGTAGTAGATGTAATAACATCAGCGTAAGGTACAGGAGATTGATGCAATCCAGCTGCTACCAATCCAGCTATATGAGCCATATCAACCATAAAATAAATATGATTTTTTTCTATATATTCCGGAATATCGCTATCTAATAAATAATAGTCATTATAAATTGCAGAATCAATTCTTTTTTGGGCTTTATCAATTATCTCTCTTAGTTTTTTAAAGTCAATTTCTCTTGAATATGCACTTGCTCCTGCAATAAAAATTTTTGGTTTATTTTCTACAATAAAATCTTCAAGAGCATCATAATCTATTTCATATGTTTCTGAATTAACTTCATATTGAATTGATTTAAAATATTTTCCACTAAAAGTTGGTTTTGCTCCATGTGTTAAATGCATTTGTTAATCTTGTGATTTCGCACAAGTTCGGACTATACCTTCTACTTAAATTGAAATCTTTTCATAATTTCATCTCTGACATATTTATTCAAAGGATACTCTAATTCTGGATTATAAGCAGTAATTCCAATATTTATATTAGAAATTGAATTTTTTGCAACTCCATATTCTCTTGCTAATTCTCTTATTGGAACTCCACTCATAATTGCATCTTGAATTTCTTCATAATAACCATATAATTTACCTTTTCTATTAGAACCACCATGCTCTTGAATAATTTTAGATAATAAGCTATCACTAATATTAAAATATTCTATTATTTCTTGTCTTGGTAAATTAGTATTATTATATAAATCCCAAACTTCTTCTCTATATTCAAATTTTTCATCTATATTATTTATTGGATTATAATTTTTTGTTAATTGTTCATTATAAATAATATAATCTAAATCTTCATATTTTTTGATAATTTTTTGTTCATAATAATCAATTTGAGATTTCAAACACTCTACTTCAATATTAACTTCTATATTATCAAATCCTATTTTATTTATCCAATTATAGATAGGTCTATCTATTTTCTTTTTAACATAACTTTTATGTGCGTACATTCTTTGCTTAATATTTGAAGTTTTTCCAATATAAATTTCCTTTAAATTATTTTTATTTTTAAGCGAGTAAATATACATATTTCCTCTCCTTTCTAAAATTTAAGTAGCCCCTTGGTAGTCTCTGAGGGCACGCCATTACGCTTATCCCTGCTGATTGTCCAATCTTTAATATTTTTACACTTTGGTAATTAAAGCTCTAAGGAGTTTCCAGCATATTCAGGGTTTTTCTTTTATTGTATCACTACAATAGGGAAGCCAGATTAACACAAACCTCCCGAATTTAAAGACATTCCCATTATTGTATCTCCTGGTTTAGCAAGAGCAAATTGAACAGCAGTATTCGCAGATGCTCCTGAATGAGGTTGTACATTTGCATATTTACAATCAAATAATCTACAAGCTCTATCAATAGCAAGTTGTTCTGTTTTATCTATTATGCGGCAGCCTCCATAATATCTTTTACCTGGATACCCTTCACTATATTTTAAAGTATGATACGATGCCTGTGCTTCTAATACTGATTCACTTGGTTCATTTTCACTTGCGATTAGCTCAAGACAATTATTTTGTCTATTATATTCTTCCATTATTAAATTATAAACTTCTTGGTCTGTTTCTTTAAGATGTTTGAATTCTATCATATAAATACTCCCCTCCTAATATTTTATTTAATTTTAAAAATGGTACGGGTAGCAGGAGTCGAACCTGCAATTTCAGCGTCCCAAACGCCGCGATTTACCATCAAATCTTTACCCGTATATATGGTAGCAATACTAGGATTCGAACCTAGAATATTTGAGTATGAACCAAAAGGTTTAACCAATTAGCCTATATCGCCATCTATTATCAATTGCAGTAAATATCGATCGTGTTTTTTGGGCAACCGCAATCATAGACCTTACCAGCCCCCAATGATGTTTCAACTATTGTACCTTTTGGATAATCATTGCTTGCTACACAAATATATCCATCTCCATCGCAAACTAATCCTCTGTTATCAACATGACGACCAGGAATTTGTAACCCGCCACCTGGTAACACTTTTTGTGAATACCAAGTTTCTCTATGTCCGTTATAATAGTTTACACCTTTACTTTTTGTTAAAACTCCAGTATTATTATTTATTGATGAACTAGATCTACTAACAGGGATAGAAGCTATTTGAGGTTTTATTTCTACTTTTACTTTTTCTGTTGATAAATATTTACTTGCAACATAATAATAATTCTCATCTTTTTTGATTTTAGTCCATTCTCCATCATCTGAATTATCAACAATTTGCAACTCTGCGTTTATGCTTGCTACATTTACAATTTCGCTACTTAAATTAGGTTCTTTTCTTATATTTAACCCTACTTTTGAATACATAGTTGTATAAGTTTCAAGTTCTTCTTCCTCTTCTTTTTCTTCTTGCTGTTGAGATTTATATTTATTTAATTCAGCTTTTATTACTTCTTCATCTATAATTAAATCAGGTTTCACTGTATCCTTTATTGTTAGATTTTCTACTATTGTTTTTTCATTATTAATATTTGATAATGATTTATTTTTTTCTTTTATAGAGTAAAAAATTGCAAATACTAACAATAATAATATACATATAAATATTTTTTTTATCTTCATATTTACCTCTTTTCAAAATAATTATATAATATGGGGTAAGATAAGAGTTTCGATCTCCTGCCTCCAGGGCCACAACCTAGCGTACTCCCATTATACTAATCCTACCGTTATAATACAATATTTGATTTCTTAATGATATTATTTATAGGTTCAATATCATCAAACATACCGCAAATATATTTTTCATATAAATTATAATAACATATTTTTAAATATAAACTATCCATTTTTTCTTTATATACTTCTTCAATAGGTAAAATAGTATAATTAGGTTTTAAGCTAATTATCTTTTCCCATACTGAATTCATAGTTCTAATACCTCTACTAGTCATCTCTTGTCTTACATAATAAGCATAAGAAATAAAATTATCATAATCATAATTTAATACAAAATTTACCAAAACATGATTTGGAGTTCCATTTTTTTGAATTGCTCCTGCAATGCTAGATAATTCTCTCCATTGAGCAACCAATTGTTCTCTTGGTAAAACTTTAATTAATTGTTTACTTCATAACCTCATAATATTCACTCCCTTATATATTAATGGTGTTCCTACAAGGAATCGAACCTCGATCAAAAGATTAGAAATCTCTTGCACTATCCGTTGTGCTATAGGAACATAAAATGGTGGGCTACCTTGGAGTTGAACCAAGATAGCACGATTAAAAGTCGTGTATTCTACCATTGAATTAGTAGCCCATTAATAAATATTTTGGAAACCCTCCCTTTAGTTTTACAAAGAAGTTTACTGCAATTACAGCAAAATATTATTCATAGCTCATGACTTCTATTACTTCATTTTTTTGCTCATTAGAGACAGTTTTAGTCGACATATTAACTGCGTACATGTAGCAATACTAGCCTTCCGCAGGCTGGTGAGCTTCTTCAACCAAAATATTTTTTATTTCTTTTATATATTTATTATATATTAAATTATTTAAAAAATCAATAAATTTTATTTATCTGGCGCGAATGGCTAGATTCGAACTAGCGGTACCTTAAAAATAGGTACGGATCTTTAGCAGAGATCTGGTTTAAGCCAACTCACCCACATCCGCATATAAACCGCAGAGCCCCGTTCGTTCATCTCTGCGTTAAGTACTCGGGGTTCACTGGGCTGCTACTGGTTATAAAATTTTGTATCGCCGACACTCTTTCGTGACAAGAGCCGCTTGCCTAAATTCACTATAGGTCTGTTACAGGCTATTTCACATTTCACCCACTATATTAATACCAAAGATGATTATAATATTTAATAAATAATCTCATACCATAATTTATCTTTTTTTGTTTATTTTTGCTAACATTTCATTCATTATCTGTTGTTATTTGAAGTTTAAATGCTTCTATCATTTTATCAATAATACTTTTCCATTGTTCAAAAGTCATAGAACTAGGATGACCACATAAACAATAATCACGAAAATAACATAAATGAGAGTAAATATATAAACTTAATGAATAATCTAAATCAAAAAATTCTGCATCTACAAATCCATCTTCATCTGGATTATATCTATCATCATTTTCTTTATTTTCTTTTTTGAATAGTCAACAACTTTTTTCATCAATACCTAACTCTCTTAAATACCTATTTAATTGTACCATTATTAAATCTCCTTTTATGAAAAATACACCTGGTATTTTTATTTGATTTAATCAAGATAACAAATAAAAATAAATAATATGCTTTGTGTCCCATTTTAAACATATCTTACCCAGGTGCTTCACGAATATATCTTGATATTAGGATGACCTCGTGTATAAACAGAGAAGATAACAGAAAAGAGGGACATCATTTATAAAATATGGGAAATATTCATAAAATATTATTATAACTCCTCTGCTTATACATAAAGTCATCTAATCAAGCTAAAAATTATTAAAATATCAATTTTTAAAATATTCTGCAATTTTTTCAATATTTGGTTTAAGTTGAAAATAAACATCAATCTTTTTTAATTTGCTTATATCAGTTTCAAAAGCATCTGCTACCGATATTTCATATTCTCTTTTGCTACAAAAACAATATCTTAATAACCTATCTACTCTTTCAATATAATCAGAATAATTAAAATTATCATTTGATAAATATTCTTTTAAACTTTTAACTAAATAAGAATGTTGAAATATATTAAAATATTCTATTTTTTTCTTATTAAAATCATAATTTAAAACATACCATTCTAACTTTTTCATATTTTAATTACTCCCTTTCTTTAAAATATTGCTGACTTTTGTGCGGCGGGAACAGTTTCCGCCATCTACATTTATTACCACATACGGTTTAGAAAATAACCTGCTAGCTCCCAATCCCCAGAGTTTCATAACTGAGAGCTTATGGATTTCGGTAAGCCCACTGGTCTGAGCCTGTAGATACACCGACTGATTTTCTTTTTCTGCTATCAACTCCATTTCCTAACCATTACTGTTAGGCTCGGCCGATAGATACACAATTATAATAAACTTTTCCACTATCGTAGGACAGGACAAATCAACGAGAACCTTTCTTTTGAGATACGATTCCAGCCTCTTGGCGCCGTACACGCGATTCGAACACGCAAGCCCTTTCGAGCCAACTGCTTTGAAATATGTATTATAATGCTTTTATTACCTCCTCTATCAAATAATCCTTTGCCCAATGTACATCTTTAACAAATTTCGCATTTTTATTAGGATCTGCTATTCTTAATGTAAATTGAGCTCTTTCCTTTTCACAAGGAATTAAATAAAATTTGTTATCTCATTCAGTCATATAAAAATCAATTTGATCTGGTGTATATTTCATTGTTTTATTTCCATTTGATACAGAATGAGTTGATTTACAATTAAAAACAATAGTTTCATTTTCAACATTCCATCTTGATGTTTTTATTTGAATACGATATATTTTATTATTATAATCTAGAATTAAATCATATCTTGCATTGTCTAAAACAGGTTTAGATATAATAAAATCATTTTCAATTAAAAACATTTGACATTTTAATTCGGTAATCGCACCTTTTTTTAAATTTTCATTCATAATATATTTTAGCATTACATATCTTATTTCAAGGCAGCTCCCTCACCACCCGGACATACGGCATATTATATTAAAATTCGATATCTTCAATATATTTATCAAGTAATCTTATAAAATCTCTACAAAAAGAATAAAAAATATCTTCATTACATTTTAGTTCTATATAACAATTTTTAAAGCTATTATTTCTAAAACAAGTTTTCGACAAAGTTGATAAAGGTAATTGTTTCTCTTCTAAAAATTGATATATAATTTGATAAATTCCTGCATCTTCTATCATAGAGTATGAATATCCTGATTCAAGCCAATTATTACCAGAATAATATTCTTTATTTAATTCAGTCTTTTTAAAATAAATTCTTCTTTTTCTCTTCATTCTATCATACCCTTCCCTCTTTATAAAAATACAAACCCATAGCCAACTTTTATATTTTCAACTATTTCTGAAGAACAAATGTATCATTAAGATTTACCTTGCCCAAGGCAACCACTATGGGGAAAGAGGCTAGACATCACTGCCACACTTCGTATAACCTTTTATATGCTATATACCTCTTTTTATAAAACTTCCAAGTTTCTTAGTAAGAACACCCTTCGCCACGAGAAGGCGAACTTGGTTCGAAGGACGCAGGGGCTGTAGGATTCGAACCCACACCCACGGTTTTGGAGACCGTTACCCTGGTTTTGCTTACCACTATAGTTTTCACTACCTACTGGACACTATAGTTTGTGGTCTGGAGTACATCTTCACCATATTATTTCTAACTTAGGTGTGCGATTATCTACTCTCTACGGGCTAAAATATTATTTTATTCCCTCGGTATTGCCAGTCAAGGTTTCACCGATATCATCGCATCCACTCAAACTGTTTCCAATCTGAGGCTCCAATTGAGTAAAGTTATTTTTATAAGGTTCTAAAGCTTTTATTCCTATTGAACTACTATATTTCATAATAAAGTCTATTGGCACTATATATAAATCTTCAGTCTCAATATCTGTTCCTATAAAATAATCTATTTCAGACTTATTATATAAATGAATTTTATATTGTCCTTGATTATGATTTATTTTTCGTACAGGAAGAACCTTCCTTCCACTATCCTTTTGAATAGTTTTAATTTGCATTTTTATTAAATAATTGTTTTTAATTGCAATACAATCTACTTTAGTATTTTCTAATACAGGAATATATAATTCTCATTCCCTTTTTAGTAATTCCTTTTCTAGTAAATTATATCCTAATCTACCTTTAGTTATTGTGTCCACAACTTTACTCCTTTTTATTTAGCTTAAGACCAGTGTGCTACCATTACACTAAGCCCCTATATTAAAATTCTTTCTTTTTATATATACATTTTATTATATTTTTTTATAAAAATCAATAAAAATTATTGGCGACGTTAGGAAGTACTGATCCCCCGATCTCCGCAGTGATAGTGCGGAGATCTACCGCTGAACTATAACGCCTTTTATCTTTCTTCAATATCTTGTCTATTTTCTTTATGCTTTTGTAAAATTTTTTGATTTTGTTCAAAATTCTTTATGTAAAATACAAATTGTTTAATAATATCCATTTCTATTTTTCGTTCTTCATCTGTTATCATACAAGAATTTTTTTCTAATACACTATTAGCTTGACCTTTTAATGAATTAAGTAAGCGTAATTTTGTAAATTCAATACATTCTTCAATACTCATTATCATTTCTCCTTTACATTACATAGAAATAAAGCAAAATATTAATGGAGCTGGAGGTGAGATTCGAACTCACGAAGAAAAAATCGCCGCTTTACAAGAGCGGTCCCGTTAACCACTTGGGTACTCCAGCATAAGTTTTTACTATTCCTTCAGTTTATGGATAAGCAATAGCTAAGCAACCATCAGTATCTTTTACCACTGCGGCAGCTAGGTTTCCTAACGCCTGAACCTAACAAAATCGGTCTGGTCTATCTGGCAGAAAAACTTAAACTTGCCTAACTGGGATGAGACAGCTTCCCTTATATTTTTTAAATGGAAATATAACCATTTTTTACAAGACACATAATCAAATTAATCATTTGCCCATTTTAAAATAATTTACTCATTAGTATTCTTGCTGTGTATGTCTTTTGTTTTTCTATATACATTTTATTATAATTTTTTATAAAAATCAAATGAGTGTATATAAAAGAGCTATGCTAAACTTACACCAAACCTGCTCTGAAAGAAGGAAGCATTTTATTTTTGTAGAGAATAAAATGAGAAACTCTTTATCAAAATAAAAGAGATAATTAACATTTTAAAATTGGTTGAGAGACCGAGATTCGAACTCAGAATACCATCTTATCAGGATGGCGTAATAACCTTTTTACTATCTCTCAATATTTTTGGTGGAGATGACGAAGACTCGAACTCCGTGTCCAAATTATATTCAAAAATAATATCTACAAGTTTAGTTTATTGTTTAATCTTTGATATATTTCTTACAACAAACAAAAATATAATATATCGCACCTTTTTAAATCTTTGTAGGCGATACCAAGGTTACTTTTCAGCCACTACGCATCTACTTAATAACATTATTCTAAAAACAGTAGAATTTTTTAGATAATGTGTCTATTTTTAGGCAGCTACTAATTCTGTATTAGCGTTTATTTTATTTGCACCCATTTTTAAAGTTCCCATTGTGTCTCAACTACTTGCAACTATTTTATCTAATAAAATGTCGAAACCAAATACATCCCCATAAATAAAATTGCGGCAGTCAGTCAATAAACTATTAATCTAGATTAAAGATGCAAATACCAGCTGCCGCACATCACATATAATAGGAAGGTTTTGTGATAATAGGTAGTTATAAGCAAAACTTATAACTTTTGGTGGAGATGAGAGAAGTCGAATCCCCGATCTTCTGGTTGCAAGCCAGACGCTTTAACCAACTAAGCTACATCCCCATATATACAAGACACAAATATAATACGCGCTCTACCACTGAGCTACTTCCTCATTTGGTGAGGAAGATAGGATTCGAACCTATGACCTCGGGTACCTGTAAACCTAATATAAATATTATGCTGTATGTGTCTTTTCTATATATATTTTATTATAATTTTTTATAAAAATCAAATATTTTTTAATTTTTATGGCTCGGGATCAGTGATTCGAACACCGATTTCAGGAATCAAAATCCCGCATCCTACCTATTAGATGAATCCCGAATTTTATTTTGTATTATATTTATATTTTATAATATATTCATTTTTATTAAAAATATAATGATTATTATATATATCTATTATTTCTATTATATTTTCATTTTCATTTACTATTTCCTGTATATAATATCTATCTTTATAATCTTTTGTTATAATTTGAACAGGATAATTATGACTATCACAATAATTATTATAACAAAAAGTAGTGCAAAAATAACTAGTAAAAAATATTATAATACTACATATAATTATCATTATATGAGAACCTTTAATTAAAGTTATTTTTTTACTCATGATATCCTCCTTCTCTAACTAGGCATTTTTAATTTTTTAATAATTTCTACTTTTGCAATCCAATTCGCAACAGGGAAAGTAATAAATTTACCACCAAACACTGCAACATTATCTGTTTTTAAATTATCAACAATAGTATCAATAATAAATTTTTTGTCCATATCAATACTATGATTATCATTTTCTCCCATTGAAGTAGTTTTACTATATTTAATTTCATAAATTTTATTATCAATAAAAACTAAATTAAATATACCATTACCAGTTAAAGAATATTTAGTTTTATAAGTCGGAAATATTTTTTCTAACATCTTTTGAAAAGGATATTCTGTTTCCCAAAAATAAATAAATTTATCATTCATATTTATCAACTCCTCTTTTCTTTTTCTATAATTATTATATTATAATTTTTTATAAAAATCAAAAGAGAAATAATAAATTGATTTTTTATTTTATAAGAGTAAGTAAACCACTCGCATCCCACCAGTTTATTTCACCTGCCTAAGCCTTGTCCGTTATTACTCCCTAATGCTTATTTGTTTCCCATTTTTAGGTACTTATAGACTACACCACGTAAAGGTTAGCATTTTTGCGGTCCTGCTGGCTTATTAGGAGAACCAGCTTCCTTAAAGAGTTATATAAAAATCAGTTTTTATTATTTACACATCACTTTCGTTGGGGATTAACTGTAACCTGTCTACGGAACTTCTATTTGCCTCTTTCTGGTGGGCTATCCAAGTATCATATGATTTACCATTCACAACAAAGTTTCTTTTTAAATGTTATAATAATTTTAGAAAGAAGAAACTTTCATTAACATAACTTTCAATATGGTTGCGATGCCCAGAGTCGGACTGGGTATTTTCAGCTTATGAGACTGATGAGATAACCGGTTCTCTACAATCGCAATATATAAGATGCCGTAACCCCGTTTTTATAAAGGTGCTTTCTGCACACGGCTCTGACCAACCACCTATAATTATTTATCAAAATCTTGTAATTCTTTTTGAGATATTTTGTCCAAATTCTTATATTTATTTAATCTATTTCCTTTACACCAAGGACAACTACCATGATTTCTACAACTTTTATCAACAGCTTTACAATATGGTTGCCCTTTTGTTCCATATTCAACTCTATGTTCTTTTCCAGATTTTATAGCTTTTGATAAACTCATATTCATCACCTTCCTATATAATAATTATAATTTATTTTTTTATAAAAATCAATTAAAAATATATGGAGCACTCAGATGGACTTGCACCATCACTCGGGCTTTTGCAGAGCCCCGCCTTAGCTATTTTGGCTATGAGTGCATAATAAACAAGATGTCAAGACTAAAAAACAATATGTTTTTATATTTATAATATTTCTATATTTTTACTTTCTTTTTTTATTTCTTTTTTCTTTGTAGGAATTGTTATATAAAGCAATCCATTTTTTGCACTAGCTTTAATTCCAGTTAAATCTAATTGAGTATCATCAAGAGCAAATCTAGAATCAACTGAATATTCTTTACCTGTAATTACATCTTTTGTTTTACCTTTGATTAAGATAAAATCTGTTCCATTTTCACTTTCATTTGTAATTTTAAGGTCTTTTTTATCAATACCTAGGATATTATGAGTAATAAGAACCTCTTTCTCCCCATTTTTTATAGAGTAAGGATGCATATCCTTCTCATCTCTATTGAATTTGTAAGATTTTTTATCCCAATCAAAAGCAGGGAAAAATAAATCTTCTATCATATTACTAAAATCATTATTATTAGACATACTAAAATCCTCCTTTAAATAAAACATCTTGACATCTTTTTATAATGATATTATATCAAAATTTTTATAAAAAGTCAATTTATACTCCCACACTCTCGATATTTAATATGTTATAATTTTCTTTTATATAGTCTAAATCATTTTCCTTTTCTATTGGAGCTAAGTGTATATAATTATAGTCATCAATATATTTAACCCAACAATATATTATTTTATTTTCTTCCATAATAATAACCTCCTCCTTAACTTTTTCTATAATTATTATATAATATTTTTTATAAAAAAGCAAATAAAAAACAATAGTAAAACTATTGTTTTTTATTCTTATAGTCCAAATGTTTCCATTAATTTTTTAACATTATCTTTCTCTTCTTGCGTTGGTTCTATTATTTTTTGTTCAGCTTGTTTATGTTTATTACTTTCAAAATTCATTTCTGCGGTAGTACCTGGTGTAGCATTGTCCTGTCCAGAATAGACATTTTCTTTAGCTGCAGTCAATGTTATTTTTATCTGGATTTCCTCCGAATCCTCTATCATTGGAATTCTTATTTCCTTATTATAAATAAAAGCTTTTGGAAAAATTTCTAATATTTTATTTTGAATATCTATTTTACTTTTTTGACCTTTTGCCATATTACCCTCCTCCTTTTTCCTCCTATTTTATATTTTTTTTCAATGTAATTTTTCTTTTGTTTCAGGATGTTTTCCAGCACTTTTTTTTCTCCCTGCTATACAATCAGAAATTCCTGAAGTTGATTTTAAATTACACCACTTAGCTGCTTCTGTATAATTAGAAAAAACTTGACCGGTCTCAATACATTGAATTGACTGTCCCATTTTCATTTTCATATTTTGTTTCCATTCTTCTGTATGGTGAGTTCCATACATAGGATTGTTTTTTCCTAACTTACTTTTTCTTAATTTTTCTTTTGTTTCTTTGCTATGCCCTTTTCCTTGTGTTGGGGTTCCATGTTCTAAAATATATTTTTTTCTAGCTTCACTAATCCTTCTTTTTCCCTCTTCAGAAATATGATGATTTTTATCTTCTCGAGCTTTTCTTTGCTTCTCTATATACTCTTCATTTTTTCACAATTCTTTTGTTCTTTCAGACATAAATAATTTAAAATCTTTATTTTGTCATCTCTTTTTCATATTAAAACTTAATTTTTTTCTAGTCTCATCTGAAAAGGTTCTATTTAAACCTCCTTTTGATATATTATATCCAAAATTTTCTTCTGTCGATTTATATTTTTCGATATAATATTCCTCTCAATAATTAGCTTCTTCTAATGATATTTTTTCTTTTAATATTGCATGTTCAAAATTATCTCAACCATACTTTAATATAGCACTATAAAAATGTGGACACTCTATATATCCTTTTCCATTTTTTCACCTATATTCTGGTTTTTGACAAGTTTGACCAATATAGATTTTGCCATTTATTTTATTTTTGTGCATATAAATAGTATAATTATTCATTTTATTATATATTTCTCCTTTCTATTTTTCTATATAAATATAAAAAAGATATATAATAAATTATTTAACTTTAACCTGAAATTATTCTCTTTTTTTATCAATAGAAACAACTAATTTAGTTTTTTCAAGATTATTAGACAATTCTTCTATTATTTCACATCTGCGGCAGCTACCTCCTTTTAGGCAATTTTTACCACATTTAATACGCATTTCCGCAAATCTTGGAATAATATATTTATTATCTATATCTGAATTAAAATCTAGTATAATTTCATCTAATCGACCAAATCATTTTTTCTTTTGTTTATAAACATTATAATATATATCTATTTTTTTATCAACGTCATAAAATTCTATTACATCTATATATTCTTCATAAGCATTAATATCTTCTGGTCTAATGAAAAATTTTTTTATAGCAGAACTATCATTCCACTTCGATTGAGCTATATTTGGATATACTCTAACTTGTGTATTATACTGTGCGGCAATCGTATGAATTTTGTCAATTTCGAAAGCTAAATTTTCTACAATATAAATATCAGTTACTTGTATTTTAAGTAGACCAATAAAAATATCTCAATCGTTAACTTGAGTATCAAAAAAGAATTTAAAATTTGGCTTATTTTCTTTGACTTTATCAATGTAATAATTTCCATTAAATTTTATATAAACATTATTATATTTTTCACATAATTCAGTTAAAAATTTAAAATCAATATTTTCTTCTTTTATATATATATTAATTCGTTTATTTTTGTATTTTTCTAAAAACTCTAATAAAGTATTATCTTTACTATTATAAATAATAGTTCATTCATCTACATCATGAATGTATTTTGAATGTTCTGTATCTTTATTGTAATTTAAACAATATTTCATTTATATATCTCCTTATAGGATAAGAGGGCGGTAATAATATTCCACCCTATTATCTTTATTCACTCTTTATTTTATATGCTTTTATACTTCTTCCGTCTTCAGTTTTTACATCTTCTTTTTCAGCATCGCCATTCTTTACTAATTGAGTTAATCTTGCTATAACTTTTGCTTTTGTAATACTTTCATCTCCAATTTGAGCAGTTATATCATCTGCTGTTTGTAATTCATCTGTTAAAATTGATTTAACTCTATCTCTTAATTCATCTCCAGCTTTTTGTTTCTCTGTTGCTCTAATTTTTGCTTTTTCTGCTTTAACCTCAATTTGAGAAATTTGTTTATCTATAAATTCAATTAATTCATTTTTTCCTTCAACATCTACTTTTTCTACCATTTCTTTAATTAAAGTATAATAATCTTTTTTTGTCATCTTCTTTTCTTCCATTTTTTATATCTCCTTCCATTTCTTTTATAAGACAATTATATCAAAAAAATATGTTTAAGTCAACATAAGTAAACATAATCTTGATTAAGCAAACCTTTGCGCGGCATATTTTTTAATCTCTTGTTTTACTCTTATTTTATCTGAATCAAGCAAATGACTATCATCATATTCTAAACTAATTGTTTGTCTTTGAATATTAGATAATGAATTAATAACTTGTTTTAATTCATTAATTAACTTGTCTGCATCCTCATGACTTTGCATAGCCATCACATCAAAACCATTTAGATTTCCATTATAATATTTACTAGAATTAAAAGTTTTTGTAAAATGTTTTACATCAAAATCTTTGTATTGTTCTAACATAACTATCTACCTCCTTTATTTATATTATTATTTTATAATATTTTTTATTAAAAATCAATATGCTTTTTGATCTAAAATAATACATTCTTATATTGATTTTTAATAAAAAATATTATAAAATAATAATATAAATATTTAAACGCGCGCACGCGTGCGATATTTAATAATGAAGAAAATTGATGAAAGGAATATTTATCATGGAAAAAATGAATTTTGCAGAATGATTATATGAACAAGAGAAAAATAATGATAATATATTGGCGCCAAGTTTAAATTCACAATTAGCATTATCATTTTTAATAGATTATTTATTAGATGATAATTGGTATATAGATTATTCAGCTAGCGAAGGACAAAATAATGCTCATGCTGTTAACGAAATATTGACAAAATATTCAAAAAGATATAAAAAAGAAATAAAGAAAATAAGAAAGGATATACAAAATGGAAAATTATTTACAAGAGGAATATAAAAAATTTTGTAATAAATATGGAGAAGATAGAATATTATGAATTGCGGCAGCGCCTGGTTATGAAAGAATAAGTCTAGACCTTGCAATTAATACACCGGCAACCGCATGTTATTTACCAACAGAGGAAGAATTATATAATATAAATATATATGATAATAAAATAATAGATATTCGTACTCTTATATCTACTGCTATTGATACAAAAACATCATTATTTAATTCAATATTATCACCTTATAAAATAATTAATCCTAAATATAAAGAATATATTAATGATGAATTTTTTACTTATTTAAAGATAATAATTTTAGATAATGATGAATTAATTATAAATAAAATGAAAAATATTATAAAAAATATAATACAAGTAAATATAAATAATATTTCACAAGAGCAAGAAATAATAAATATATTAACAAAAACTGAATTAAAAGTATTATCTTTAATTATAAAAGATTTTAATGGTTTAAACAATGGAGATATTAAAGTAAATCAAGCAACAGAGCAATATAAAATATCCACTTCTGTATTCAGAACTTTATTCTATAAATTAAAAGAATATGGTGTTGCAGAGATAGATAGCCGCGGTGTAAAAGGAACTCATATAACTTTTAGAAATATATCTACATTAAAAAACTTACTTGATAAATAAAATAAATAAAAATATAATAAATATATAAAAAACAAAGGAGTTGATTATATGTTTAAAATTATATTACCAAAAATAAAATTAAATATTGAAAAATGGAAATGGAATAAGGAATACCGAATTTATGTATCTTCATTAGGTCATATAAAAAATGAATATAAACAAACCATACCTACTAAAATTAATAATAATGGTTATTGTATGATTCAAACTAATTATGGTTATAAATCTATCCATAGATTAGTTCTATTAACTTTTAAACCAATTCCAAATGCAGAAAATTTAACAGTAGACCATTTAAATCATAATAAAAGAGATAATTGTATTGATAATTTAGAATGGGTAACACAAAAAGAAAATTCAGAAAGAGCAATAAAAGATTTAATAAAAATAAAAAATATATATGATAATAATATAAATAATATTCAATATTATAAAATTCAATGTGAATCAAAAACATTTTCAACAATTCAAGAATCTATAGAATGGGTTATTAAAAAACAAGGAATAAATAAAAATAGCAATATTAATAATATAAATAAAGAAAAGATTGCAAAAAATATATGTAAAGCAATAAATAATAATTCATTATATTGTGGCAAGAGGTGGAAAATATTATATTAATTTAAAAGGAGGTTTTATTATGAGAGATATAAATAGAATTGATAAATTTTGTAATGAGTTAGCTAAATACTGGAAAAAAGTGCCAGATTGGAGATTTCGGTCAACTGTTAAATAATACATTAGGTAATAGAGATTTATTTTTCTATGAAGAAGATGAAATATTAGAGTTAATTAGATTATATTTTAAACAATAGGAAGGAGTAATTTTTAATGAAAAATAAAACTGCTAGAAAGATATTAGAAATTATATATGGTAGACAATGTTTCATTGAAGCGGCTGGTATTAGAATTCGTGGAGCTAAAACATTAGATAGAACTTTAACCTATCATCATATAATACCAGTTTCTCAAGGTGGATTAACAACTATTAGAAATGGAGCGGTTTTAGCTAGATATAATCATGATTGATTACATCAACAACCATTACATATACAAGATGAAATAAACGAAGAAATAGAAGATTATAAAATTCATTGTGATTTTGCTAAAATTATAATAAGAGAAAATGGAACAATTAATTTTGAAAGAATTGACGAAATTTTAGATGGTAGTATTCCACCATCTATAAAAGTTTATGATAACTCTATATTAAAACCAGCTCAAATTAGAAAATTAAGATACTTAAGAAGTCAAAAACAATATTTACAAGAAAAAGAAGAAGAAGAGGAGGAAAGATAAAATGATAAATAAAGAAACAGGTTTGCGTGAATTATGCTATGTAGTTAATATAGATGCAATAGAACCAATAATAGGTTCAGATAATTGCGAGGCTGCAGTTGTAGGTGGATGGAAAATAATGGTTAGAAAAAACACTTTTAAAGTTGGAGATAAAGCGGTATATTTTGAGATTGATTCAAAATTACCTGAAACGAAAGAATATGAGTTTTTAGCAAAAAAACATTATAAAGTAAAAACTCAAAAATATACATTCGGTGGAAAAGGTAATTTTATTTCACAGGGTTTATTAATGGCTTTTGATGATTGGGTAGATGAAGAAGGTAAAATTCCATCTTGGTTAGCTGCTTTAAATTTACAAAGAGCCAATGATATAGATATTACAGGTACTTTTTTAACAAACACACTTGGAGTAAAATACTCAGTTATAGAAGATAACAAAAGAAAAGCATCTGTTGATAAATATAAAAAAATGGCACAAAGACATTGGAAATTATTTAAACATAATAAAATTATTCAATGGTTATATGGGAAAAATTGGGGTAAAAAATTATTATTTTTCTTTTTAGGTAATAAAGCAGATATAAAAGCTTCGTTCTGGCCTGATTGGGTAATAAAAACTGATGAAGAAAGAGTACAAAATTTACCTCAACTATTTCCTCCAGATGATACTGAATGGTTTGTAACCGAGAAAATAGATGGAACATCAACGACTTTTACAATGAAAAGAGCGAAAAGAAACAAATATGATTTTTACGTATGTTCTAGAAATGTATGTTTTGATAAACCTGAAAAAGAACAAAAACTATTTTATGAAAATAATGTCTATACAGAAATGGCAATAAAATATAACGCAGAAGAAGTTTTAAAAAATATATTAGATATTCATAATGATATTGAGTTTGTTACTATACAAGGAGAGACATATGGAAAAGCAATTCAAAAAAGAGATTATGGTATGGATACTATAGATTTTAATGCATTTAACTTAATTTTTGGTTATAAAAATGGAGAAACAAAAAGATTTAATCCAAGAGAAATGAAAGAAATATTAACAAATACATACAATATACCCTGCGTTCCAATTTTAGATGAACATTTTAAATTACCAAATTCAATAGATGAAATGATAACTTATGCAGATGGAAATTCAAAAATAGATGGAGAGTATAGAGAAGGTGTTGTATTAAGAACCTCAGATGGAGTAAATTCATTTAAAGCAGTTTCAAATGAATATTTATTAAAAAAAGGAGAATAATTGTATAAAATAATCAGCAAATTAATTTTTGTTGATTATTTTTTTATTTTTTGATATAATTGTTATATAAAAGAAAAGGAGATGATGAAAGATATGGCAAAAGTAAGAAATATAAGTACACAGAGTAGATTTTTTTGTACTTGTTGTGGAAAGGAAGGTATGCCAATCCAAAGAAAAAAAGGTTCAGAAAGAGAAGCTGGACATTTAAAAAAATTATATTGTATTTATTGTAAAAAAGAAGTTAATCATGCGGAAGTCCGTGAAATAGGCGGTTATAATGAAGAGGATTTTAAACAAGAATATAATTTAGGTAGATTTGTTAATGGAAATAAAATAGCAATTAAAGATCTATCTGATTGTAGTTGTGAAAATTGTGAATATAATATAAATGGAAAATGTTGGAATTCTAATTTTTCTAATGATTGCGGTCATAGAATAAAAGAAAGTGAGGAATAAATAATGAAATATTATAAAGTAAGTGAAACAGATTTAAAATATTTAATAGAAAGTAGAGCAAGACTTGAAGCATTAGAAGCTGGTGGAGTAGATAATTGGTCTTGGTATTGTGATGCTAACTCAGATTATTTAGCAGATATGAAAGAAGAATATGATATACCAATGGAAGAGGATTTAGATTTTAAAGATATAGCTGATAAAGAAATTAAAAATTTTGAGGAGGTTTAGTATGGCTAAATTATTTTTAATGATGCGGGATTCCACGGTTCAGGAAAAACAACTTGGATTAAAAGACAGTTAAAAGAAAATGATATTTATATATCTAGAGATGAAATAAGATTTAGTTTATTACAAAATGATGAAGATTACTTTAAATATGAAAATGAAGTATTTAAAATTTTTTGTAATAAGATAAATGATGCTTTAACAAATCCAAAAATTAATAGAGTATTTGCAGATGCAACTCATATAAATACTAATTCAAGAACAAAAGTATTAAATAGACTTTACATTCAGCCAGATGAAATAAATGTCATTTGGCTTCAAACTCCATTAATGGTATGCTTAGAAAGAAATGCTACTCGAGAGGGTCGCGCAGAAGTACCAATGGAAGTCATTAAAAATATGTATTATAGTTTAGAAGAGCCATCTAATAAAGAAAATATTGATTATTTATATATAATTAATAATAGATACAAAACAATAAAAAAAATATGGCTAAAAGAATATGACTTTGATGGATTTGTATTTTAAGGAGGTATTATATATGGATAAAGATAATATAACTGAAGATTTATTACCGTGTCCTTTCTGCGGTGGAGATGCTTATATAAAAAGTTGTAATAAACGTTTATATATAGATTGTGTGCATAAAAAATCATGTAGTTGTCATCCAAGTACTTGATTATATAGTGAAAAAAATATTTATAAACAAATAGAATTATGGAATAGGAGGGCATAAAATGAATAGAGAAGAATATATAAGAGACGGCTTACAAAATCATTTGGAGGAGTTTCAAAAAACATATCCAAACTTAGAGCTATTTGGAATTTTTATTCAAGGTTCTCAAAATTATGGTTTAGATATCTATACAGACAATTATAAATCTGATATAGATACAAAAGCAATAATAATTCCGTCTCTTGAAGATGTAGTTATGAATAAGAAGCCTATATCTACAACTCATATTTTATCTAATAACGAACATTTAGATATTAAAGATATTAGATTATATTTTGATAATTTCAAGAAACAAAATATTAATTTTGTAGAAATATTATTTGCTTGTGATTATATAATTAATCCAAAATACGTTGATTTATTTAACGTATTAAAAGAAAATAGAGAATCAATAGCTCATTATAATACTAATCAAGCATTAAGATGTATGTCAGGTATGAGTATGGAAAAAAAGAAAGCTTTAACCCATCCATATCCTACACTACTTGACAAAATAGAAAAATATGGATATGATGGTAAACAATTACATCATATCATTAGAATGTTTGATTTTATTACAGCATATAGTAATGGAGACACTTTTGAAAGTGCTTTAAAATATCAACCGCATAAAAAAGAAATGATGAAAGCTAAAATGAGTGAATATACTTTAAAAGAAGCGTTAGAATTGGCAGAGTTTTTTGATAGTAATACCAAAAACATAAAAGAAAAATCATTAAAAGAAAAAGATGAAATAAATAAAGATGCATTAGATATTTTAAATAAAATTCAATATGAAGCAATAAAAAGAAAAATTCGAGAGGAGGTAATATAACATGATATATTTTACATCAGATTTACATTTTTGTCATAATAAACCATTTTTATATGAACCAAGAGGTTTCAATTCAATAGAAGAACATGATGAAACCGTTATAAAAAATTGGAATAGTGTTATTACAAATGATGATGAAGTTTATATTTTAGGAGATTTAATGTTAAATGATAATGAAAATGGAATTAAAAAATTACAGCAATTAAAGGGAAAAATTCATATAGTACTTGGAAATCATGATAGTTCAGTTCGTCAAGACATTTATAAAGTATTATTTAATGAAGTATCTTATGCAACTATGATTAAAATTGATAAACAACATTATTTTTTAACACATTTTCCATCTCTTTGTGCAAACTATGATGACAAACCTTATCATAACCATATTATAAATCTATCTCGGTCATACCCACAAAAAAGATAAATTTCATTTTGAAGATAATCCTTTTTGTTATAATGTTGCTCTTGATGCTCATAATTGTTACCCAGTGTCTATTGAACAGATTAGTAAAGATATACATAAAAAGGTAGAAGAGCTATATAAAATCAAAGTACAAAAAGAAAAGGAAAACTAAAAATTAATAAAATATGTAAAGGAGAATAGATATATATGAAAATTCAAATGAAAACAATTGAATCAGAATATAATGAAAAAACAGGAGTTTCAAAAGTAACAGTTGCTACAGATTTAGGTTTAATTACCGCTTATGCTTACTTACATCCTGATGATAGAGATATAGCTTCTAGTTTTGCGGGATGTCGTTATGCAGAAATGAGAGCTGGTATTAAATATATGAAAGAGAAAGTAAAAATATCTAAATATCAGTTAGAGCCATTAAAAAGAATATATAATGATTTATCGCAGAAAAAATATTATAATAAAAATAATAATGGTGCTAAAATGTTAGAAAAAGAAATATATAAATTAGAAGACGGTATTGAAACATATAAAACCAATATAAAAACTTTAAATGAAAGACTACAAAAGGCAATAAATTCGAGAGATGATATGATTAAATATATAAAAAATATAGTAGATAAACAAGGTAATAAATAAATTACCTTGTTTATTAATATAAGGAGGAAAAGATGATAGAAATTTATACAGATCGGAAGCGCAAGAAATAATGGTTCTGAAAATAATATGCGGCGGTTGAGGTGTAGCAGTACTAATCCCGAATGAAAATCGGTAACCGGTTACCGCATTGATTATATACATAGTGGTAAAGAAATAAATACAACTAATAATCGTATGGAATTAACTGCAATACTTTATGCTCTTGAGCTAACTCAAACCAAATATAGAGGAGAAAAGTGTATTATTAAATCTGATTCAGCCTATTGTGTTAATATGTTTAATGATTGAATATATAATTGGCATAGGAACAATTGGGTTAGACCTAAAAATCAATCTATTGAAAATTTAGATTTAGTAAAACAAATATGGGAATATTGTAAATTAGAATGACCTAGTTTTACAGTTGAGAAAGTTCCTGGACATTCAGGAATATTAGGTAATACTATTGCAGACCTATTAGCTACTGGTAATGATAAAAAATTAGAAGAAATTTTTTCAAAAAATGAATATTAATCCTAGTGAAAGTTGTTTTTTTGACTTACAATAAAAAATATGATATAATTATAATAAATAAAAAATAAGAAAGGAGAACTTTTAGTGGATAATAAATTATATACAAAGGATTCAATCGAAAGTTTAGACCCGCTTCAATTCACTCGTTTAAGACCTGGAGTTTATGCAGGAGATACAACCTATTCAACACAATTATTGGTTGAAATTGTATCGAATGCGGTAGATGAGTTTAGATTAGGTCATGGAAACAAAATTGAAGTAACTATTGATAAAGATATAGTAATAGTAAGAGATTATGGTCAAGGATTTTTAGTTAACGAAATAAGAGATGATGGAAAAACAGTTCTTGAAGCTGCATTCAGTGTTCTTAATACTTCAGGAAAATATCGTGAAGATGGTACTTATGAGGGAACTTCATTAGGTTCTTTTGGTATCGGATCTAAAATTACAACTTTTTTAAGTCATGAATTGCATGTTTGTAGTTGGAGAGATAATAAAATGGAATCTATCACTTTTATAGAAGGTGTCTTTGAAGATAGAATTATTCAAGATAGTCCTCCTGTCTCTAAATTTGGTAAATCTGGAACAGAAGTTTCTTGGAGACCAAGTGAAGAATTCTTTACACATACAGAAGTAGAAATATCAAAAATAAAAGATTTATTTAAAGTAATATCTTGTTTATGTCCAGGATTAACTATCTTATTAAATGACAATGGAAAAGAAGAAATATTTAATTCTAAAAATGGATTAAATGATTTAGTAGATGAAGCAGTAAAAAATAAAGAAATAATTAAAAATAGATTTAATATGAAGTTTGAAGAAGGTAAAAATAAAATGGATATGGTGCTAACATACACTTCAAATTATTCACTAAATCTAATTCCTTACGTTAATACAGGTCTTACAGAGAAAGGACCTCATATAACTCAAATTAAAACTATCATAACAAGAGAGTTTAATAAATTTTTTAGAGATAAAAGATGGTTAAAAGAAAAAGATGAAAATTTAACTGGAGATGATATTCAAGAAGGAATGTATATAGTATTTAATATTACTGCTCCTAATATCGCATATGATGCTCAAGTTAAATCAACAGTAACTAAAATAGATATGACACCTTTTACTCAAGTATTAGCAGATAATCTACAAATATGGTTCAATAGTAATGAGAAAGAAATAAAAACTATATTTGATAAAGCGGCAGCCGCAAAAAAAGCTAGAGAAGCAGCCAAAAATGCAAGAGAAAGAGTAAGAGAAACAAATAAGAAAAAAGAAAAGGCATTAAAATTTGATAGTAAACTTGCAGATTGTTATTCAAAAGAAAGAGAAAAATGTGAAATATATATAGTAGAGCGGAGATAGTGCATCAGGAAATTTAAAATCAGCTCGTAATAATGAATTTCAAGCAGTAATGCCTGTTAGAGGAAAAATTATTAATTGTGAAAAAGCTACCTTAGAAAAAATACAAAAAAATGCAGAAATAATGACAATGATTGATGCTTTTGGATTATATATAGATACTAAAACAATGAAAGTAACTTATGATAAAGATAGTTTAAGATATGGAAAGATTATAATTATGAGTGATGGAGATGTAGATCGGAGCCCATATTAAGAACTTATTTTATACTTTTATATGGAATTTCTGTCCACAATTAATTGAAGATGGATATATATATGCAGGAGTTCCACCATTATATAAAATTACAATAGGAAAAGAATATAAGTATATTAAAAACGATGAAGAATTAGAAAAATTTAAAAAGACAATAGGTGATAAAAAAATAACTGTTAACAGAATGAAAGGTTTACGGAGAAATGTCTGTGGATGAAACTGAAGAGACATTAACAGATCCTAATAATAGAATTTTAAAACAAATAACAGTTGAAGATGCGGCAGCCGCAGATAAGTTATTTAATGATTTAATGCGGAACTACCATTATTGCTAGAAAAGAGTTTATTAAAGAACATAGTAAAGAAGGAGGATTGTACAATGCAGAATAATAATAAAAATTTTAAATTATTGTGGTCGTCAGATTCTCATTATGGACAATCTCGTTTTGAATTATCTACAGAAAAAAGTGATTCCTTGACAAAAAAGTGGGAACAATATTTAAATAATCCAAAAGATTTTTACCTTCGTTATGAACCTACAGGAGATTATTTTAATCATGAAGACAGTATTAAATTAATTCATTGTTATATGTGCACTGCTTTACAGATAAATAACTATGAAAAATACTGTTTAGCATGTGAATATTTTCCTAGTCATTCAAAGATAAATAAAAAAATAAAAAATGATGAATATGAATGGGGGAAGAGATGGAATGAATAGTAATGATATAATAAATGAACTAAGTACAAATTTTATCGAATATGCTGTTGCTTGTAATACAGATCGTGCAATTCCAGATGCAACAAGTGGTCTTAAACCAGTCCATAGAAGAATATTATGGGGAGCATATGAAAAGGGTTATATATTTAATAAACCTCACGTAAAATCAGCAAAAATAGTTGGAGATGTAATGGGAACTTATCATCCACATGGAGACTCATCTATTTATGGTGCTCTTGTTAGATTATCTCAACCTTGGATTATGAGATATCCTCTTATAGATTGGCATCGGTTCAAATGGTAATATTGATGGGGATGGACCAGCCCATATGCGTTATACTGAAGCAAGACTTTCAAAACTTGCAGAAGATGGTATGTTATTTGGAATAAAGAAAAGAAATGTAGATTTTATTCCAAATTATTCAGAAGATGCTGAAGAACCAATTACATTACCTGCCATATTTCCTAATTTATTATGTAATCCAAATACAGGTATAGGTGTTGCTATGGCTTGTAATTTCGCACCTCATAATTTAAAAGAAGTAGCTGCCGCAATTCATGATTATGTGGATGGTAAAGAACCTATGTTACCTGGACCAGATTTTCCAACAGGAGGAATAATAATTAATAAAGATGATATTCCTGCAATTATGAATACTGGACATGGTAGCGTAAAAGTTAGAGCTAAATATAAAGTAGAAAAACAAAATTTAGTATTTTATGAAATACCCTATGGAACATCTACTGAAGCACTTATTGCAGAAATAGGTAAAATAGCAGAAGAAGAAATTGCTGATATTATAAATATTAGAAATGAAAGTAATAAAAAAGGATTAAGAATTGTTATCGAGTGTAAAAAAGATGCTAATCCAGATTCAATAGCTATGAAATTATTTACAAAGACTAATTTACAAACTAGTTTTTCATATAATCAAGTAGCTTTAGTAAATAAAACTCCAACAGAAGTTAACTTAAAAGATTGTATAAGAATATATTTAGAACATAACGTACAATGCTTAATAAAAGAATGTAAATTTGATTTGCAGAAGGCGGAGGCTCGTCTAGAAATAGTAGAAGGATTATTAAAAGCATTAAAAAATATAGATACTATTATTACATTCATTAAAAAATCTGAGTCAAGCGTAGCCGCAAAAGATGGATTAATAAGTGAATTTGGATTTACTGAACCTCAAGCAAAATCTATTGTAGCTATGAGATTAGGTAGCTTAGCAAAACTTGAAGGCGTTGAGCTTAATAATGAAAAAGCTAAATTATTAGCAGATATAAATGAATTAAATAAAATATTAGGTTCAGAAAACGAACAATTAAATATAATTTTAAATAGATTAGATGATTTAGTTAAAAAATATGGAGATAATAGAAAAACTGAATTAGCACAAATTGATATGCCTAAAGAAGAAAAAGAAATAGCTCAAGTTATTCCAGAAGATGTAGTTGTTATGTTATCTCAAACTGGAGATATTAAAAGAATACTTAAATCTAGTTTTAGAACACAAAGAAGAAATGGTAAGGGTATTAAGACAACAGATGATGCAACTATGGCGCTAATAAAAACTAATACTATTGATGCTTTATTATTATTTACTAATAAAGGAAAAATGTATAGAATAATAGTAGATAATATTCCAGTTGGAACCAATGTATCAAAAGGAGTGAATGTTTCTACTCTAATCAATTTAGAAATAGATGAAAAAGTAATTGCTATAACTAATTTAGCAAGAGAAAATAATAATAAATATGTTGTATTTATTACAAAAAATGGTTTGTTAAAGAAAACATCAATAGAAGAATATACTAAAACCAAAAGAACTACTGGTATTACAGCAATTAATTTAAAAGAAGGAGACAGTATCGCTAATATTGAGCTTATGGATGAAGAGGACATAATTCTAATAACTAAAAAAGGTTATTCAATTCGTTTTGAAACTAAAGATATTGCGGCAATAGGCAGAGTTACTGCAGGAGTAAAAGCTATAAAATTAACTGATGGAGATGAGGTTTTAGTAGGATTGCCTATTAGAAATAATAAAGAAACAGTTGCAGTATTCAGCGCTTATGGAAACAGTAAAAAAACTAAGATTGAAGAGTTTCCGCTTCAAGCTAGAGCAGGAAAAGGTGTCACTATATATAAAATAACTCCAACAACAGGTAATATTATAGGAGCAACCATGGTTAATGATGAAGATAATGTATTATTGGTTGGCAAATCTTCTATATGTATTGCGGCAACCGATATTCCTTTACTAAGTAGAACTGCAGTAGGAAATTTAATGATCCAAAATGGTCAGTTAAATTCAATAACAAAAATTTAGAAAGGAGAAAAATATATGGAAACGCATGAATATGTAGTTCAAGGTTCAAAAGAAAATTTAGTTACTATTGAAATTCCTTTTGAAGAATATAAAGAATTATTAATAATAAAAGGTAAATATGAAGAGTTGAAATCTCAAAAAGAAAAAACACAAACAATAAATTGAAATCCAAGTCATACAAAAGACTTTCCTACCTTAACACAACCAATTATTACATACGGAGATAAATCGAATGAGCCATTACCTGAATCGCCATATAAAATCACTTGTTAAGAATAACAAGTGATTTTTGATTTTTTATTTATTTTATTATATAATATTAATATATAAATAAAGGAGATGAAATAAATGCAAAATTATGAAAATGAAATAAGAGAATTAATAAATAAGATAAATTATTATACAAAATACTACGATATGGGACAAAGCTTGATATCTGATAAAGAATGGGATAATTTATATTTTAAATTAGTTGCTCTTGAAAATAAAACTGGTATTTATTTTGAGGATAGTCCTACGCAAAGAATTAGTTATCAAGTAGTAAATAAATTGAATAAAGTAGAACATTCACATCCTATGTTATCTCTTGATAAAACAAAAGATATAAATGTTATTAAATCTTTTGTTGGAAATAAAGATTATATAATTATGGCTAAAATGGATGGATTAACTTGTTCATTAACTTATGAAAATGGATATTTAGTTAAGGCAGAGACTCGTGGGAACGGATTTATTGGAGAAGATATATTACATAATGCTTTACAAGTAAAAAATATTCCCAATAAAATTGAATATAAGGATAGAATAGTCATTGATGGTGAGATTATTTGTACTTATGAAAATTTTAAACCTTTTGAAAAAGAATATAAAAATCCTAGAAATTTTGCGAGTGGCTCAATTAGATTATTAGATAGTAAAGAAAGTGCAAAAAGAAAATTGTCTTTTATTGCTTGGGATTTAATTGAAGGAAAAGAAATAGTAAATTATACTAATCAAAAATGGATACAAGGGAAAGAAAATTTATTTGATAAATTAATTGCATTAAGACTATTAAATTTTGATATAGTTCCTATGACAATCAATAAAGATGATATTTCAATAGAAGAAGAGATAGAAGATATAAAAGAAGATTGTACTAAAAAAGGTTATCCAATAGACGGGTTAGTTTTTAAATATAATTATTGTGATGAATATAATGCTGCTGGACGCACAGATCATCATTTTAAAGGCGGATTGGCCCTAAAATTCTACGACGAAGAATATGAAACCATTTTAAAAGATATAGAATGGACTATGCGGAAGAACTCGGTCAATTAACTCCAGTAGCTATATTAGAACCTATTAATATTAATGGAACAGAAATATCAAGAGCAAATTTACATAATATAAGTATTATGAAAGAGTTAGGTTTAAGTCATTATAATTGTAAGGTTAATGTATATAAAGCGAATCAAATAATACCTCAAATTTCTCAAGTGGTTGCTGATGACAGTCAAGAAATAATTATTTACCCATGTAAATGTCCAATTTGTGGAGAGCCTACCTCTATCCATAGAGATAATGATAGCGAAGTATTGTTTTGTGATAATCCAAATTGTCAAGGTAAATTAATTAATAAAATTGAACATTGGGGCTCTAAAAAAGGATTGGATATAAAAGGATTGTCAAAAGCAACCTTAGAAAAATTGATAAATTGGGGGTGGATTAATAGTATCTCAGATATATATAGATTACAACAGTGGGAGAAGGAATGGAAAAACAAGCCAGGTTTTGGTGCAAAGTCTGTATCTAATATATTGCAAGCAATATCAGAAAGTAGTAATACAGACCTCGAGTCCGTCATCAGTGCTGCAGGTATACCACTTATTGGAAGAACAGTTGCTAAAGATATTTCCGCAAGATTTCCTACATACAATCAATTTAGAGAAGCTGTCAAAGGGAGTTTTGATTTCTCAGAATTAAACAATTTTGGATATGAAATGAATAAATCATTAAAAAACTTTGATTATACTGAATTAGATTATATCGTAAACAATTTTTTAATTATAAAAGAAAATAAAGAAGAGAGAAAGGAACAAAAATTAGAAGGTCTTACATTTTGTGTGACGGGTAAGCTTATTAATAAAGACAGATGGAAAAATAGAGATGAATTATCTAATTTTATAACATCATTAGGCGGAAAAGTTGTTGGAGCAGTATCTCCAAATATAGATTATTTAATAAATAATGATAAGGAATCTACTTCAAGCAAAAATCTTCGTGCAAAAGAGCTAGGTAAACAAATTATTGATGAGCGAACCTTTATAGATATGTTTGATTTATAAAAAATTTTTTGTTATAATAAATATAGAAAATGAATAATACAGAAAAAATAAAAGAGTTAGCGAAACAGATTTATAAATTAGAAAAAGAGTGCCAGGCTCGGTAATAATGTTCAGGAGAATGTGCATAAAATAGAGCAACTTACTCAATCTCTTTCGCTAGAAGAAATGCTTATAATAGATACCTATATAACAACAAATGAAAATTTTTTGACAAAATAAAAATTTTGTGTTATAATATATCTATACAAAATAAATATATAAAATAAAAAGGAGAGAAAAAATTATGTTAAAACCAAATAGTAAAACAGTATATGAATTCGTAAAGGCTAATAATGGAAAGAACATTACAGCAGCTGATATTGCAGAAGGAACAGGATTAGAAACAAAACAGGTTAATGGAATTGTTACATCTGCTTTCCAAAGAAAAGGATTAATGGAGAGAGTTCCTGCAGAGATAGAAGTAACTGATGAAAATGGAGAAACAAAACATAAATCAGTTAAATTCATTAGATTAACTGAAGCTGGATTAGCATTTGATCCAGATGCAGAAGATAAAGCTGAATAATAAAATATAAAGTAGAAAAAGAGCGGAGGAGGAAATCCTTCGTTCTTTTATTTTAGAAAGGAATATTATATATGTATTGATTATTATTGTTATTATGTTTATGTATTTCTTGTTTATTATTTTATTTATATTCTAAAGAAAAACAAAAGAATAAAGAGATTTTTAATATAAATGAAAAAATTATTATAAAAAATAAAGAAATAGAAAATAGAAATAAAGATTTACTTAATAAACAAAATGATATTCAAAAAAATATAGAACAAAAACAACAAGCTCTGAATCAGATAGCGCAATCAATTGAAAATTCTGAACAAATATCAAAAAAAGCATTTGAAAATTATATAGATGTATTAGATATAGAATATAGTAATAAAGAAAAAGAATATCAACAGTCATTAGAACTATTAGATGAAAGCTATGGAGAAATTCAGAATAAATTAATTGCGGAAACTGATAGAATTCGTGAAGATTTAGATAAAATTTCTACAACACGTGCCGCCGCAATTCAAGCACAACTAGAAGAAGAAAAAATACAACAACAATCAGAATACTATTCTCTATCTATTGATAATATAGATAAACGAGAAGTAAAAATATTACAATCTATTGAAAATGAACTTAGAGATCCACGTCCAATTCGTATGATTATATGACAAACATATTATTCTAAAAAAGCAAACGATTTGGCAGCTAGAGTATTAGGTCCTAATGAAAAATGTGGAATATATAAAATTACAAATAAAAATAATAAATTATGTTATATAGGGCAAAGTAAAAAAATAAGAGAGCGTTGGCGTGAACATATGAAATGCGGTCTTGGAATTGATACACCTGCCGCAAATAAACTATATCAAGCAATGATAAAAGAAGGTATTGATAATTTTACTTTTGAATTATTAGAAGAATGTTCTTCACAACTTTTAGATGAAAAAGAGACTTTTTACATATCTTTATATAACTCTTATGATTATGGTTATAATAGTAATCGTGGTAATAAAAAAGTTTAATTGATTTATTAAATAAAAAATGTTATAATATAATTAGAAAGTAAGTAAGGAGGGAATGAAAAAAATATGACTTTAAAAGATTTTTTAAATGAACTAGATAATCTACAAATTGAAGATCAATTAAGTGAGGCTGGTTTAGATTTTTTTAATCAATTAAAAGAAAAGTCTAATAATACTTTTACTGAGAATGGTAAAAAAATATTGCGTTGTATGCAACAAAATTCAGAAAAATATCAAACTTTTAATTCAAAACAAATTGGTGAATTATTATTTATGTCACCACGTTCTGTCTCAGGCTCTATAAAGAAATTAATAAATGAAGGATATTGTGAAAAAATAAATACTAATCCTGTCACATATAAGATAACAACGTTGGGTAAGGATATTCAACTTGACTAAATAAAAATTTTTTGATATAATATATTTATATATTGATTAAAAGTGAAAAAAAAGTAAAAAGGAGAGAAAAGTAAGTATGAAAAAAATGATTAATAATGAAAGAATAGAAGGTCGTATTTATCAACATAATTTAGTAAAGAAAACTGTTCAAAATCAAACTTCAGCAAATTATGGTAAAGAATTTATTTCTGGAAATATTGAAGTTGCTGTTGATGAAGAAGGATTAATAATTATTCCAGTACATTTTACTTATGTGGTAGAACAGACAAGTTCAGGAAATAAAAATGCAACATATGCTAATTTAGATAAAATTATAAACGGTGGAAAAACTTGGATTACAAATGGAAAAGATGAAGCTTTGAAAGTAAGAATAGATACAGCGTTGGCAGTTAATGATTTTTACACTCAAGATGATAGACTAGTATCTACGAAAGTAAATGAAGGTGGATTTGTTTCTTTTGTTTCAGAGTTATGTCCAGAGAATGAAAGAAATACATTTACAACTGATATGCTAATTACTGGTACAACAAGAATTGAAGCAGACCCAGAAAGAAATATAGAAAAAGATTATGTATTAGTTAAAGGTGCTGTATTTAATTTTAGAAATGCTTTACTTCCAGTTGATTTTATTGTAAGAAATGAAGAAGGAATGAATTATTTTGAAGATTTAAATGCATCCCAAAATGAACCAGTATTTACAAAAGTATGGGGAAAAATTCATTGCGGTTCTATTGCAAATGAAGTAAAAGAAGAAACTGCTTTTGGAGAAGAATCTATTAGAACTTTTGAAAGAAAAATTAGAGAATGGGTAATTACAGGAACTTCTAAAGTTCCATATGAATTCGATGATGATACTACATTGACAGCTGCAGAAGTTCAAAAAGCTATGCAAGATAGAGAATTAATGCTAGCAGATACAAAGAAACGTAGTGATGAGTATAAAGCTCAAAAAGCTGCAGGAACAACTTCATCACCTGCCTCAGTAACAACCGTAGCTACAAAAGGAACATTTAATTTCTAGTAAACTTTTTTAGAGAAGGAAAAATTTCTTCCTTCTCTGATTAGAATAAATAAGTAAAGGAGAATAAAAATGCCAATAGATTTGCAAAAACTAAAACCTCATAAGATTAGTCGCGATTTAAGTGGATATATTACTTATATATACCGGGGCACCTAAGATTCGGTAAAACTACATTAGGAGCACAAATGCCTAAACCTCTACTACTTGCTTTTGAACGTGGATATAATGCGATAGAGGATATTATTGCTCAAGATATTACTTCTTGGTCAGAGGTAAAACAAGTAGTAAGAGAATTAAAGAAACCTGAAAATAAAGAAAGCTTTTCAACAATTATTATAGATACAGTAGATGTTGCCGCAACATATTGTGAAAAATATATATGTGGACAAAATGGAGTTAATGCATTGGGTGAAATTCCTTATGGTCAAGGTTGGACTTTACTTAAAAAGGAATTTGAAGATGTATTTAGAACTATTGCCCAACTAGGATATGCAGTTTATTTTATTGCTCATTATAAAGAAGGTAGCTTTAAGAAAACTGATGGAACAGAATATTCAATTATTAGACCATCTGTATCAGATACTTATAATAGAATTATTGAAAACATGGCAGATATCTATGGATATATGTATGCCGATGCAACAGATGGAATATCAACAAGAAAAATTAGACTTCGTTCTCAAGATGGTTCAGTAATGTGCGGTTGCCGCTTTAAATATATGGCAGAAGAAATTCCTGCAGATTACAATTCATTAGTAAAAGCTTTAAATGAAGCTATTGATGTAATTGCAAAAGAAAAAGGTGCTGATTCAGTAACAACTGAAAAGAATGAGTTTAAAATAGAAGAATTAGATTTTGATGTCATAAAATCAAAATTTGAAAACATAGTTAGAAAAATTATTTCTTCTCATAATGAGAAAGAGATGGAAGAAATTTGGACACCGAAAATTACTCAAATTACTGAAAGATATTTAGGTAAAGGTAAAAAAGCTAGTCAATGCACAAGAGATCAAGTTGAACAATTAAACTTAGTAACTCTTGACTTAGAAGATTTAATAAAATAGATTACAAAGAGAAGATATCTAAATATAAGTATATCTTCTCTTTTTGATTTTTAAATAAAAATATATTATAATATAAGAGAAAGAAGGTGTATATACAATATGGCACATTTTGTTATTTGTAAATATTGCGGAATTAGATTCGATAGAGATATAGAACCTGCGATAGAGGTCAGTTATCATCGCTATGCACATAAATCCTGTGCAGAAAAAGTAGATGCAACAATTCCGCAAGATGAAAAAGACTATAATAATTTAGAAAATTATATAAAAAAATTATTTAATGTAAAGACAGTTAGTGCTAAAACAAAAAAACAAATAAGAGACTTTAGAGAAGAATATGAATATAGCTATACTGGTATTTTAAAAACATTATATTGGTGGTATGAAATACAAGGTCATACTACAGAATTAGCTCATGATGGAATAGGTATAGTACCTTATATTTATAGTGATGCAGAAAAATATTATTATACACTTTATTTAGCAAAAATTGTTAACGATAGAATTAGAGATTATAAACCTAAAACTGAAGAAATAGAGATTCCATCTCCGAGAGTTTCTACTCAGCCACTTAAATTATTTAAATTAGATGAAGAAAAATAGGAGGGTCAGTAATGGCAGAATATATAGATACAACATCAATAATTCAAGTAATAGGATGTATTTATCAAAATCCTAATTTATTAGATGATGAAAAATATTTTTTCAATGAAGATGACTTTACGCAAGAGTTTCATAAAATATTATTTGGTTCAATTTATAATTTACATGCTCTTGGAGCAAAAGAAGTAAGCATCAATACAATAGAAGACTATTTGAAAGATAGATCAAAAAGTTTGGCTATTTATAAAACATATAAAGGAAATGAATATTTACAAAAAATAAGTGAAAATATACGATTATCTACTTTTGATTATTATTATCAAAGAATGAAAAAAATGACATTGTTACGTATGTATAATCACGCAGGAGTAGATTTAAGTTGGTTATATGATATTAATAATATCTTAGATATAAAAAAGAAACAAGCTCAGGAAGATTGGTTAGATAACACATCTCTTGATTCAATAGCAGATTTAATTGATAAAAAAATTACTGAAATAAGAATGAAATATGTTGATGACTCAAATGAAGATTTTGTTCAGGCTGGGGAAAGAATGGATGAATTAATTGAAAATTTACAAAAAAGACCTGAAGTTGGTTACCCTATGTATGGACCTCTTATTAATACAATTACTAGAGGTGCACGTTTAAAGAAATTTTATTTAAGATCTGCAGCAACTGGTGTTGGAAAAACTCGTAGTATGATTGCTGATTCTTGTTCAATAGCTTGTGATAAAATATATGATTCAGCTCAAGAAAAATGGATTGAAAATGGAACAAAAGAACCTACAATGTTTATTACAACAGAGCAAGAGGTAGATGAGATACAAACTATGATGTTAGCATTTTTATCAGATGTAAATGAAAATCATATTATATATAACGCTTATGAACCAGGAGAATTAGAGCGAGTATTATATGCAGCAGAACTTATTAAAAAATGTCCATTATATATTAAAAAGCTACCTGATTTTTCAATGAAAGATATAGAAAATACTATAAAATTTGGTATTCATGAATGAGATGTTAGATACATCTTTTTTGATTATTTACATACATCAATGAAAATCTTAAGCGAAGTAACTTCTAAAACAGGTATAAAAGGATTGAGAGAAGATAATGTTTTATTTATGATTTCAATTAAATTAAAAGATATATGTAATGAATATGGAGTTTTTATTCTTACAGCTACTCAACTTAACGCGGATTACACTACCGCTCAACAATATGACCAAAATTTATTACGTGGTGCAAAATCAATAGCTGATAAAATAGATTGTGGTTTAATTATGTTAAAAACAAGTAAAGAAGATAAAGAAGCATTAAGAGAGGTTATAGCTAGATTTAAATTTGAAGAACCTGTAATTAAAATTTCAGTTTATAAAAATCGTAGAGGTCAATATAAAGATATTTTATTATGGTGCAAAGCTAATCAAGGAACTTGCCGCGTTATACCTATGTTCTGTACTGACTATAATTATCAATTAATAGATTTACCAGATTTAAAAATTAATGTATCAACAAAATTACAAGCTTCTGCCTTTTAAAATACTTCTAGTTGATTATATTAACAAAATATTATATAATTAATAAAAGGAATTAAATAAAATGGATAATTTAAAAGAATGGTCTGAAAGTATAAAAAACAGTTTGACATTAGAACAAATAAAAGATTTATTATATGCTCTTGGCGGAGATCCGCAGTTAAAAGAAGATTGTATTATATCTAGAACAATTTGTCATGGTGGTCATCAGCATAAATTATTTTATTATGATAATACAAAATTATTCAGATGTTATACTGAATGCTCTGATACTTTTGATATATATGATTTAATTATAAAAAATAAAAAAAATGAAGGTATTAACTTTACATTATATAAAGCTATTCAATTTGTAGTTACTTTTTTTAATTTGACATTTTCTACTGAAAATTTTTCATTTGATAACGAAGAAATAAGTGATTGGCAAATTCTTAATAAATATGAACGAAATAGTTCTAAAGAAAAGCAAGAGAGGATAGTTGAGTTTAAATTTTATGATAATAAAATTTTAAAATATTTACCAAGACCAAAAATACCTATGTGGTTGAGAGAAGGTATATCGCAAGAAGCCATGAATAATTGCGGGATTGCATTTGATCCAGTTTCATGGGGAATAGTAATTCCGCATTATAATATAGATGGAAAGTTAATTGGTATTAGAGAAAGAACTTTAATCAAAGAAGAAGAAAACAATGGTAAATATAAACCTGCAATACTAAATTATCAAATGTATAATCACCCATTAGGTTTTAATTTATATAATTTAAACAATAGTAAAGATAATATAAGAAAAATAAAAAAAGCAATTATATTTGAGGGTGAGAAAAGTTGTTTATTATATCAATCTTATTTCGGTATGGATAATGATATAAGTGTTGCTGTGTGCGGAAGTAATTTAACGAATTATCAGGTTCAACTTTTAAAAAATTTAGACGTAGATGAAATAGTCATAGCATTTGATAAAGATTTTGAAAAAATAGGGGATGATAGATGAAAAAATCAAATAACACTATTAAAAAATATTAATATAAAATATTCTAAATATATACAAATTTCTTTCTTATGAGATAAAGAAAATAATATTTTATCTAAAAAAAAGTCAAGCCCAATTGACGAAGGAAAAGAAAAATTTATAGAATTATTTAAAAGGAGAGTAACTTTATAATGGGTAAATTGTTAGACTTAACTGGAAAACATTTTGGCAGATTAACTGTAATAGACAGAGCTATTAATGAGGGAAAAGAAGTTCAGTGAAATTGTATCTGTGAATGTGGAAATAAATGTATAGTAAAAAGAAGAGATTTACAAACCGGTCATACTATGAGTTGTGGATGTCTTAGAAAAGAAAATACAATCAAGAATAATAAAAAATTAAAAATGAAAGATTTAACTAATAGAAAGTTTGGTATGTTAACTGCAATAGAACCATTAAACACAAGAGACTATGGGTGTATTGTTTGAAAATGTAAATGCGATTGTGGAACTTTTACTAATGTTAGAGGGACATTATTAACTCAAGGATTAATTCAATCTTGTGGATGTCAGAAATCTAAAGGAGAATTATTCATTAAAAATTGACTTTTTAAAAATAATATCCCTTTTGAACAAGAAAAAACTTTTGATACTTGCCGTTTCCCTGATACAAATTTCTTAGCTCGTTTTGATTTTTATATAAATAATTCTTTTATTATAGAATATGATGGAATACAACATTTTATAAATAATGATAAATGAAAAAACTTAGAATACATAAAAAAACATGATAAATATAAAAATGACTGATGTAAAAACAATAATATTCCATTATATCGTATAAATTATAAAGAGAATATAGAAACAAAATTAAATGAGATATTTAAAAATAAGAAAAAATAATAAAAGTCAAAATATTAATATTATTAAATTTTTATGCAACTTTTTGAAAGGAGAATAATGATATAATGGAAATAAATGAATTTGAAAATAAATTAATAAATAAAACTTTTACAGAAGAAGAATTGCAAGAACTTATACAAGATTATTTATTTACTAGTCAAGGAGATAAAATTCCATATGAAATAATTGATACTATATACAATAATAAACTTAATAGATGAAGTCGTGATGCGCAAACTATTATTAAATATAAAAATAAGTATTATTCAATCCTATGAAAAGAAGGGTTAACAGAATATCAAGACAATGAATTTTATAAACAACCTTATGAAGTGATTAAAAAAACTAAAATAATTGAGCAAGACTATTGAATATCACCTAATCAAGAAGAACAACAAACGCAACCAAATACTTTTATTCTAAAGAATGGACTGTTTAATATTCGTACAACTGAGAATACAAAAATTGCCATTTTAGATGGACAATTAGAGTGCATTGAAAGGATTGGTTAGTAATGGATAAAGAAATAAAAACATATAGACAAAAACATCAAAAATGTAAATGATGCAAATATTATAAATATGAAAGTCCTTCAACTAAAATTATAGGATTAGAGTGTCCAGATTATGAAATGTGTATTTTAAAAGATAAAATACTTCATTTTACAAATAAAAGAAATATGTGTCTATATTATGAACTTAAGGAGGAAAATAATGAATAATAAAAATTTATTAAAAACAAAGAAATATTTTTGAAATATTAAATCTAAATATAATATTAATATAACTCCAGAAGAATATATAGAATATCTAACTCAAAGAGATATGATTAAACAACTATGTAATTTTATAAATGCTCATGGATATACTGTTAAAAAAATAAATAGTAATGATTTCTATATAGAAAAAAATAGCATACCAACAGAATATAAGGAGGAAAATAATGAAATATAAATTAATAAACCCTATTAATTCTAATTATTCAACAATACAAACTATTTTAACAAATAGACATATTCCGCTAGAAGAAGTTGAACACTATTTAAATACGACAGACGCGGATATTAATAAACCTGAGGCATTTGGTCAAAGTTGTTTAATGATGGCAGCTCAGTGTTTAGTATCTCACATCTCTGCGAATCATAATGCTTTGGTTATTGTAGATTGTGACTGCGATGGTTTTACCTCAGCCGCGTTATTAATTAATTATTTACATGATTTAGTTCCAAATTGGGTAAAAACAAATTTAAAATGGTGGGTTCATGAAGGTAAACAGCATGGCTTAAATGACTGTATGGATTACATTAATTCACATAATTTTGATTTAATATTAGTTCCAGACGCTCGGTTCTAATGATTATGAAGCTCATGCCACATTAAAAGCATTAGATAAAGATATAATTATATTAGACCACCACTTAGCTGATAAAATAAGTAACGACGCCATTGTAATAAATAATCAATTATCTAATTATCCTAATAAAGATTTATCAGGAGTTGGAGTTGTATATCAATTTTGTAGATATATAGACGAAAAAATGCAAACTAATTATGCAGATTATTATTTAGATTTAGTAGCATTAGGTCTTACACGGTGATATGATGTCTTTAACATCAATAGAAACGAAGCATTTAATAATGAAAGGCTTTCAACCTGAAAATATTCACAATCCATATATTTATGAGATGTGGCAAAAGAATAAATTCAAATTAGGTGAACATATGACTTCAATAGATGCCGCTTTTTATATAGTTCCTATGATTAATGCAGTTCAGCGTAGTGGAACAATAGAAGAAAAAGAATTGTTATTTAAGTCAATGTTGAAGTATGAAGCATTTAATATGATAGATTCTAATAAACGCGGACATACTCTAGGTGAAATGGAAAGATTAGTAGATCAAGCAGTTCGTATGTCAACAAATGTAAAAAATAGACAAACAAGAGAGCAAGATAAAATGATGGAAAATCTTGAATCGTTAATGCTAAATTTAGATTTGCTAAATCATAAAGTAATATTGTTCACTCTCGATAATAAAGAATTAAATAGAAATATTGCAGGATTAATTGCAAATAAGATCGCTAATAAATATCAAAGACCTTGTTGTATTTTATCAAAAATAGATAACACATACCAAGGAAGTGCAAGAGGATATGAGGCAACAGGTGTAACTAATTTTAAAACTATATGCGAAGCGGCTGGTGCTGAATGGTGTCAAGGACATGAGAACGCCTTCCGGGATTTGTTTATCATCAGATCAGATTGAAGAATTTTTAACTAAGACTGATATTGCATTAGCTAACATTTCCACAGAACCGATATATTATGTAGATTATATCTATAATGGAGCAGATGTTCAAGCAAACGATATTCTTACTATTGCTAATTTAAGCAATTTATGAGGTAAGGATTTTGATGAAGCTCTTGTTGCAATAGAAAATTTAAAAATTAGTAAAGATATGATAACAATGTATAGAAAAACAGGAAATACATTAAAAATATCTTTACCAAATAAAATAAGTTTAATGAAATTTAATGCAACTGATGAAGAGTGTTTTAAATTAGAAAATTTTGAAGGAGCATATTTATCATTAAATATTGTAGGTAAATGCAATCAAAATGAATGAATGGGCAATGTATCTCCTCAAATTTTTATTCTTGACTATGAAATTACAGGTTCAGGAAAATATCTTTTTTAATTGATTTTATTAAATAAAAATGATATAATATAAATATGGAGAGATAAAAATGGATAATAATAATATAAATAATAATGGTTTTGGTTTAATAGATATTTTAACTGTAATTAGTTTTATGGCTCAAATGAAAAACATGAATGATGATGAAATAACGAATTTAAAAAACAGTTCAATTATAAAAGCAGTTGCTAATGAGATAGATAAATTGCATAAAGAAAATGACGATATAATTAATCATTTGAAAAAAATAGATAAAGATGAAGAGAAGTTATTAGATAGCTTAGATATAATTATAGATTTGTTAAGAAGGAGGCTATAAATGGAACTTAATGAAAAACAAAAGCAAGGTTTAGAATTAGCAGTAGATAGATATATAAAAAAAGAAAAATATACTGTTATAGCTGGATATGCACGGAACGCGGTAAGTCAACATTAGTTAAATTTATAGTTTCTGCACTTCCAGATATAAACATAGATAATGATATTATATACACATCCTTTACTGGAAAAGCAACTCAAGTTTTACAAAAAAAAGGAAATAAAAACGTAAGCACTTTACATAAATTATTATTTGAAAGTATTCCTAAACCAGATGGAACTTTTTTTAGAAAGCCGGTAGATGATATACCTTATAAAATTGTTGTAGTTGATGAATGTAGTATGGTACCAAAAGATCTTCTTCAAAGATTAATTAAATATAATGTTCATATTATATGTTTGCGGCGATCCGGGTCAATTGCCACCAATAAATAAAGATGAAGATAATCATTTATTAGATAATCCACACATTTTCTTAGATGAAATTATGCGTCAAGAAGCTGAAAATGAAATAATTAATTTAACTATGGATATTAGAGATGGGAAACCATTAAATCATTATATTGGAAAAGAGATACAAATATTAGATAAAGAAGAATTAACAACAGGAATGTTATTGTGGGCGGACCAAATTATTTGTTCTACAAATGCTACTAGAATAGCCTTAAATAATCAAATGAGAGAGTTATTAGGAAGAGAAGGAGAACCACAAGATGGAGATAAGGTAATCTGTTTGAAAAATAATTGAGGTATATATTCAATTAATGATAATCCATTGGTAAATGGAACTATTGGTTATTTAAAAGATAGTTTTAGTACATATATTAATTTACCAAGTAAGATAACTGGGAATGGAGAATCTAAAAAATTAGATATATTAAATGCAACTTTTATTTCCGATACTGATGATGATTATGGAAATCTTGATATGGATAAAAAATTAATATTAACTGGAGAACCTCGGTTTAGATTGGAAAACTAGCTACAAGATGGGAAAGAGTATATTTTTTAAAGACAAAATCCCAAATCAATTTACTTATGGATATGCTATCACATGTCACAAGAGCCAAGGCTCAGAGTGGGATAATGTTTTAGTTATTGAAGAGGGATTCCCTTTTGATAAAGAAGAGCATAAGCGCTGGTTATATACAGCTGCGACAAGAGCTGCAAAAAAATTAGTAATTATTAGAAAATAAAGGAGAATATTTATGAAAATTTTCATACCAAAAATTTTATCTTTTGAAGGAGAACAACTAACAGAAAAAAACCTTGAGAATTTTAAAAAATTAGTATTTAAAGGTTGAGAAAGTAAATTTACTAGAGTATATGTCGGAGATAAATTAGTTTGTGTATCTTTTTATTGAGAAGGTAATTATACAGAAGTTAAAGTTAATCAATATTTTCTATTTAATATCGAAGATCGAAAACAATATCTAATAGTTGATGAACTTTCTTACAATAGTATTAAAATAATTTAAAAATAAAGGGTGAATAAAATATGGAGCATAAAGAAGAAGGAATAATAAAGCGTAGTAATCTATTTGTAGAATTAAAACCAGGTTATTCATATTGTTATAAGTGTAATAAATGTAATACCGATGATAATTGATATAAAAATAAATATGGTGAAATTACAGGTCCATGTAAAGATTGTATATCTTTAGAAATTGGAAATGATATAATTAAAGCTATTCCATATTTAGATTTATTTGATTTGCCATATCTACCAGAAGAATGAGAACATTATAAATCTTTTGGAAAATATTTAAGTTTTTGTAAATTAGTTGGTATTAAAAGATTACATTTTACAGATATGCCATATTGGAAATTTGCAAGAAAAATAAACAGAAAAGATATAAAAAATTTTCAAAAAGCATTAATAAGATATATTAATAATAAATTTAATAAATGTGAATAAGATAGATAATTAAGAAGGTGATTATTATTTTAATTAGAACAAGTTATTTTTATCAAATTAGAAATTTTACACGCAATATGGGCAAAATTAAATAAATAATTTAATTTTTTCTTTATATATAATTGATACCAAAGTGATATCAATTAAAGGAGGAAAATAAATGGAAAAAATATATATTATTTATTTACATAAAAATAAAATAAATGGAAAATGTTATGTTGGTCAAACTTGCCAAAAACCTGAAACTCGTTGAGGAACAAATGGAAATGGATATAAACAACAAACATATTTCTATAGAGCTATTGAAAAATATGGATGAGACAATTTTGAACATATTATATTAGAAGAAAATATATCTGAAGATAAAGTTGATGAACGAGAATCTTTTTGAGCAGGATATTATCATGCTTTAGCTCCAGAAGGATACACTTTAAGAGTTGGTTCCCAGAATCATTATAAAGGTTCAGAAGAATTATGACAAATATGGTCTAAAGCATCAAAAGAAAAATGGCAAAATGAAGAATATAGAAAAAAAATAAGTAAAAAAAGAAAAGAAGAATGATTAGACCCTAATGTAAGAAATATTTGTTTAAAAAATTTAGATAGAACAGGAAAAGGTGGAAAAGCAAGAAGTAGAGCTGTTAAATGTATAGAAACAGGCATTATTTATTCATCTATGAGAGAAGCAGAAAGACTGACAGGTATTCATTATACTAACATCAGCTTAGTTTGTAGTGGAAAAAGACAAACTGCAGGAGGATTTCATTGAGAAATTCTTCAATAAGAAAGGAGTGATGCAATGAAAATCAGAACTAGCTATTTTTACCAAATTAGAAATTTTAAGAAAAATATGATTCCGGTATCAACAGCTATCTGAGATCCGTAGCCAAAATGGTTTCATGCATTCACCGGGGACTATTCTTACTTATTTAAAGATAAAAGAAATATATTAAATGGATTAAGATTAGAAACTGTTATAGAGCAAGGTAGAAATTCTAATCATAGTTTAGATACGTGTCCTTGTGAAAAAAAACAATATGAAACTTGTTCTTTTTTAAAACAATATAGAAATAATTTAGAAAATATAGATTTTAATAAAATGATAGCAGATATGCAAAAATTTGCAGATAATTATAAAAAAAATGAAAATATAAAAGAAGAAATAATATTGGTATTAATAGTTTATGAAACTCCTAGCAACCCATGTAGTGAAAGACAAGCATTACAAGATTATTTTACTTCATATGGCTGGGAATGTAAAGAATTAGAATATCCAATCCAACAATTAAAAATTAGAAAGGAAGAAAAAAAATAATGGAAAAAGAAAATTTTAGAGAAAAAATAAAAAAAGAAATATCTTCTCAATTAATGAAGATTGAAACTAAAAATAAAGAACAAATGATTGAAAAATGTGATTTAGAACTTAGATTATTAAAATTTTTTGAATATGAAAAAGATTCAGAGTTCGAAAAATGGTTTGATAATTTTTGTAGAACAAAAGAAAAAAGAGGAAATGAAAGAGAGGATAGATAGTGAAAACCTATAATAAGAAAGGGCTATATAATTCATATGATAAAAATCATAAAGAACGTGCAAATAAAGATTATTATTCTACACCGAAAGAGGAAGTCACTAATATACTAAATCAAATAAATCTAGATTTAACGAATAAAGTTATATTAGAACCTTGTTGCGGCGGCCGGTCATATGTATCAAGGCATCCAGAATTATATAGCTCAACATCCAGATAATTATCCAGATGCAATTATAGCAACTGATGTTCAGGAACGCGCATCCTCAATCAAGTTTCCGCATGAAGTAGGAGAGAAATATGATTTCTTAAGTGATAACTATGAATTGCCTATTGATACACATATAGATTATATTATAATGAATCCACCTTATTCAACAATTGAACCATTTACAATTAGAGCATTAGAAATTGCTGAAGAAGGAGTATTGATGCTAGGCAGATTACAATTTCTTGAAGGAAAAGGAAGATATAAAAATATTTTAAAAGATAATCCACCAACTGATGTATATGTATATGTGGATAGAATTAAATGTTATAAAAATGGAAATTTAGCTGATACGTCTAGTTCAGCGCAAGCATATGCATGGTTTTTTTGGAATAAAGAAGAAGAAATAGAATATCCAAAGTTACATTGGATTCGTAGAATGGCATAATGAACTTCAAAACTTGACTTTTATAAAAAATTTTGATATAATATATTTAAAGAAAAGAGGTAAATTATGTCAAAAGGAATTTATAAAATTACTAATTTAGTAAATAATAAAAGTTATGTTGGAAAGTCAAGTAATATTGAAGAAAGATGAAAATATCATAAAACTAATTATAATAATTCTAAAGAATATAATAAAATACTATATGAAGCATTTAGAAAATATGGAATTGAAAATTTTTCTTTTGAAATTATAGAATTGCTTGAAGATAACTATAATATTAAAAGCAACGAGAGAGAACAATATTGAATAGATTATTATAATAGTTTTCATTTTGGATATAATATGACTAAAGGCGGAGATGGTGGTACCACTTGCGATATGAGACAAAAATTTGGAAAATTAACTGAAGAAGATGTTGTTTATATTAGACAACAATATAATAAATGTATTTCTCCTAGAGCAGAAATTTATAAAGAATTTTCAAATAGAATTTCTGAACGAGGCTTTGAAGCTATTTGATTGGGACAAAATTGAAAAGATATTTTACCAGAGGTTTATACAATTGAAAATAAAAAAAAGCATTTATTAATAGAAAGACAAAGACAAGGAGTTCTAAGAAGAAGATTATCTTTAGATAAAATTAATGAAATTAGAAATAGAATTGACAATGGAGAAAATTTAAAAGAAATATATAATAAAGAGTTTATAAAAATTTATAAATGAGGGGGTTTTAGAGATGTCATCCAAAATAAGCATCCAGATGAATGTGCCTAGGTTTGAGGTCCATGCTCACACAATGTATTCAAATTTAAGACTTTTAGATTGTATTAATCGTCCTAAGGATTTGATTAATAGAGCTATTGAATTAGGACTTGCAGGTATCGCGATAACCGATCACGAATGTATTAGTTCTCATCCTGAAATAAATTTTTATCAAAAGGAAATAGAAAAAGAGCATCCAGATTTTAAAATAGCTTTAGGTAATGAAATATATTTAACTGATACTAGAGATATGGGACAAAAGTATTATCACTTTATTTTAATTGCAAAAAATAAAGAAGGTCATAGAGCACTAAGAGAATTATCTTCAAGAGCCTGGATGAATAGCTATTGGGATAGAGGTTTAGAGAGAGTTCCAACTTTAAAAAGTGATATAGAAGAAATATTAAAAAAATATCCAAACAGTTTAATTGGTACAACAGCATGTCTAGGGGGAGAATTAAGTGTTAACACTTTAGCATTAATTAACGCAGAAAAGACAGGAGATACAAATGGGGCGGCAATCGCACATAATAATATAGTAGATTTTTTATTATGGTGCAAAGGGGTGTTTGGAGAGGATAATTTTTATATAGAATGTGCACCTGGATGTAGTCGCGATCAAATATTAGTTAATAAAAGATTCCCAGCTATTGCAAAAGCATTTGGTTTGAAAATGGTCATAGGTTCAGATGCTCATTATCTTAAAAAAGAAGATAGATATGTTCATAAAGCATATCTAAACAGTAAATTTGGAGAAAGAGAAGTAGATGATTTTTATGAATTTGCTTATCTTCAAGATAATGAAGAAATAAAAGAAAATCTATATGCATCAGAATTTAATGATGAATTTATAAATGAAATGTTTGAAAATAGCTACAATATATATAATAAAATAGAGAAATATAGTTTAGCTCATGCTCAAACGATTCCAAAAGTAGAAGTCCCTGATTATCCTAAACTTGAACAGAATAGAGCAAAAGAGTTTCCTATTTTATGTTCTATGTTTGTATCTGATGATAAGGTAGAAAGATATTGGGTAAATAAGTGTTTTGATAGATTAGATGATTTAGGTTTATTAGGAAATAATGAATATATTAGTAGACTAGAAGAGGAAGCAGATATTAAAAGAACCATTAGTGAAAAATTAGGAACTAATATGTTTAGTTATCCAGTAACTCTTGAACATTATGTTAATTTATTTTGGGAGTGTGGAAGTATCGTTGGTGCAGGCCGTGGCTCAAGTTGTTCAGGATTAAATCATTATTTATTAGGTATAACTCAACTTGATCCAATTAAGTGGGAACTTCCATTTTGGAGATATTTAAATAAAGAGCGTGTTGAATTAGGAGATATAGATTTAGATTTATGCCCAAGTAAACGTCCTAAAATTTTAAATGAAATTAAAAAAGAAAGAGGACAAAACTTTAATAAAGATATAGATGATTTAAGTAGAAAAAATTTAGGTTGTACTTTAATAGCAACTTTTGGTACAGAAGGAACTCGTTCAACAATTTTAACAGCTTGCCGCGGATATAGAAGTGAAGATTATCCAGATGGAATTGATGTTGACACCGCACAGTATTTAAGCTCTCTTATTCCAAGTGAGCGTGGATTTTTATGGTCTTTAAACGATGTTATAAATGGCAATGAAGATAAAGGCAGAAAACCTATTAAATTATTTATTAACGAAGTAAATCAATATCCTGGATTATTAGAAATTATGGAAGGTATTGAAGGGTCGACAAAATAAACTGGCCCGTTACACCTTTACCACTTATCAGTGGGGTTATAGAAATATAGCTAACGGGGAAGCCTAAGTTGAAAAATATGGTAATCCCGTGGGAAAAACTTTTTTTAATCAAATCGAGTTAAAGTCATTAAAATATTTTTCATATTTATATAGAAATATTATAAAGGAGAAAAATATGAATTACATTTATGGATGTTTAAATTTAATTAATGACAAATGATATGTAGGGCAAACTATTCAAAAGCCTGAGCAACGTTATAATCAACATATAAATAGTGCTTTAAATAAAAATTCTAAAGATTATGAAGCATTATTTCATAAAAAAATTAGAGAATATGGAATAGAAAATTTTAAATTATATGTATTAGAAGAAGTATCTGATAAAGATAAATTGGATGAAAGAGAACAATATTGGATAAAAGAAAAACATAGTTTTGTTAGAGATAATGGATATAATATTACAATTGGAGGTCAAAAAAGAAAAGATAATGAAAATTATATTGATGTAAGGCAATCATTTAAAACTCAACAAGAAATTAACGAAGTAATTAATTTAATCAAAGATACAACAAATTCTTTAAATGACATTGCTGATAAATTAAATGTAAGTTTATCGTTAATTTGTAGTATTAACACTGGAAAAAAATATTACCAAAATAATGAAAAATATCCATTAAGAACTTTAAAAACTAAAATAAATAATAATTTAGTAGATAATGTTATTAAATTATTAAAAGCAAATTATACTAATCATGAAATTGCTGAAATTTTTCAAATAGATGATGATATAGTATATAGAATTAATTATGGTAAAGCACATAAAAAAGAAGATGAAACTTATCCAATAAGAAAAGAATTATCTTTAAAAGAACAAAGAGCTTTAAAAATTAAAGAATTATTAAAAGAAGGACAATTAAATAATAAACAAATTGCTACATTAGTAAAATGTGATCCTTCTGTAGTGTCTAATATAAATTATGGAAAAAGTTATTATGATAAAAATATTGATTATCCGATTAGAAAAAGTTAAACCTGTATCGACTATCCTCGTATCGGAGGAGTAGAACTATTATTGATACGTAGTTCGAAATGGGTGTTGCTAATTATTAAATTAGTTAAGATATAGTCAGTGCCATTAGAAATAATGGAATTACATGTAGTCAATAAAAGAAGCTCTCATGCTTCTGGAGTTATATTGTTTGATGAAGATCCATATGAATTCGGTTCATTTATGAGAACTCCAAAAGGTGAAATTATTACTGCTTATGATTTGCATATGTGTGAAGCTTGTGGAATGACAAAATATGACTTTTTGGTAACTGAAGTACAAGATAAATTATGTGAAGCAATAAGACTATTACAAGAATATAATGAAATAGATGATACATTAACATTAAGAGAAGTATATGATAAATATTTTCATCCAAATGTTCTTCCTATTGATAATAAAGAAATATGGAAAACTTTACAAGAAAATAGTGTATTAAATATTTTTCAATTTGATAGCGAAGTTGGAAGTCAAGCTGCAAAGAAAATTAAGCCTCAATCCATTTTAGAAATGAGCGATGCTAATGGATTAATGAGACTAATGACTGCGGAAAAAGGACAAGAAACTCCAATGGAAAAATATATTAGATTTAAAAATGATATTTCTTTATGGTATAAAGAGATGAGAAGTTATGGATTGACACAAGATGAACAAAAAACTTTAGAACCTTATTTCTTATCTTCTTATGGTGTGCCTCCAAGTCAAGAGCAACTTATGAAAATGTTAATGGATAAAGATATTTGTAATTTCACATTAAAAGAAGCAAATGCCGCAAGAAAAGTAGTTGGTAAAAAACAAATGAGTAAGATTCCTGAATTACATAAGCAAGTGTTAAAGCAAGCTAAATCTCCTAATCTTGGTAAATATGTATGGGAATGTGGTATTGGTCCACAAATGGGATATTCATTTTCTACAATACACAGTTTAGCTTATAGCTTTATAGGATTTCAGACAATGTTTATTGCAACTAATTGGAACCCTATTTACTGGAATACGGCATGTCTTATTGTTAACAGTGGTGGTCTTGAAGAAGAGAGTGATTTCGAAGAAGATGATGATGGTTTTATAATTCAAAAGAAAGAAAAAGCAACAGATTATGGCAAAATAGCAAAAGCTATTGGAGATATTACATCCCGCGGAATACAAGTAAGTATTGTAGATATAAATAAATCAAGTTATAGTTTTAAACCAGATGCAGAAAATAATGAAATTTTATTTGGTATGAAAGCATTAAGTAATATTAATGGTTCGACAATAGATGAAATAATTAAGCATAGACCATATGGGGGAATAGTTGATTTTATGAATAAATGTCCATTAAATAAAAGCGCGATGTTTAGTTTAATTAAGGCAGGAGCTTTTGATAAATTAGAAAAAAAATGGGCTGAAGAACTTCATACTACTGCCCGCAATGTAGTAATGATATATTATATATCTAAAGTTTGTGAAGCAAAGAAGAGATTAACTTTACAAAATTTTAATGGTTTAATACAATATGATTTAATTCCTAAAGAATTAGAATTAGAAAAAAGAACATATTTATTCACAAAATATTTAAAATCAAATAAAAAAGTCGGTAAATATTATGTTTTTGATAATGTATGTGAAGAATTTTATAATAAATATTTTGATTTAGAACAATTAGAAGTAATTAATGGATTAACTTGTATCTTACAAACAAAATGGGATAAAATATATCAAAATGTTATGGATAAAGTAAGAGATTGGATAAAAGATAATCAAGATGTATTATTAAATAAATTTAATAATATATTATTTAAAGAGTGTTGGGATAAGTATGCTAAAGGTAATATTAGTTCATATGAAATGGAAGCATTATGTTTTTACTATCATGAGCATGAATTAGCAAATGTAAATAATAATAAATATGGAATTGTAAATTTTGATGAATTAACATCAAATCCCGCAATAGATTATTTCTTTAAAAGAAATGGTAGAGACATTCCAATATATAAAATTTATAAGATTGCAGGAACAGTTATTGGAAAAAATGATACTCGTTCATCAGTTACATTATTAACGCCTACTGGAGTTGTTAATGTTAAATTTACAAAAGAATATTATGCAATGTATAATCGTCAAATTTCTGAACTTGGAGAAGATAATATTAAACACGTTGTAGAAAAAGGTTGGTTTACTAGAGGAGTAAAACTTTTAGTTGCAGGTTTTAGAAGAGATGATACTTTTGTTGCAAAAACATATAAAAATAATAGTTTTCATCAACTATATCAAATTACAAATGTGTATAATAATGGAGATATACAATTAGTGCACGATAGACAAGGATTAGAGAGCGAGTAACAATTCACTCTCTCAAATTTAATTAATTTATTTTAAATATGTTTCATATTCATATATAAGGTTTTTTATCCTTAGAAATATTTTAACTAATTAAGGAGGAAATTATGAACGTTATAAAAAGAGACGGACGCATTGTAGAATTTAATGCACAAAAAATTGAGAAAGCTATTCTCGCAGCTTTTAAAGAAGTAGATGGAGAAATCACTAATTATGCAAAAGAAAAAGCTGAAAATATAGCCAATTATATTGAGGGGTATTATTTAGATGTTGATGAAACCCCTAGTATTGAAGAAATTCAAGATTTAGTAGAAAAGGGGTTAATGGCTACTAGGAGAAAAGATGTAGCAAAATCTTACATTCTTTATAGAGAAGAAAGAAATAAGATTAGAAATGCTAATACCCATTTAATGAAGAGCGTAAAAGAAAAAATTGAAGCTTCCAATGTTCAAAATCAAAATGCAAATATGGATGAATATTCTTTTGGAGGCAGAATGGGAGAAGCTAGAAATGAAGTGATGAAAGATTACGCTTTAAATTATTTGATATCTGATATGGCAAAAGAAAATCATTTAAACAATGAGATTTATATTCATGATTTAGATAGCTATGCAGTTGGTATGCATAATTGTTTAACCGTACCTTTTGATGATTTATTAGCTAAAGGATTTAATACTCGTCAAACAGACGTCAGACCTGCTCGTTCTATTAATACTGCATTTCAATTAGTAGCAGTTATTTTTCAATTACAGTCTTTACAACAATTTGGCGGCGTTAGCGCAAGTCATTTAGATTGGACTATGGTTCCATATGTTCGTATGAGCTATGCTAAGCATTTAAAAAATGCGGTGCGATATATTGGTTCTTTAAATTATTTTAGTTCAGATTTTGCAGAACAATTAATTAAAGAAATGCCAAATGAAATTCAAATACATACTGAAAAAGGAAATTTAAATAGTAAAGACTATTCTACAGATTATATTTTTTCAGTAGCTTATCCTAAACTCGTTAAATATGCAATAGATATGACTGAAAAAGAACTAATGCAAGCTGTACAAGGAATGTATCATAACCTAGAAATTTGGGCATAATAATAGTAATATTATTATGAATCTCGCTTAAACGGAGGAACTCCCTATGGGACAACTTACCGTGCTAAATTATATCATCATTAACATCTTTAAGGAGGTGCTAATATAGAAAATATATATTATGTTTATATTCATATAAATAAAACTAATAATAAAAAATATATTGGAATTACAAAACAGAATCCAGAGAATAGGTGGGGCAATAATGGAAATAATTATAAATCTAGTCCACATTTCTATCAAGCTATTCAAAAATATGGATGGGATAATTTTGAACATTTAATATTAGCAAGTCAATTAACTCAAGAACAGGCTTGCGTAATGGAAAAAGAACTAATTAAAAAATATAATACTCAAAATAGGAATTTTGGTTATAATATTATGGAAGGTGGAACTGCACCTCGATTACCTCAAGAAGTAAGAGATAAAATTGCTAAAGCTTTAAAAGATAATAAGAATGGATTAGGTAAAAAATGTTCAGAAGAAAAGAAAAGAAAAATTAGTTTAGCTCAAAAAGGAAGAAAATTAACAGAAGAACATAAAGCTAAATTAAGAAAACCTAAATCAGTAACTCATCCTTGTTCAGAAGAAACTAGACAAAAAATTATTGCCAATAAAAGAGATAAAAAAGCTATTATTTGTATAGAAACAGGAATTGAGTATGAATCTATACAAGAGTGTGCAAGACAATTAAATTTATATGCAACTAATATTTGTAAAGTTTTGAAAGGAAGAATAAAAACTACTGGAGGTTTTCATTTTAAATATAAAAATAATGATGATATATAAAAGCCTAACGACTAGTCGAAAGACGTAAGCTACAAGCTATTGGTAGCTGAAATGGCGAGCATCCTTAAAAAGGATGAAGATATAGTCTACTCTATATAGTAATATATAGCAGTTCATAAGAGAACGTATAAAGTTTAGCGAACTTTATAGAATATTTGGAAATACATTACAATCACGATCTGGAAATCAACTACCTTTTACTTCTATTAATTATGGTACTTGTACATTACCTGAAGGTAGAATGATTACTAAAGCATTGTTAGAAGGCTCTATTGAAGGTGTCGGAAAAGTTAGAAAGACTCCAATATTCCCATGTGGTATCTTTCAATGTATGAAAGGTGTTAACCGTAAACCAGGAGATCCTAATTATGATTTGTTTAAATTAGCACTTAAATCAACAGCTCAAAGATTATATCCTAATTATGTTAATGTAGATTGGTCAGTTAATGCTGGATATGATAGAAATGATCCTAAAACGTATGTTTCAACTATGCGGTTGTCGCACATATAATGGTGCTGATATTAATGTTGATCCAGGAATAAATCCTCAAACTAAAGATGGTCGTGGAAATATTTGTCCAGTTACTATAATCATGCCTACACTTGCTATGAAAGTTAAAGATGATGCTAATCCAATTGTTGGATTTATGAATTTATTAGATGAAAAAATTCATGAAGCAAAAGATATGTTAATAGAGAGATATAATTATATTATTAATCAAAATCCAAATTCAGCCAACTTTATGTATGAAAATAGATTAATGCTAGGATATGATGGAAAAACAATAGAAAGTGCAATGAAACATGGTACATTAGCCATCGGTCAAATAGGACTAGCAGAAACATTACAAATTTTAATTGGTTGTGACCATACTACAGAGAAAGGTATGGAATTAGCTAAAAAAATTGAACAACTATTTAAAGATAGATGTACAGAATTTAAAAAAGAATATAAATTAAATATTGGAGTATATTTTACTCCAGCAGAAAATTTGGCATATACATCTATGAAAAAATTCAAAAAAGCCTATGGAATTATTCCTAATGTAAGTGATAAAAATTATTTTACTAATAGTATACATGTTCCAGTATGAAAAGAAATGAGTCCGTTTGAAAAAATTGA